TTTTCGTAAGACTTTCGTCCTTTTTCGTTGAGTCCTCCAGACTTTTTCTTTCCTGACTTTTTGGTCCAGGCTGCTGCTTCGGTGATGTCAATACGTAGTTGTTTAAAAGACTTCATATTTATTACCCCTGGTGAGATATTGACGTAGCATATAAATCAGTAACACTACTTGCTACTTCCATGGTATCAGTTCTTTCTTTGTCGATTACTAGTGGTCTATGAGGAGCAACATATACACTACCAATTACATCACCACCAACATTTTTGACTGTCACTAGGTGAGCGTTACCACCATTATGATTATGCTGAAGAAGAATTCTTTCTCCAGAGTCGATGTTATCTGGTGTGTCTGAGAGCAATGTTGCTTCGCCCAAAAGTTTTACTACGTTCATTACTCTCCTGACTCTTCTTGTTTATTTATTTGCTTTAGCATTTTCTGTAGGTCTGCTGTGCTTCCAACAAATAGATTGTTAGTGGTGTTCTGTGATGGACCTCTAGTAGGAGCGTCTAGATCTTTCATCTTTTTCTGTAGATCTAACAATTTGTCTGTAGTGTCTGCTACCTGCTTCATGGCGTTCACAGCGACTTCATACGCTCTAGGGTGCCCAGACTCCTGAGCAACCTCTAACGCCCCGTCTAGCGCCTCCTGACCCTTGCTGATGAGGTTGTATAATTGCCCACGGGTATATTCATAATCGTTCTTCTGATCGTCCGTCTCCTTTTTCTTAGGAACAGCAGGTTTTGTTTCTCCTGCAGGACTCACATCAATGTCAAATACTTCTTCCATGTTGTTTTCAAAAGTGCTCATTAGAATAACTCGATGCCCTCATTAAATCCGAAATCGTCAGATGCAATTAATAGTGCATCATCTAAAGTATTAATCTCACCATCATTGTTCTTATCTTCCAGTGCTTTGGGTTGATAAGAAAGACCAACTGCTCTTCTACTGGTTTCTAAATCACCAAGAGATTCGTAAATAGTTGCCTTACGGATAAGACCACTGTTACTGTAAGGTCCGTAAATGTATGACTTAGCAGTAAAACTTAATATCCAAGTGATACTTCTACGTTGGGAAAAACTATCTTCCCAATCATCTTCATAACTAATATTATTTAAGATGAACGCAACATCTCTTTTTTCATTCATTTCTGGAATGAAATTTAAAGTGACGTTGAAATTTGGTTGAAAGTATGGTAGAATCTGTTCTAAAATTTGTAGACCATCATCTTGATTTTTAGCAATAATACCAAGTTCAAATGTTAGATTATATGGTACGGGAACATACTGAACCTTTACTTCACTACCTTCATCTGATACTACAGCTCTATATTTTTGAATAGGTGAAGTCTTGCGAGCAGGATCATACTCAACATTAGTCATCTCAAAGTAGAGACGTGGTATTGTGATAGCAACTTTTCTACTAACGTCTGGGTTTTGTTCCAAACGAGTAAGAAACTTTTGCTTCGGTCCATATGCTAAAGGAACTTTCTCAACTTCAAGTGTAGTTCCTACAGTAGGATCCACTTTTTTAATTTCAATATTGTTGAAAAGAGTTCCAAAAGCAATCACAGTTTTTCTTATTGCTTCGTTATAATAGTGTGGTCCTAACATTAGAAACTATCCATATAATTGCCATATTCTCCAAAGGGATTTCTTTCTCCCCAATCGATGAGATCATCTGCCTCATCTTCTATATAGGAGTTTTGATCGTATTCACTGTTGGTATTTTCGATTGTGGAGTATGTCGCAACAGTCCATACGGCAGTACTATCATTACCAGTGACGTTCTCTCCAGTAGCAAAAGTTCCTGTTCTGTTAATAATTTGCAAGACTCTATTAACAGCATCCCAAGACTTGACTTCTCCAGTCTCATTTGAAACACTACCAGTTACAATTTCACCAACAGTAAAGTCTGTAGTGCCACCAACTGCCATGGTAATACCAATAGCAGAACTGAATAAGGTTTCTATTTCATCAATATCATCAACTCCAGTATCAATTTTGTCGCTACCAACCTCGTAGATCTCTGCAGTCATTACCAAGAACTGAATTTTACCAAACTGATAGAAAGGTTGTTCTCTTTCTACAAACTTGATTTCATACAGATCTTGTGTTAATGGGAAGTATAATAAATCTCCCTCATTAGGTCTACCGAGTACAGTTAAATCATAACCTGTAGAAGTTTCATCCCATCTCCTACTAGAGACAATGAACTTAACTTCATCTGTGATACGTAAACCAAATTTAGAAATAAATTCTGATTGATCACCAAAACCTTGTACATTTACCAGCAGCATTTCTACTTGGAACTGGTTCTCAAATTTTGAGTATATAATATCATCTAGTGTACTATCTTTAAAGATAGTCCTAGGTAGATAATAAATATCAGATCCAAACAGTTTGATCTGTTCGTCCGCAAGGTCTTGTGCAAGGTCTTGCTCTCCCGAGTGACCTTGATAATATGTTGGAAAGTAGGGGCTAGTAGGCATTTTATCCGATCATATCCATGGGTGGAACAGTATATTTGGATGGCATATCCGCTTCTAATTCCATGACTTCTTTATTGCCATCTTCCCAGATCTGGCGACCATTGAGTGTAAGACCGCCAGGTAGTTGTACATTATTGTACTTGATTAAATTTTGTCCCCACTGTCTTTTCATCAAAGCAGTGGTGTATCTTTTCAAGAAACTGTCGTTATATACTTGAGTAAACTCATCAGGGTCAAGTGCTCTATCACATTCAATTAAAAGATAATTATCTTTAGTAACTCTTTTAGCATCAATGTCAATAAACAAACGATCTTGACGTTTATTAAATCTAAACTGAACTAGTTGTCCAGTGTTGACTACCATATCAATAGTCTCAAAGTATTGTTTAATCATGTAGTAGTTTGTTAAATCAAACTTACCAAAAGCAAACCCTGAGGAAAATGAAAACATATCCATCAAAAAATATTGATTGCTCATACCAAAGAGGTCGTTACGAACCCAATTAGAAGATACACCAAACACTTTAGAAATACCTAAAACATGTTCAGGAATTTCAATAAAGTTTTTTCTATTTTCCCAGGTAGCAGTATCTGGATCTGGAGTGGAAGAAGTCTCATTGCTCTCGGTGAACCGAGTTTCATCTGCCTCTGTAATCTGATGTTTCAGATACATTTTTTCTATACCGTCATAGTGCCACTCTTGATAAAATTGGAGAGCGGTATCAACGATATCTTCTGCTTGTTCATCTGCAATATTAATTTGCAGTACAGGAGCACCTAACTGCCTTTTGCAATAATCAATTAGTTCTAGGCGTGATGATGGCTTTGCCATTGATTATCCATACAAAAAATCCCTACCTGTATTTATCAGGTAGGGAAGTGTGATTATTCTGCAGGTGCTGGTTCTGCTTCTTCTGCTTGCTTCTCTAGTAGTTGAAGAGTCTCTAAACCGCCTTGTAACTTTAATTTATATTCTTTTGCTTTATCCAGATTTGCTTCTAGTTCTGCAATCTGCTGATCTGCTTTGGTGAGTTGCTCTTCAAAATTTGCCTTAAGTTGTTCAGTGTCCATAGTTTTAACGAGAAATGATGTACTAAATTATTTATAATTGATTAGAGAATCCATTTTTAAACAATGGACTCTAACAAGGTCGAGTGCTTCCAGTGCTGCTTCTAATTTATGCTTAGCAATTTTTATAGAATTGAAATCTTGTAAATCAATACGAGTACAAGACGCAGTTTCTTCATTAATTTTTCTTTCACATTCATCATATTTGGCAGTACAATCTTGCAATTGACTTGAGAATGTTTCCCAGAGACTATCAAATGTAATCTCTTCTGTAGTGGTTTCTTCTGTAACAGTTTCAGATGTCATAATCTTCCTCAGGTGGTGTATATACTTGTCGGTTTAACTCGTCTTTGATTGATTGATCTACCAGTTCAAAACTGGATGCCAAGCATGGTCTTGTATCATACTTTAAGTGAGAATACTCACTTTCTTGCTCAACATATTGCAAGAAAAATTGAACATGTTTTTGACCTTTATATCTATTCCTATAATGAACGATACTAGATCCAGGAAATAAAACCATGTCTCCAGGTTCCATCTCAAAGGTTTTGATTACACCTTCATGTTCAAAACTAATTGGCCAATCACAATCTTTACTTAGACAGCAACTAGCAGACCACTGCGAACTTTGGCGGTCCATATGTTTATTTAGATAACTATCATTACCATATATTCTACCATAGGAATACGTAGGATGCAAGTCTTTACCAATAGTTTTTTCAAACAAAGGTCTAAAATATTCTAGTGAAGTTTCAAATGGTAGAGATCCATACCATGAAAAGTTATTAGATCCGACAGTAGGGTCTACAAATCCACTTACACCCTGAGTAGTTTCCATACAATCATGCATCATAGTAAATTGCATGAGAAGAAAATCTACTACATCTTTAGGCATTGATCCTTTTAAATAATAAACTTTATCTAACATGAAAATTTACCGTAATTACAATTCTGCTGCTTGCTTTTATTGGACTTGAACTTGCGTGGTATTGTTCACCATCAAAAATAAGTAACTTATCTGGTTTTGGTTCAATGGAATGAGCAATAGTATAGTCTTCACATTTATCTTGCTTCTCAGTTTCCTCAAAGATAAAAGTATTACCATCACAATTGTTTACATAATACAATGCAGTCCAATGTTTTCGGACGCCTTGTCTTTTTGCGTCACAATCAAGATGAGGATAATTGTATGGAAGATTAAACTTTCTACTTTCGTTAGTCAATGGAATATTGAGACCTACTCTAAGTCGGTCTAATAACAGTCTCTCAAATTTATAGTCTGTAAGTTCTTCAATTTTCCTACCAATCAATCCTGGAAGAAAAGAAATGGAATCGTAAAAGGTTGACGTGGGGTGGTATCCTTTAAAGGGAGTGTGTTGAAATCCTGGTTGAGCATAATCATCGTCATCTAAATGAAGTTCTCTAGTAATGTCAGGAAGAAAAAACCAAGGGTAATCTTTATGCATAATACATTCACGTACATGAGTATGCAAATGTTCACCTAAAAAATTGTTTTGTTCATAACATAACATATTAAATACCTTTAAAATTAAATGAAATAGCAATACGGTCTTCGTCAAATTTGTTCTTGTTTACTCTGTGACTCAACCATGAAGGAAAAAGAACAAGATCACCTGTTTGTGTTTGAAAAGAAGTTGCTTTAGAATGAATCCCCATCATATTTTGTGCTGGGGTTAATCTATGTATCATATCTAATGGATCAATAAATTCAATATCAACTTCATTAATATTTTTATTTACATAATACACACCAGAGATGTGAGATGATCCCCAGTAACCGTCATTATGACAGTGTTGCATAGTCCAGTTTCCTTTCGTATGAATGTTTGCCCAAGAATCAAATAGGGTTGGATGTAGTTCTGTAGTGTATAACAATTGTTTCCAATATGCTTCTACACGTTCTTGAATTTTTAGGAATAGAGATGCAAATTGTGGTCTTGAATGTAACTTTAAATCTCTAGACCCTGTAGATTGTCCATCTTCTCCAGGAAAAAAATACTTTGGAGGTTCATTACAAATATGGTAGATAGATTTGATACACTCTTGTCTTTCTTTTTCTGGTAATAAAATTTGAGATCTATTAACTGTGATTGAAAATAATTCAATATTTGATTGCATGATATTTTTGGAGAATTTTAAAGATGCGTTTTATTCTTGAAGTCAATGTATCCAGTTCTAGAAATTTATGATTTCCAGCATACATCATTTCGGATTCCATTTTTAAATCTATTTCATCTGCATCTTCTATCAGAAATTCAATATCATTACCAAGCAATTTTCTAGAAATAGGTAGATACATCGCTAGAGGTGTTCCTGCTTCTATTGTAGTAACACCATCTTCAGTCAAGTGCCACCACATCTGAGGATTGATTTCATATGCATGGCGAGGATCTAATACTCCTGTAATTGCTGTAAACCTTTCTTCTTGTAGAAAAGGAACTTTTAACTGTAAGAATACAATATCTGGATCACTAGAAGTCACTCTCCATGGAGTGTTTACTTTGATCACTTCATCCATACAGACATCTTTAGTAGAATCTTTTAACCATTTACCATGATCCCCATCATGAAATCCAACATACTCAGCACCTGGGATAATTTGTCCACATTGTATTTGCATTTTTCCATCTACAATATGCACTTTAAAATCTGCTGGAGCTGATACAACATAACCAGAAGACAATAGACTATTGACAGAGGGACATTTGCCAACAGACCTGTGAGCAATTTGCTCCCCAGTATCTAAAATAAAAGAAAAGGGACACTTAGAAACTTTTTCTTTATATTCTTTTTGCTCAGGTTCCTGCCACGATCTCTTCAATTTAGAAGAAGGTGTGATAGGGTACAGTGTTTTGACAGCGGGGACTAAGGAATGGAAACGAACCTTAGGTTTTTTCTTTCCTTTCGTAAACATAATCTCTAGTAAATTCAAAGGTAGTTGGACAATTTTCTAGTTTTTCAAAAACTTGTTTTTTATAGTTGAGAATTTTTTTGCCAATGCCTCGAACGAAATCTGCATCAGACAACCTCTTCTCATAGCATCTATAATTTACTTCTGTTCGTCCAATAGGATTATACCCCAAACCAGCGGCAATGTAAAGTGTTCCTTCTAGATCACTTTGAGCATGTGCCACATTTACATTATGTAGAAACTCTTTATAAAGTCTTGGTGATATAACCTTATCGTCTACAATTTTGTCATAAGGAACCATCTCTACATTATCAGCATAATGTCTCCAGTATGCACTGTCACGTCTCTGTGACAATACGTAATGCATAGCAACAAACGAACGCATAGACTCCAGGGTGAAGTTACATGCATAGTTGAAACCATCAAGATCTATTTTCGTGATGTATCCATTTCTTCTTTCTAAAGTATCAATTAAATTAAGAATATTTTCATGTGTTGTGTAAAGACCTGTAGACTCTAGTGGTTCTAAGAATCCATATGATAATCCAATACCAACACAATTACCTACCCATGCCTTTTCTCTTTTACCATGCTTCATGTCAATGACACGAAACTCAAGTTCTTCTGCTTTTTCTTTACCAACTTTAGTTGCTAGATGATCTCTAAATTCTCTTTTAGCATCATCAAGAGAAATGAATTTAGAAGAGTGTACATAACCAGTTCCTCTAGTATTCCACAGGGGAGTTTCCCAGACCCATCCAGAAGATAAAGCATGACAGTCTGTGTAGTTGACCATCTCTTTTTTTCTATCTGTGTAAGGCAGTCTACATGAAATAGCACGATCATTTAGAAGATCTTTTTCAAAACTGATGAACTTAGATTTACATGTTTGTTCAAGCAATAAAGATTTAAATCCAGTGCAATCAATAAATAAATCTGCTTCAACTCTCATCGTAGGGCAGTTTTTAGTTATTAAACAATCTATACCATTCCCATCCTGCTTAGGAATAACTTCAATTACATCATCTTTGATGTGGATAACACCATTTGGGATAGCAACTTTATCTCTTAAATAATTTCCAAATTTAATTGCGTCGAAGTGATACGCTGTATCCCACTTAAAGTCGAAATTTCTAATAATATTTCTATTACCAACCATCTTATTTGTATCCGTAAGATAAGTGATTGGATTGTGGAATTGTGAGTAGTCTAAAGGATACTTTGGATCTAATTGAATGAGGTGGTAATAATTATCTATTGTACCTACTTCTGTAGCATCTACCTCACCAAATGGGTATTGAAATGAGTGACCTTTTTCTTTAAAATCTGTAAATTGAATTGATACTTTATACGTAGCATCACATTCGGGCATCCACTCATAATCTTTTTCGAGCATACCAACAGAGTAAAGATATCTATTGATATGCCCAAGAGTAGATTCACCAACTCCAAGTGTGGGGACGTTTGGAGACTCGATCAACATGATTCTGAGATCTGGTAAATTCTTCGCCAGAGCAGCAGCAGTCATCCATCCCGAGGATCCACCCCCGACAATACATACTGTTTTTACTTTCATAACAACTAATTAATATCAGATAATGTTTGGAGGTGTTAGTGCGCTTTCAGGTAAATGATTCCAAGCAGGATCAGATTCACTATGGAAGTGAATTGTTTTCAACTGAGCATACTCAGAACTACTTTCCCAAGTAGATTGAGTATCGATAGATGCTTTTACTTGATCAATACGTTGGACCCAAGAACCATTCTCAAGATTTCCTGCCTTGATATCTTTGTATAGCATATCAAGTTGATCACCGAGGTCCCCATATGCAATACGTCTTTGGAGATCGTGGTCATCATTTAATTTATTTTCTGGGGAAATCCACTCACCGTTGCAGCAATGCCACTGTGAAGTGACATCTGCATGAGGACATGTGACCCACTTAATAGTTGAATCTGGTCCGTCATAGACATCAAATTCCTGTCCAGGGTCTACAACTTCGTTGATGATACCCCTAAAATCAAGTAAAACTCTTTTCATGATAGTAAACGTTATTCCTTTATATATTTATTAGATGTACTCATAGATGACTACGATGCCATCTTTACCAGTTGATCCGTGGTTATTTCTTCTATAACCACCAGCACCGCCTGCACCAGGAGCAGCACGATCTCTTTGATTATATGCATAGTTACCACCGTTAGGGTGTCCACACGGACTTCCCCCACCGAAGTAACTTCCCCCACCATGACCAACGCCATAGTAGGTGTGTCCTGTACCCCCGCCACCGTAAATATTTAGGTCTCCACCAGATCCCACTCCACCAACTCCACCACAATGTCTATGACTTTGATTGCCACCTAGACCACCTGATGAAGTAAGAAGAGTGCCGAAAGATGAAGCAGATCCTGCTCCTGCAGCACCAGAATATGTGGCGTAAGATGTACTTCCAGAACCAATAGTTACTTGAATAGAAGATCCAATATCAGCTGGAGTTAATAGTTTTTCAGAATATCCACCAGCACCACCAGATTCTGAGTATCCAGATGCAGCACCACCACCACCTACAACCATAACAAAAAATTTAGTTACGTTTGCGGGTGGAATATACTGTCCGCTAGAATTAAAAACTCTAATGTTATCTGGGCCAGCAAGATTGTATGAGATAGAACTACCATCAGTATACAATGCTTTGTTGGAATTTCCAGAAGGTGATGGTGGCATACTATCTTCATTAATTTGAAGACCGCCTACTGCTAGAGTGTATCCAGTTGGGATGATGACTACACCACCCTGAGAGGATTCAATTTGATTTACATTTAATGTTGACATTTATTTAAACTCATAGACTACAACAATACCATCTTTACCATAAGCTCCTTGCTGTTGTGTATGGTAACCAGGAGATCCGCCACAACCAAAAGCAGCGTTAGCACTATTATTTAGAGCATATGTTCCTCCGTTAGGATATCCACTAGGACCAGACCCACCAAAGAAAGAAACTCCTCCAGTACATGCTGCATAGTATTGGTGACCAGCTCCACCGCCACCATATAAATTCATATCTCCACCAGATCCTAGACCACCAATACCACCACAATGTCTATGATCTTGGTTGCCACCATGTCCACCAGTAGCAGAAAGGTAAGATCCGAATGATGTTGTTCCTCCACCGCCAGCAGCAGAAGAGTATTGAGTTGAAGATAAACTACCCAATCCAATAGTGACATTTACCTGAGAGACCCCAGCAATGTCAATAATTCTTTCAGCATATCCTCCAGCTCCACCACCTTCACCAACTCCAGATCCAGCTCCACCACCACCGACAATTCTAACTAGAATTTTAGTTACACCAGGAGATGGTATATATGTACTGGATCCAGTAAATGTGACAATTCTAAATGGTCCTACCGCAGTCCATGATGGAGTGCCAGCAACATTTTTTAAAAATGTTCCTGGATTGCCACTGATTGGTGGCGGCATTGAACTGCTATTGAGAATAGTCCCATCAAGACTTAGCTCGTGTCCATTAGGAATGCTAATTGTTGTTCCCGCTTGGGACCTAATTTCGTTTACTCTTAATACTGACATTTTACATGTACTCCATTACTACGACGAGACCGCCTTTACCTTTTGCTCCTCCATGACTACCAGCCCATCCACAGGCACCACCCGCACCAGGAGCAGCAATCTCTTGGTTGTTATTTGCATATCTTCCTCCGTTTGGATGTCCACCTGGACCCCCTCCACCGAAGTAATTTGTTCCACCTTTACCATTATAACGACCGTGACCACAACCACCACCGCCATAGATGGCGAGCATACCACCAGATCCTAGTCCACCAGTACCACCACAATGTCTGTGGTTAGAATTGGCACCATTTCCTCCTGTAGCAGAAAGGTAAGATCCGAATGATGTTGTTCCTCCTTGTGCAGATGCACCAGAGTAAGTAGTACCATTACCACCACCACCGACAGTAATGCTTACACTACTAACACCATCCATACTAATGTAACCTTCAGCATATCCTCCAGATCCACCAGTTTCCGAATAACTAGTACCTCCGCCTCCACCACCGACAACTCTTACATATGCTAATCTAGTAGATGGCGAAGGTGTATACGTTCCGTTTGCAGTAAACGTTATCATATTACTAGCACCATAATCAGAATAAATGAAGCTAGTTCCATCCGAGTAAATTAATTTACCCTCGTTGCCAGTTGTTGTTGGCAGAATAGCGTTTTGGTCAAGGACTTTAGTACCTATTTGCAATGCATGACCATTTGGAATGGTCACAGTATTGCCAGTAGACGCCTTGATACTATTTACAAATATTGTACTCATAGTTTTTTATACGACGGACCAGGAAGAACCTGCAGAAATGGTGATTGTCTTATTATTATTTATAGTCAAGGGACCAGCACTCATAGCGTTGGTATTTGCTGGAATTGTGATGTTCTCATTAATAACGTTTCTATTAGTCTTGAAGACTCCGTAAGTATCAATATACTGACGATCACCGTTAACATAGAATACATCTGTATTTGCACCACTGCTGAATGTAGCTCCATCGATTCCCAGACTTGCAGAAACCTGCAGTCCATAAGATGGATTTCCAGTAAATCCAGATACAGTAGGATCAGCATTGATCCAAACTTTAGATGCTCTAAAGATATCAGTCTCATTTGCGGATTCAGTCCAACGTGAAGTAACAAACTCCGCATTGTTCTGGAACAATTGACCATTGAAGTTAACGTCACCCTGAACGTTGAGTTGATATTCTCTTTCAGTGCTATCTTCTGGATCGGTTCCACTAAAGTTAGTGGTGTTGATTGCAATTTGATTAGATGACCCCAGGATTGCCAAAGCAGGAGTTGAACTCCAGTCAACGCCACCAGCAGTGTCGGAAGGTGAGATCTCGAAGATATCATCTCCAACTAACTGGTTACCAATTCTGAAGTTCCTGAATCCAGTAGATCCTTTGAACTCGATTGGAGCACCGTTATTGTTCGAGGCATCATTAATAAGAAGTTTTGTTGAAGTGTAGATGTTACCAGCAACATGTAGTTTGTAATCAGTAGCAGTTGTTCCAGATGTTCCTAAGAACAATGTGCCAGTGCTGCTAAGTTGTAATCTAACTGCACCAGAATTAGATCCAGTAGAAGCAGATGAAGCGACTGTTGGAACAGAAGTTCCGTCAAAGGAAACAGTGAAGTAACCTACATCCGAATCGTCCGCACCTAATGCCCAGAATTGATCGTCTGTTCTATCACTAAGTCCGATCTGTGGAGATCCAGAAGAATAACCAAATTGAATTCTTCCATGGTTATTAGTCTGTTCTTCAAAAATTGCCCAAGCATCAAGACCTTCTAAAGATCCATCATTAGGACTGATGACATGGAAGAGTGATAATGGATTGTTGTGACCAATAGCGACACGTCTATCTGAGGAATCAACATATAAAGTGTCGGTTGCAACTGATATATCTTTAGCAACTGTAATGTTGCTTAAGAAGTCTCCTCGACCAGAAATACTTAGTGCTTGAGCTGATTCAAGAATGCCCGTGATAATCAACGGACCAGACATTGTATCACCAGACTTCAGTACGTTTAGTGAAGAAGAACCTACAATTTCAGAACCAGCATCTAATGTAATAGTTCCAGAACCAAATCCACCACTAGCATCACGAATAACACCAGTCGATGCCACACTAGTTGTATTGAATGTGATGTTACCAGTATTCCAAACTGTATTGCCGTTGATTGAGAAACCATCAGAATTTACAACCTGAACATCTAAAGTACCACTTGAGTCTGTACCACTACCACCAGTTGCAATAATAGCAGTATTATAGTTTGCTGCTGCATCTGTAGAAGATCTGAAGTAAATACCTGGCGAAGAAGCAACTCCATCTTTTCTACCAAGTCTGAGGTTAGCAGTACCACCATCACTTTCAAGTCTTGCAACCTGGAAAGTTCCCGCAGAATCTACAGTAAAGTCATTGAAAATAACACGGTTGTTTGCTACGCCAATCGTTTCTGCGCCAACAAAAGTACCAGACTGTAGTACACCATAAATGATTGTGTAATCATTAAAGTTGTCGCTTTCGTCGTTAGTAATAATTTGAGTAATTTGAATCTCACCAACAGCTTGTGCGAGGTTGTTGTACAAATTGACTGGATTACCAGGCAAGAATGGAGTAGAAGTTAAAATACTACCAGAGATATAAATTTTATATCTAATTTTTCCAGCATTTGCTAAGAGATCAATACTATCTTTAACAGATTTGGCAGTGAAATAATCTGGAAGTCTATTGTCAGATAGAGAACCAAAGTTCATGTTCAACGCATTCTGATACCAGATACCTTGACGGTTATCTAGTTTATCTGCATCAAGATCAGTACCAGGACCATCGTTAATGGAGGTCCAAACCTTAGCCCATGAACCCCAATCATCAAGAGTGGTTCCAGAACCACGGATCCACATGTTGTCATTATCTGTGAAACCTAACTGTCTAGCGCCACCACCAGTAGCATCGAATCCAGAACCAAAGTTCCTGATCGTCATTACTAGGTGTCTTGAACCACCGTCAAGCAGACCATCCGCAGTATTGTTTCTGGTGGAAGCAATAATACCAGCAGAGAACAGGTTGGGAGATGGTGAAGACGTTGGGTTAGTTGTACCAGTGATAAGTCTCAGGGTATTACCAGATTGACCTGAGATACTGATATTATATGTACCTGCCATACGGTCTGATGGCAGAGTACCTGAGTTCAGGTTTGAAGCATTTAGATAGTAAGCACCTTGCACACCATCTAGTAAGTCAGCATCAAGAAGACTATCGGCACCAGTTTTTAGTCGAATCGAACCATTTCCAGCTTCACCAATTTCAAACTGTTCTTTTCTAAACCTAGCAACACCAATTGTGCCATACTTATCAGCAGTAATAGTTTGATCAGTAGCACGAAGAATGTCAATAGAAACATTAGCATACTGTTTGTTAACTGTACTGACTTTTGCTTGTAAAATAAGACCAACACCAGATCCAACATCTGCAGGTAAAGATGTGACGTTAAAGTCGGCATTATAGTTTAATCCACCGTCAGTTACGGTAAGTTCAGTAATTTCACCACCAGAAACAATAATGTTTCCTTTTAGACCTGTGCCCGTACCACCGCTTAGAAGTTGAGAGAAATATTGACCATCAGTGAAACCAGATCCACCATCAGCAATAACAATGTTGTCTACAAAACTACCTTGAGTATAAGAAGACTCGAAAGTGATTGGAGAAGCACCACGTTGGAATTCAATGACAGTTCCCGCAGGAATTGTTGCCATCAATGGGTTGGACATAGATACGGTTGTTAGACCGCCAGTTGTCAGAACACCTTGAATACTTGTGTTTGCTTGAATACCAACTATATTAGCCACAACTTCGTGACCAAGTAATGTATCTGCGTTAGTGGTGAAGATTAACTGCTGACTACCAATACTCGCATCACTGAATAGTGTAGCAAAGTATCTAGTCTCAGCACCCTTCAAAGACTGAACTGCAAGAGCATATGATTGGTCTCCACGTAAGAACGTGAATGAGTTTGCAGCGGCAGAATTGATTGCCAAACGAGCAGTTTCAATAACACCAGATGCAATCTGGTTTGCTGCAATCTGATCAGATGATAGAGATACCCAGTTGTTAGTATCATTTGCAGACGTGTTAACAACTCTAGTAACGTTGATATTTACTGGAGGAAGATCACTAGACTGAATAACGTCAGCCTCACTCATCTTCTGTCTGTTAACAATATCTCCGTAAAGTCTGTTCTCAATTAAAGCATTACCTGTTGCTTGTGTTCCAGAACCAGATGGAGCAGAGAATGTAACTGTTGGTTGTACTGTATATCCCTTACCACCAACTAAACCGTTGAATTCAGTGATTTCAACAACAACAACTTGACCATTAGCAATCTCTGCTACAGCAGCGGCTTGGATATTACCAGCAGCTGGTTGTCCACCACTAATTGTAATAACAGGAGGGGAGGTGTAACCAGAACCAGGATCTGTAATAATGATCTGGAATATAGAACCTTGTCTATACTCAGTGGCTTGAATTTGAGCACTAGATGTTGAACCAGTGAAGATATCACCCAGTGTGAATGAAATTGTAGGATCAACAGGGAAAGAAACAAACAGACTGTCTAGATCATTATTAAGAATGAATGAAGTTGATGTGTCTTGTTGGATAGCAATATCACCAGCAAGTGCTCCTTCGATAGAAGTTCTTTCTGTTGCATCTGCAACTGTGAAGACTTGGAAAGGTCTTAGTGCTGGGATTTGGTCAACAGAAATCTTACCAGAATCAGTAAGTTCAACCAATGCTCTAGGAACTGCGTTCGTGGAGTATGGTTTGTTGATGAAAGGTCCAAGATTATTTGTAATGTAGTCTTTAACTGCTTTCTGTGTAGGTAGTTTAGAGTCAGTTGAGTTAGCACCACCTAGTGTGTTCGATGCGTCGAAACCAGTAACAACAACGTCACCACCTTTTAGTTTTAAGAATTCAACTTCCGAGATTGTAACCGTACCTGTGAAGGTAATGTTACCAGTTCTGTTTTCAATTCTTGCGAAAACACCAACTTTAAAGTCGCCTAGTTCGTCAGTACCAGAGACATATACACGACCATACTGTTCAGAAACCTGTTCGTTTGCTTCAACTTTAGTTCCACCGTTCTCAGGTAGAGAGTTGTAGTTAGTTCCTGATCCCGCAAATTCCCACGTATGTGAAGACGAGTTAACAATAGATGGTCTGTGTAGTCTGAGTGTTTCTCCTTGTAGAGAAGTTGTAGTTACTGCTTGCTGAGTAGAGATATTCTTAAACTCTGCACCACCACCAGAACCAGAGTCGATTGTGAGTTGAGCTGAGAAAGGAGGACCAACTGTTACAGCATCAACTGCTTCAACAAAGTACTCAATTTCAGCACTTACATTCTCGAACCCATCAATCTTAATGACATAATGCTCAAGAGGTTCTCTTCCAAGACCATCAACAGTAAAGATTGTTCTACCAGTTGGAGTAGCAGATACGTTAGTGATAGTACCAACGTCAAATACATATGCTTCATCTCTAAATCCAATAGCACGTAGAGCATATATACCGAAGTTAGTTGCGGAGTTGGTGATAGATGCATAACCACCAGACTCAGATAGAACGCCATCGAAACAGAAGATAACGAAGACCGAAACCAACTGAGTGTAACCATCGTTAATAACTTTATATCCAATACCACCGAAGGATACAATCGTGAATGCCGCAGCAACCATCGACTTACCCTGATTGGGGAATGTTGCTGAACCATCAAGTTCCAGACCTGGGAATGGGCAGTTGGGTTGCTTAACTCTAGAACCGTCAATTAGAGCACCGCCACCACCCAAGAACGAAATAATAGAAGCATTCTGTGTATATGGAGAAGCTTCGATAATTGGGAAGTCATCATAGTCAGAACGTGGTGTTAGAACAGTACCATTAGCATCATAGATGGTTACATCTGGATAACTATAGAGATCAACTGTATCTAGAAGTGTGCCGAAGTTCTTGACTGTACCACCAGGAGCAATGTCTCCACGAAGAATATCGTTCAGTAGTGTGAAAGAAGTTGTGATCGCAGATTCGATATTTGCACAATATGGAGTTCCTAGTTGGTCAACTAAGATGCTGGAATCAGTGAACAATGGGATTGGGGAATGTACTGGAGCGTATGTTGAACCACTACCACCGAGAGTTTTCCAATTCCTCATAGCGAGGATACAGAGATCTCTTACTTGCTCAAAAGCATAGATAGTTTCATCTCTCTGTGCTTCTGGAATGCCAGTTAAAATAGTTCCACTATAGTATTCTTCTGCATTGGTTACAATAGCAGCATTTCCACCAAGAATAATATCTCTAATTAGAGAAGTGATAATATAATTAATATCTCTTCTACATTTTCTTTGATTAACGTCACCCAAACCAAGAGTTGGATACTGAGATTCTGTCTTGCCTAATGCTTCATCTGCAATAAAATCTCTATTTCTAGCAATTAGATAACCTGCGTCTAACTTGGTGCCATTTGCATCATTAGTGAGAACATCAACAAACAGATATGACAGAACATTGATTGCTGACTTAACGTTTGCACAATGCTCAACTCCAGGTTCTGTTAGATCTTCTAAGATTGATGCGTCAACATATCTAGTTAAAGAAGTATACTGTGACGTGTAAACTGGATCTGTTGGTAGACCTGTACCAGTTCTCCATTTACGCATTGCAAAGATTGCTAGTTCTCTAGCATACTCAATTGCACGTACAGTTTGAATAATTTCATTGTCAATATAGGTAGCAATTTGCGTACCTTGAATATATTTTTTAGCAGCATCAATTACATTATAGTTGCTTCCATATTCAAGGTCACGGATAACAGCATTCAAGAAATGCTTGATATCTCTACGACACTTATTATCACTAACAGGAATGTTGAAACTTGGATATGTCTTTTGAGTAACTACGTTATCGACAGTACATTCAAGTAAGATGTCTGCAAGTTGTACAATACTATCGTTTGCTAGTCCTGGAATAGAACTATCAGTTGTGATAGTAGCAGAACCAGTTACGATATTATCATAAGTAAAACTCGTGATATTGTAAGAAGATCCACCGAAAGTTACTGTTCCACCACTTACATAGTCGTGAATGAATCTGGATGGTCCAAGGAATAGTTTAAACTCGTCACCACCAATAGATAGAGAATTAGCTGCTGATCTTACAAATGTGTGTGCAGACTGTGGTAGATGCTTAACAGAACTTGCCGTAGCACTTATGAACGTATGGAAGGACTGTGGTTCAAATTTAATTGCTCCAGGTTGAGCACTTACAAATACATGAGTAGAACCTGCTGCAGAACCTGCGTTTCCGACATTAATGGTAAATGTACCATCTTGTCTTCTAATTGAATCAGGATCAATATTAATTAGGGTGTGAGTACCCGTGTAATCAGAAGCGCCAATGTCAATTCTAAATCCATTTTGAGTTACGTTTGAAATCTCAAAGTAACGGTTACTTGCATAATCATAGTTAGTTCTTGGATATGCCTTAATAATAGTATTTCCATCTAGAACACATGTGTATTCTAGAGATCCATCCTCAACCATGATGTAATCACCATCGGAGAATCCATGACTTGCCATGGTGAATTGAATGGTTCCAGCAGCAGCATCATAAACTGCATCTGTTGGAGTGTGAGAAGTGTAACCAACATCAGTGATGGCGATCGACTTACCTGCATAAGGATCAGATCCAGGACGTGGATATGACTTTGGAGTTGTATTACCATCGCCATTAAAATCACAAGTAAATGTGAATGAGTTGTCTTCAAGAACAACATGCTTACCTACTTGCAGACCATGCTGTCCTACAGTGACAGTCATGTCACCATTACTAGCGTCATAGTTTACAGCAGATGGTTGGTAATACTTATTACCCCCAGAAGCACCAACATTACATGTAATAGTGGTTTCTGAAATTTCTTTGATGGGGATAGATCTCTGTGAAAAGAGGTCGTGTCCAGGACGTGGGTATGACTTGGCAGTGTCATTACCATCCATTGTGCATTTGAAGAACAAAGAATTGTCGTCAATGACAATACCTTCGCCTGGTGTAAGTTGGTGTGCTCCAATGGTTAAAACCAGATCTCCAGTTGCTGGATCATATGTTGCTCCAGTTGGAGTGTATACCTGATCGGGACCAGAAGCACCGACATTTACAGTAAATGTATTGGTAGTTTTTGATATAATAGGCAGAGCTTTTCCACTTGAATAGTGGTGTGACTGAGGTGCGGTATGTTCGGTGTTGTTGCCATCCATGGCACAAGTAAACACAATCGAATCATCCTCAATCTTTACACCATCTCCCTCGACAAGACCATGATTATTAACAGTAAATATTGACTCTCCTGTAGCGGGATCATATGTTACATTTGTGGGAGTAAATTGTTGTGATGGTGTACCATCTACATCATATGCAGCAAAGTATTCTTTTTTAAATTCATCATTAACTCTACCAACAACTTCGTCTGCAATGTAGTCTAAGTTGTTTCTAATTTGTAGGGAAGCATCTTGGAATCTTCTTGCTACAGGTGTCGCCATATTAAATTTATTTGGCGAGTTCAGCAATGTCATTGTTATTGACTTGGATGCTGAAGTAACTTTTGCTAGATTGCCAGGTTCAAAATCAGAATCTGTAATAACACTAGTCTTCTTAGGAATTACAAAACGCCTGCAGCGACCGTCAGCATCTTCTAATACTTTATAAATCCTTTGCCTGCCATTCAGGAATGATAAATCAGGACTAGAAGTAGGAAGACCTTCAATTAAAATTTCTTGACCATTTTTTAAATCATGAACATTTTGTCTACCAATTAGTTCATTAGTATAGAAGACAATGCCACCCAGATCTTCTGGACCACCACCATCCCATCCGTACTCAAATCCACCAGTAGCAACTTCGGCAGTTCCTTGTAAAGAGAAGTCAATCCTAGGAATAGGATATTCTACCTCCCCTGGATCATTGCTAAATACAATTTCACCTTCTGCTCTAATTGACTGAATGTCAGTAGAAACAAACTCAAATTCCGAATCTAAGTAATCTAATGCATTTGCTCTTGCAGATACAAATGTATGGGGGTAATTACCACCAGAGATAACAGCATTTGCTAACGAACTATCATATGCATGTACATATTGATCGTCAGGTCCAGATGCACCTACATTAATTGTGATAGTAGTTGAGGTTACTTCTAAAATTTCTATCGCAGTATCATATGCTGGGTCAGTAGCCCTTGGATAGAAGTGGACACTAGAATAACCATCTTTAGAACATGAGAATCCAAGAGATTCCGTTCTTAGTTTGATTGAAGTTCCTACACCTAGAGTATGTGTACCAATAGTTAGAACAGCAACACCAGATGCGGTATCATATGTTGCATAAGATACTTGATGATTAATATTTTGTGAATCGCCTACATCAAGTTCAAATGTATTAGTTGTTGCAGCACTGATAGTTAAAAACTGGTTTGCTGCAGGGTCAGAAGATCTTGGATAGTATTTGATATTGGTGTTACCATCCATATCACAGGTATATCCAAGAGATTCGATATTAATGCGAATCTTATCACCGTCAGCAAAACCGTGGTTTGGAACAGTAAACTGAGAGATACCAGTTTGAGGATCGTAAGTTACATCTGTTGGTGTGTATGGGGTAACAATAAAGTATTCAAATGTTTCGCCAGAGATAAAAGAACCACTCAGGATTTCAATATTAGCAGTACCCGAAATGTATGCTTGAACACCTGTAACTTGATTGAATGTTACTTCATTAATTAATGCGGTTGAACCAGTGTTGACACCTCGTAAAGATAGACCTGCTACAAGTTGGTTTAAACCAGTGTTTGTTTGGAAAGTAACTCTTTCACGGTTAGGACCAAAGATTTGATGACCAACTGGGAAACTTAATCCAAAGTCTCCGTTTGAGGAAGTGTCGATATCAATTCTTTGCTTGTCGTCAAAGACCATCGCAAAGTCCCAAGTTGCGACAGAATCACCATTGGAATCAATTTGGTCACGATAAGTAACACCAGTAACGTAGTTTTTATCACCAAACTTGAAAATGTGCTTTCTTGGATTGGCTGGACGGATGAGAACCAAACGTAGGTTATCACCAACAACCGATGCGTCTGGGGGAATGGAAATTGGGTTATCTTCTAGATAGTCACCACCAGCAACGATAATCGTTTCTTTGACGCCAGGAGTTTTCCATGCTTCCTGACATGCCTTTTTAATTGTTCTTACAGGAGCAACAGCAGAACGACCATCATTGTCGTCACTACCAATCTGCTGTGAAACGTAAACACGACCACCAACGTCATTCGTTGCTAGGTTGAGGACGTATTCAGTAGTTGCAATCTTATCGGACTTATCACCAAGCAATGGAGTGATAGACCTTGGATATACCCCCGCTTCTCCAGTTTCTTCAAAGAACGGTTGGGTATCATCAACAATTCGGAAACCAACATGTTTTAAGGATGCAGTTCCGTTTAATTCAATACCATCGTTATGTGTGGGAGCAGCAGTTCCAGTAGTACCAGTTTCAAGTACCTGATATATATTACCACCAAAATATCTAAATGTATTTTTTAGTACAATAACACTTGGTGCCCAGAGGACACCAGTATTATTGATATAAGTTTTTAAATTAGGTGCTCTAAAATTAGCATCTGGAGTGATAAAATTATCAATATCAAGGTTTAGGATTCTTGCCGTATCAGAAATGATAGACGTTGATGTTCTAATAGCACCATTAATATCAAGTTCAAAATCAACGGTATCTAGGAATGAAATACCAACAGCACCTACACCATTACCACCAGTAACTTCTACCGTTGGTGCTAGTTCGTAACCATCACCTGGATCATCAACAATAATTGCACTAACTTCACCATTAAAAATTGCAGCCGATGCTAATGCTTGACGACCACCATCTAAAGTTGGAGCAGATAATTCAACTGAAGGAACTAAGGTGTACCCACTACCACCTTGTCCATCAGGAACATCAATTCTTTCAACTCTTTTACCAGTTCTATTAATACCAACTCTAGGTAAGTTGGTTACTGAGTCTAACTGTGCTCTAAATATTTCTTTTTCTGTTGACCCAGTTCCAGCACGAATCGTATAAGATTGGTCTGCGATAACTGATGGGTTAACCGCCCTTAAAATTTCCTTATCAGAATTAAACTGAAAACTCATTTCTCTCTCGCTGGTGGTGGGGATAATCCTATAGTATATTTAGCATCAAGTCCATTCAATACTAATGACTTGTGCTACTGCTACCCACTTAATTTCGTTGGTAGTACCTGCTCTAACTGTCGAATAACTAAATTTATTAGCACTTCCTGAATCAAAAGGAACACATGTCCAATCTTGACCTAATGGAATACTATCTTTGATAATAGTTTCCATGGTAGAAAGTATCTGCACCTGACCTGCAGCATTATTGGTTACGATAGACTCAAATTTTTTTGAGATGTTTCCGCCACCGCTATCATTAACTCCAATGATATGTGCTGTAATAAAATTAATGGTGTCAGTAGGTAAGGTAATTTGAGAACCAACATCGTCTAAAGAAAGAACTGCAGTGTTCAATCCTCTAAGAATATATGTTGTTGCTGCACTATCAAGAAAGAGTTGATTTTTTAATTCTAGACTATTTAGATTTCGTGCATCGTTAGTTTCATTGACTACAGTGGTGTTGCCAACAGAAAAACCATGTACGGAATCAAAGGTTGTAATGTTTGTTGCCATCTTACTTATTTACATAACTTGTGATTGTTACATTACAAAGATTTCCAAGACTTAAACTTGAATTTAGAGTTATGTTAACCCTAACATTGTTTAGTGCATTATAATCAAAGGATGCTGTAAACAGTTCACTACCTGTTTTAATGTTACCGTAATCGGAATATACAATATCTGTACCATTATCTATAACAGAAAGTTCAACTTGTTCTTTCTCGTTTATTGTGGTATTGTGAACAGTAACTAGAATCCTTGCTCCTTTATCGGTAGACTTGTAAACTTCAAACCCATAACTATCGTTTGTTCCTTTTTGAAGAGATGCGACAGAAGATAAAATTCTTATATCAGCAAATTCAACCGTTTTTAAATCACCACTAACTAAAGTTAGATAATCTGGAACACCACCACCGTTAGGGAAGTTTACATTATATTTAATGTCACCTGTATTAGACAGTCTCAAGAACTTATCAATAGTGAGACCTTGAGACATGCCAATGTCGAAGTTCTCTCTAGTTGTATAAAGATAAGTATCAGTAAGTACACTGTGCTCAAGTACAAGAGCACCATCCTCAAAAGTTAAACTTTCTACATTGATGTTTAGATTATCTGTCGTGGAAGAGAAAATATCTTCAATACCATCAAATACAAATTCGTTCTCTGTAACTCTAACAGTGTTTACGCCGTTGTTGTAGAAGAATAAAGTATTCTCATTTAGACCAGGAGCAGTTTCTGGAATGATGTAAGTATTACCATCAACGTCACGTACGCCACCAAGAGAGGACCAGTTGTTACCGTCATAACCCTCATACTGGAGAATGTCTGTATTGAATCTGATAGAACCTATTACTGCAGCACCTCTTTGGTTGTTATCACCAACAGGAATTTTAAGAGAACTTGCTGCATCAATAGAAACTTTTTTACCAGAATTTGGTCTAATAACTAAATCATTAATATCTGTAGAAACTACATTATTAAGAAAGCGAAGTTCTCCACTAATAACAAGTGGAGTATCTCCAAATGGGTCAATACGAACTTCAGAAATTTCTTGGAATGTGAGGGCATCTACAGCAGAAGCAATCCATTTTAGAGTTGCTGTACCATTGATAAATTCATCTCCACTAGTATCAGATGGTTCGTTTCCAGATGTTGCTGTTACCCCACCAACAGTAACTTCAAATATATTGTTTCTATACTTGAGTTTTGTTGTGGGTGTGGTAACTGTTACAGGAATGTTAGCAAACCAATTACTATATTCTGGTGCTGTAGTATTTGCAGATTTGATTTTTTTAGTATTTCTAAAGTCTAGAAAATTTCTTGTTACTTGTAAAGTGTTAACATTATCATTATAAAAATACAGAGTATTATCATTTGCGCCTGGGAATGCTTCTGCATCGATGTATGTGTTACCGTCAAGGTCTCTAACACCGCCCAGGGAGGACCAGGAAGACGTTGTTTCGCTATAACCCTCATACTGGTTCGTTTCGCTGTTAAAACGGATTGCACCGTCTTGTACCTGCCCTACAAGAGGTCTTGCTGCTGTGTTACCTTTAGGAATAATCAGTGCTGTTGCAGAATCAATTTTAGTAATTTTACCAGCAGCAGGAACAATGAAAATACTATTATTAGTGGTAGCAGAAATAGTATTATCAACAATATTTAAAAAATCATTAATGTTGAGTTTGTTAGTAGTCTTGAGAATACCATTAGTATTAAGAGTTCCCGTATCCGCATTGACAGTAAAATTGTCGCCAAGACTTAAAGATGTACCACCAAGAATTATTTCTCCACCTAAAGCAGTGATAGTAGTTAATGAACTTTTATCTGCGTTTACTTCTAATGCAACTTCTGGAGTAACTGTTCTTGTAAATTGTGCTTCAGTGCCAGTAATATTTGTTGTTTGAATGTTTTCTACTGTTACATCAGTACCAGTAATAGAAGAAACATTAAACTCTCCATCAGCAACAGAACCAGTAATAACATCAACTGCTTCTACTTCACTTGCAAGAACTTCAAATCCAGTACCAAAGGTTTTGGGATTGTTGTAGTCGATAGTAAGTGTGCCAGTACCGCCCATTTTTGGGTGTATACCACAGTAGTAATATAAAGGTGTTGGTGTAGTGGATTCTGGTATAATAATTACGTAGTCGTCAGCATAACTAACTTCCGATTCATCATATTGAACACCAGCAAATACAAGAACAGCAGATCCAGCAACCTGTGGAATATCGGATAATGTAATTGTATTTCCATTGATTGCTTCAATTACAGTATCGCCTGCCACTTCACCTGTTTCATTAGCACTGTTGTTTGTTGTAACCGACATGCCAACAAGTAATCCAGTAGAACTTGCTACTGTGATATCAGCAGAAGAATCACTAAGAGTTACAGTTTCTTCAAATCCTGCGTGAATACCATCTTGATGAATACTGAATTTGAATGGATGAGATCCAACATTAGAAACATCAAATCTATATTTGTTATCTTTATATAAAGTTAAATTTGGATATAATTGAGGGTTACTTTGATCTTCTGTGGTATCAATCTGATATCTAGCAGCATTGTCTACAGAATCTACAGTGTATGTGCCATTACCAGTAACATTATAACCAGCGTCACTACTACCTTCTGTAAATGAAACTAAAATACTTGTGATAGCGCCACCAGATATAGTGACTTCTAGTACATCTCCCGATGCTGCAATTGCTTCACTATCGGATGGATCAACTGTACTAATAGTTGACCCTACTGAAAACGCATTAGTAGGAACGTTTACAGTAAAGTTAATTACTTGACCTTCAACTGTAGTTACTGTGTAATCAATAAATGCTGTTAAGTCCAGAGGATTTACTGATAGTACATCACCACCTGCATAACCATTACCAGGGTTATTAACAGATATTTGGTTGATAACACCAAGTTTATCAACGGTGTATGAATAACCACTACCAGAATTACCCCAAGGAACTGATAGAGTTAATGTTACAGATCCTGAAGATGATGCAGTGGTGTTTACCTGAATCTCAGTATTCTCGGCATCAACGCCAGTAACGACAATATCTGAAGGGTTGCCATCAATATCTTCTGGTATTACAAAAGCACCTGCACCACCAGTTTGGGTTACTATCATACCCTCGACGATACCAGCTATACTAGATACCGCTATATTATTTTGTTCTTCTGTAACTGTACCAGAAACACCAGATTGTGATGGTGGTAGAGTAAGAACATCTCCTACTTGATATCCAGTACCATATTGCTGGATTGTAGTTTCACTAAATCCTCCACTAGAAAAAGTGAGGTTGACCAAATTGCCAGATCCATTACCTCCTTGCAGTGGTACATTACTATATTGATCATCACCTTCAGCACCGACGAATACGTAGTTACTACCAGAAATAGTAGAACCAGAATATTCAGCAACATTGATGTTAAACGATCCACTCTCGCCAGTACCACCAAAAGCAGAGATGTCTTCGTAACTACCTACATCGTAGTTTTGACCTACTGATTGAATTTCAATTCCTTCATTAAATAGTGTAGTCTTCCTGATAATAAAATCTCTGTAATAAACAGAGCCTACATTATTATATTCAAAAATTCTTTTTGTTGCACTAACAAATGTCGCTGTGTTTTGCGATGATTTGTATAAACCTAACTGCAAGTCTGAAGTAAATGCCAGCGATGGGACATCCTTTTCACCATCACCCAACTTCAGATTGCCTGTAGCAAGATCACTACCACCAGCAGCAAATGCAAATACATTTTCTGATATCGTATTAATTTTTTGCCTTTGAATTTCAAAGGTATCTGTTTTAGCTACATTAATTGCTGGCATCTCTTACGATCTCTCTAAGAAGTTGTTTGATTTCAGATAGTTCTTCCTTCAATGTATTTATGTCATGTTTCATACTGTAAAACTCAGATGAGACTCTCCTACCAGAGATTTTATCTTTGTTGATAATTGCTCCAGTAGAAGAATCTCTAACTAAATTTTCGTGTCCTTCAACTTGTATGTACATTAGTAGGAAGCTACTGATCGCATATCTTGGATCTTGGGTGCATACGCAGGATCATCGGACTTCATAACAATTTTAATTGCAAAAGAAGTAAACTCGGAAATATCTTGTACACTGAATTTATATTCCTGATAAGATGCTTGATCTTCGGCAATTGCAGAGATAGAATTCTCAGCAGTTGCTAGATCGTTGTTATCGGAATATCCAGTGTCATTAAAGTAAGTCCAGTTAATATCCTCAAAATTAAGTTGAGCAGATGTTTCTTTAGTTTTGTAAAGAACTTGAATATTTTCTCTTGTTTTAACATTAACTGTTAAACGTACGTCGATTGAAGTTCCTGGTTCATTGATAGAAACTTCTTTAGAAACATACTTAGCAAGAGAAGAACTATTTTTGGAATCAGTCTCGGCAGTGAAGTCAGCACCATTTTCAAAATTTGCTCCAGTGATAGTTACATAATAATCATCTTGAGACTTGACAATATCTCCAACTCTAAAGATATCTGATTCTTGATCTTCTTGCTTTCTTACAAAATTACTATCTTTGAGAATAGCACTGTCATAATTACCATCAATAGGAGCATATGGGTTTTCTACTATGAGTTCTTTCTCATCGGAATCCCAAGAGATAACTTTACCGTCAATAATGTTGGCATAGTTATAATTGAAATTTGATGGGAAGTAGGAGAATACATTAGTACCTTCGGTGAAACTAAACTTCTGCTCATTTTGGGTAGATACAGATAATGAAATGCCAGTAAGTCTGACACCACCAAGATTCTTGGCGATCAAAATTTCACCCGTTTTAAAGAGAACTGAAGAAGTTAGTGAGATTAAAGCAATATTACTATCGTAAGATAGAAGTGTTCCTGATGCTTGACTAGTAACACCCTCTAATGTTACACCAGGAACAAGAACTGTAGTATCTGCACCTGTTGGTGTAACATTTAATCCTAAGTTATAAACAGGCAGGAAAGTAAGTTTCTGATATTTTTTACCAAATCTTTTCTCTTGACCTGTAGAATTATCAATTCTGTTTGTAGATGTTTTTACTGAAGCAATATTGAGATCAATTACTGGAGACAGATACGAAACTGTGGAGGTCAAATTAATTTTATAAGTTAGAGATCTGTCAACATTATTCATAGTTTCATTAATCTTAGAAGAAATAATCTTTTGATTAGTGAAGAAATGCTCTTGATTTAGGAACGTTTTCTCAAAAGTAGATTGAGTATAAGACGGGAAGTTGACTGAATTGGAATCTAAAGGTGTAATATTTGTGGTCTCAACTTCAGTGTCAATAGTAGTTCCTTCTAGTTGTAAGTAGGAAATTTGTGCGTATAATTTTTCATACTTTCTATTGTAGGTAGCAAATACTTTATCACCACCACCGAATAGACTGGAACCTGCTCTACTTGGAAGTTCAATAACATAATTATCTAGACCAGAATTTTTTACAGTAAATAATTTAGCATTCAAGACAGTAGAAGAGATTCCGCCAGTATCTTCAGATCCTCTAAAGTATACTGAAGATAAAGTATCTTCAAATCCATGATCTCTGTGGAATACTTTAATAAGTTTATTATTATTTTTAAAGAGATCTGAAGTAGCGTTTGAGTTAGATCTTACACTAGACTCAAATGGATCGCTATCTAGTTTTTCAAATCCAAGGTCTTCATTAGTTAGTAGAAGTTGAGCAAATGAACTGGTATCAAACTCTGCTCTGTAAAGAGTAAATTTAATATCCTCAAATAAATCTTCAGTCCAGTTATCAATATTTTGAGACTTGTATACTGAACCTAATAATGGTTGTGAATTGACAGTTGTACTTGTAGCAACTTCAGTCTCTCCAAGTCTAGATACCCAGAGATCATATTCAATAGAATCTGTTTCTACAACTAAAGCATACTCAGTGTCATTTTGTAAATATACAGGATGCTTGAAATCGAAGTGTGTTGGTACAGTAGAAGGAGTATCTGCATTTGCATCAGTTGCAACACCCATTCTTACTGCAGGAGTATCAATCTCAATCCTAGAAGTAATGATAGCATCACCAGCACCTAAACCAACACCTTTAATAACAACTGAAGGTGCTTCTGTATATCCACGACCAGAAAGAACTAGTTCAGAAGAATAAATCTGACCATCGGATACATATATGTTACCTGTAGCAGTAGATCCACCTGGAAGTTGTGGACTTTCGATAGTTATTGCTGCAGTTTCATAATTAGATCCAGTCTGTTCTACTTGTAATTCAACAAGTTTTCCAGAATCTTTGGCAATGTTAATTAAGACTTCCTTATTTCTAGTATTGTTGTATTCAGTAACAGAAGGAATAATAAGTTGCTCGTTAGCAATAAAGGAAATTCCATTATGATTTTCTAAAATAAGTGTATATACTTGTTCTTTGTTTAATTGGAACTGTAGTGAATTTTCGTCACCAACTTGAATATTGTTCTTATCAAAAACTCTTAGGATAGGACCAGAAGCATTTGTGGCAGAACCTTTTACAAACTCATTTTTCTTAATAGAGATTGTATCATTATCTCCAGTTACGAAAATTTTGAGATATGTTTCTGGATACTTAATTGAAGTAGAACCTGGAATTACATGCTTGCCTGGTTTTCCAGTATCAACATTGGTTAGATAAGTCTTAATTGGAATAGAAGTATCTTTGTTCTTGAAGAACAGATCAATGCCAGTTGTGAAACAACCACCACTAAAGTTTTCAATTTTGAAAGTTTGGGCAAGTGGGTTTGGTTTTACTTCTTTATCAGTGTTACTATTTACAGACTGAACACCTTCATTTGCTTTGAAGTATGCTGCTGTGGTAGAAACAATAGATGAGGGATTTTCTGGAATGATTCCAGTGGAATAGAATATTACGTCAGCATACGAGTTGGACTCGGATTTGTTATCATAGTTATCAGTATCTGTAAATGTAATTGTTTTCTCGCCAGCAGCAATATAGATTTCTTCGGAAGCAAGATTATAATCTACATTGTCAGAATTTCCATACCATCTAGAATTAGATACTGGTTCATAACCAGATGGGATAAGAATCATACCACTTAGATCACCATTGCTGTTAGTTTTAAGTTCGGAACCAAATGTGGTGAGAGAGTTTCCTGCAATGCCACTGAAGTTGCTATCGGGTACTACCCATGGATTTACACTTCTTCCATCAATGTATACATTTAATTTAGTATCTGCTTTTAATCTTTGTACTTTAAAGAAGACTGGAATAGAACGTGCAAAGAACTCTAAGGAAGAAGAAACTTTAACTCCATTAACAGTCTTGGTGGTTACACCTTTAGCAATCTCATTGTTTTGTGGACTTACGTTAGAAGAACTAGCAATGTTTGCTTTTTGAACGAAAGATTCAACTTTGTCTGAAGTAACTGTTGCGAATGAGTTAATTGACATCAATGAAGAATCAGAACCAGTCCAATTAACAATGAACGAATTAAAGATGCTTCCAATAGCGTCTCTAACATCATTTTTTGCCTGGAAAATAGCGTAATGATTTGTATTTGTGTTTAGAGCAAGAGGTGCAATATCTGTGTTGTACCATTGATCAATGGTTGGGGAGATACTGCAGTCACCTACGTATTGAATAACTACGAAAGGATTTGGATTAATAGTTTTTGTAGCAAATTCATTACCAAGTAATTTTAGAGAAGTATATGGTAAAGTAATAACATTAGAGTTATTTACATATCCAGAGATTAATCTTTGATCATTTCTAGTATTAACTTCTCTAAGATTAATACTGTTCTCTTTTACGGATGGACGTAAAACAGACTGTTGGGTGTCAATAGAACATTTGTAGTCTTCGGAAATGATATTACCAATTCCATGACCTTCAAAATTATCAACAATAAAACCAGACTTGAATCTGTCGAAACCAACAGTATCCTTAATCTGCATATTAAGAGTTTGTTGCTCTAGAATACTGAGAGTAGTGTAATACTCTAAACGTTCAATACGCTTCTCTAATTTACCGATGTCACGCATCGTATAACGACGGTTATCTACGGGAACGATACGAACATCTTTGTTGCTCTTAGTGAACGCTGGAATATGTAGATATGCAATAGTAATAGCATCATCTACGTTATCTGGTTTTGCTGGATTTAGAGAAGCATTTCCTTTCTTAACAACAAATTCTCCTTTTTTATTTAAGAAGATACCATCAATACGATCTAAGTATTGAGTTTCACTGAAGGACATGCTGTACTCTAATCCAGGATCAGATGCTGGAGTTAAAGCGGTAACACCAGAGTCCCCAGTAAAGTTAATGTAACTAGCACCAGAAGGATTAGACAGTATAGAGACATCTTGGAAACCTGTAACAGTAGTAGAAGAATCTACTTTAGGTCTAAAGTCAAGAACATCTTTTAGTGAGACGATGCCATGTACAGAAGAGTTGAATGAAGGAACTTCACTACCTTCTACACCTGCTTCATGAGTATAGGAATCTACAGTACAGAAATCTCCTGAAGAATGTTCAAAATAATCAAATGCAACGACAAGTTGACCTTGGGTGGATTCAAATCCTGGTTTAAGAACCAATCTCGAAACATCATACAAGGTATCTCTTTGACCATCATCGAATGAGAACTTGTAAGTTACATCGGTTCCACTAATAAGATTACCCGCAGAATCTACATCAGGTGGTGTAGTTGAAGAACCTTCATAAACATATCTTAGTTTGAATGCGTCTGAATATGAAAGAATGGCGGTTGCCACACCATCATAGTCAGAACCACGCAAAGGAATAACACGGTCTCCGCCAGAGATTATAACGATCCTTTGGTTTCTGATAGCAGTCTTGAGTCTTGGTTTAGCTTGATCAATCTCAACACTAGCAGTAAGTTTTAATTTTGGATATACGGTGAGACCAATACCAAAGAAGTTCTGTGGCATTTGGATAACAAGAGAACCTGCTGTTACTCCTGTGCTATCTGAAGTAGATGAATTAATAGATACAAATTTAGGATCAATGTATACAATATCACCAGTTTCTACAACATCAGAATCTCCTTTTTCTAGAACTGTGAGAACATAAGCATTTTCATTAAAAGCAACAAATCTTTGGAATCCTACAGGAAGTTGTGCTGTGAAGGTGATGACACCGCCAGCAGCATTTAGATCAGAAGTAAAATCTTTTCTAACATAGTATTTAATTTTTGTATCAGAACTATCTCTAACTAGAGATGCAATTTGCTTACTTCCAGTTGGAAAAATTAATGAAGCATTTACATTAGATACTAAAGGTCTTACTCTAACAACAGAAATGTTTGTAACATCATCTCTCAATGAATAAGTTAAATAGATTCTAGATTTAACTGTACCTTCTGCATCACTAGTCCATTGAACAATATTCTTGACAATATTATCATCGCCATCAGTATACTGAATGATATCACCTTGAATAAGGTCTTTAGATAGATTTGCTCCAAAACCACTACACTCAAGGAATTTAGAACCCTGCTTACCAGAGAAACTAAAGTTGGTGATAGGTCTATAATCTGAATATTTTGTTTTAGAAAAATCAACGTCTGCAGTAAATTTGTAATTATTATAAGTAGACTGCAGAGATTTGACATTCTGCGGGGTGTAAGTTAGAACAGTATTCTTATACAGAACTGGAATAACTGATGGATTGTTTGCCGCAGATTCTTGAATTGGGAATGCTTTAACTTGTGGTGGTGCAATAAAAGTTTCTCTAAGAGCAGAACGATCTAGAACTTCGATTCTATAAATTCCTTGACCAGAAGTTCTTGGTGCTACTTTAGAATTATTGATCTCATTGCCATTGATAAAAAGACTGGTAGAGTCGTCGCTACCATATCCAGTACCACGCTTTGTGCAAATGAAGTGGGAAATTGTATTGTCTTTTGCAATTTTGATTGAGAATCCTTGCTCATCAAAAATGGTTTCTCCCGAATGGAACTGACCTGCAATTGTTGTGACAAATAATTTAGAACCACTACTATAGTTAGAACTTAGATCATTCTCAATGACTCCAACAGCATTACTGGTCTTGCCGTAGATATATTTACCAGATCCAAATCCTTCTGCTGGTGTGGTCTCTAAGGTTATTCTAGTAAAGAATGTTGGATTAAAGTATCCAAAATTGAAGATACCACTATATGGTTGTGCGTTTACACCAGATTTTCCTCTGGAAATAATTTTATCTGTGTCTTGACTAAATCCGTCAGGTCTATCAGATAGACTGAAATCTTTTGGTTTTACTACACCAATAGTAGGGGTAATTGTGTTTGTATATGAAACCAATCTACCATAAGAAAGCTCTGGGGTGTATCCTTCTGGAGGCAGAACATCCGCTTCAGTTTTATACAAAATTCTATACTTGGATGGATCACCTTCATCATACTCAACAAAATACTCATCCAGAACAGATCTTTCTCCATAGATAGTTGCTTCAACAAAATATGAAGTTGTGCCTGCAACATTAATATCGTTTGCATTAGAGAATGCTACAATATCAATATACCCAGCAGACGTTGGTGTACTACCACTTCTAGATTTTACATACCATAGTTTAGTTGGGAAGTCTGATTTTACTACTGGATCTGCATTACCCTCAGTAACGTTAATCATAATGGTCTTGAGACCCTTATCCAATCCAAACTCAATTGCACGTCTGGAGGTAGTAAATTTATAACTAGTTTCTTCTTCTAGACCATTAAAACCAATACTACCATCATTAAATACTGCATTCAAATATACGTCTGGATATGCACTCAGTTCTCCAGCAACAGTATTGAGAGGTACAGTTCCATATACGTTACTAACTTTAAATGCAGAAGCACCTCTAGATTTAACAGTTACATTATCTCTAGTTAAAGTATCTCTAGCTTTCTCAATAGTAAGATATTTGACTTCTTTGTTGACAATTTCAAATCCACGTACGTATGCTTTACCAGGACTTACACTAACAACAAGTTTTGTTTCTGCTTCTGTTGCAGAAAGACCCTTTACAAGTCCATTATCTCCTTGCTTGTAAATACCATTGTTTCCATTACGTTGATAATACTCTCTAGTATCAATAGTAAAATCTTTAACTACATAGTCGCCAGATTCGTCATAAGTTCTTCTTGCTAAAGTTTCTTCAAGAAGAGTATAGTCTGCAGGTTTAATTTGCTTTTCAACTACACCATTCTTGATCTGAATAATCTGAATAAAATTTTTATCTGTTAGTGCCTTATATTCAAACTTCTTAAGTTCTAATTTAATTTTAAGTCGGTGAGCACCAGGGGCAGAAGAGTTTGAGTATCCTCTTGCATTATCATACAAAGAAGCATCTTCTTCTGGAGTAATAATATCTTCTACAATAGCAAATCCTACTTTAACAGAGGCTTTATCGTAGTAATTATTGAGAACAATTAATTGTTCGTCATTGCGAACAAAAAATCCATTAACAAAGTAAATACCTTCTTCTACTTTTAATGCAGTTGCATATCCCATTGCAGGACTGCTGAGAGAAGAATTATCTCCAGTATCAGGATCAATAATTTGAATTGATGTTGGCAATACACTTCCGTCAGTACCAACAACTAACAGGGGAGTATTGACACCACCAACAACTTCTAAAGTTTCGCCTTGTCTGAAAGTGGATTCATTCCCATCATCGCCACTGTTGATGTAATTTACAAAAATGAGATCTGCAGATTCTTCTGTTGCATATTTAACTTCAACAACTACAGCAGAGACTCCAGAGTTGATGCCTCTCAAGGTGGATCCGATTAGTTGCTTAATGTCATATTTTTTGTAGACAATAGCACCGTTTTCATTTACAGCAACTTCGGAAACAGAAGAAAGCTTGACAAAATTGAGTCTGTTGTTCAAACCCACTTCGCCAGGTATTACTAATTGTCCTTGTTTAAATCGATATTTACCGTAACTTTCTATTTGGTTTTGTAGGATAGACTGTAGGGATGTTAATTCCCTAGTTTGCACAGAATATCCAGGTCTAAAAAGAACCTTGTAAAAATTCTTGTCAGTATCAAAATCATCAAAATATGGAGATACGTTTAGGTTAGTCTTCTGTGGCATCGTAAATGAGTCTCTCTAGTTGATCCTGTTTCCCTCTATTATTTAGCAGGGATAAAAAAAATCCCCCGATTTCTCGGGGGATCTGAAAGATATGTTTGAAAAGATCAGAACTCGATGACAAGTTTGATGTCTTCAATCTGGTCAGGAGCACGGGTGATCAAACGACGGTTCTCGACGTAGATCATCTCACCAGAGTTGGCAGCAATCTCGGGGTTTGCAAGACCACTTGCAAACTGAACTCCAAGGACATTGCTGTTATCAGCAGTGTCAACGGTTGCTGCAGTTAGAGAAGTTCCACCATTGACTGAGTTACCTGCATCACTCTCAAACGCACGAACAACGCCGTTGTCTGCGTGGAGGTCGGGAGACTGGATGTACTTCAGAACACCTTCAGTGGTTGAACCACTGTCAAGGGTCCAGGAAACAACAGTACCTTTAGCAGTACCACCTGCTACAGTCTGCTCGATAGTTTCATCAGGCTGGTAGTTAGAAGAAGCACTGTTCAACTTGACTGCATACAGACCGTTAACGGTATCAACAGTTGCGAAGGTTGTGCTGCCGAAGACATATGGATCCTTGAGGATGCCGATACGACGGAAGTCGTTGTCAACGGGGAAGTCACCAGAACCTTCAGCATAGGTTAGACGGATATTGGTCATGATACGCTTAGCGTTCAATTCCAACTCCATGTCAGAACCATGTCCACCTTGGGGAGGAAGAACAACTTCAACAGCACCAGATGCGGTACTTCCGACAGTTACACTACTAGTCAAAGCAGAATCGCTGAAGATACCGTATGCAGTAGCACCAGAACCAGTACCAGTCTTAAGTGCTACAGATGCGTAGGTGTATCCAGAACCAGCATCTTCAAGTGTTGCTGCAGTGATTGCCTGAGCAGTTACAACAATCTTGACCTTACCACCAGTTCCATCACCGAGGACAGGAGCATAGTGGATAACGTTGGGGAGGTTAGCACCAGCGGATTCTACTAGAGCAACGTCAATGCTGCCATTGACTGCTGCTGCTTCAGTTGCTTGACGGGTTGGATCCGAAGCAGCAACAATAGGCATGAAGTCAGTAGAGAGGAAGCGAAGAACATCATTCGTAGGAATGGTGTACATATACTTCCAGATATAACCAGCATTGCCAGCTTCTTCGGTGAAGATATTGCTAGCATACGAACCTTGACCAGCAGAAGGTGTAGTCTTGGGTTCGTCGGTTGCGTTCTGACCAGAAGGATTGGAAGGATTCTCGCCGTTATAGAGGCACTTGAATACTTCGTACTGGGAGTTGATTACATAGAACTTCGCTTCACCAATAGATGTAGCGCCAGTTGCTGCAGTTTTACCAATTTGACCACCGCTACCAGGAGTAGAGGAATAGTCAGGTTTCCACATGTCGAACTTAGGATTAGCAACTAGATCCCAGTTATAGCGACGGATAACTGCACGGGCGAAGTCATCAGTAATACGCTTAGCAGCGATGATGTCGTCGTACAGATCGAATTTTTCTTTTTGGTTGTCGAGAGGTACGGGGGGAACGTCCTCGGTAGCATAGCGGTAAACACCAGAAATAGCTTCAGCATTAGTGTCTGCAGTGCCATTGTAACCCTTAAGGGTTGAACCTGCTGCAGGTACGCTAGTAGTAGAAGGTCCGATGTTGTAAAGTAAAATGGAATCTTCGTATACTGCTCTTACTACACCTTTAAAGGTTGCAGCAGCATAGTTAGCACCAACATAAACTTCGTTACCTGCTACGAAAGCTGTGTCGTTCTGGTTATAGATCTCTACGTAAGCATCCCAGCGTTGAGGACGACCAACAAAGAAGTACATTCTTGTACGCTCGTTGCCCGTATCGGAGGAGCCTTCAGATAGAGATTCTAGGAATTGTTTCGCATTAAAAATGCGAAATTTATCTGAAATAATTGCGGCCATTGAAAATCTCTCTTAGAAACGTTTTTGTATTTGGTTATTTATATTTATAATGATAAATCAACTAGAAGATCCAAATGTTCTCACATAGTCTCCTGCGGAATGACCCACAGAAACGGTTCCCTCATATCCTCTTGTTAGATCTTGCAATGTATTGCCAGACTTGCTGGTATACTTAATCAATTCAGTTCCAATGAGAATTAGTCCAGAATCTGGGAAGGGACCCGCATTATTTATATCCAAACTTGTCTCATTTGTAATAGATGCGGAAAGAACCGATCCAATCTCATTAATAGTTGGAATACCCATATTGAAGCGTTCTCCAGTCATGGTTACAGCAGAACTACGCCTTTCGGTGAAGTCCTGAATAGTCATATCAGGGAACATCATAGTGATAGCAGCGATATCACCTGATACTCTAAAAGCACCAGTATCAATCATCATGTTATTTTCAAATCCTGTCATAGTAAATCCTGCATTACCCACTGTGTATCCATCATAGAACTCCTCACGGGCTCTATTGGCGTTAAGAACAAGAATAATTCCTTGCTCTCTAGTGAAGACCTCATTGATAGGATCGCCAAGGTCAAACTCGCCTTGATTTCTCGTCTTGATCTTCGGAGGTAGAACATATAGTTCAGTGAAGAAGTCGAGAATACCAATTTCGTAATCAATTTCTCTAGATGCACCTTGCTGATCTTCATCTGCAGCAAGACCAGTAGTAATACTAATGGTATGCTGAATCTCATCTGGTCGTGTAGTAGCAACAATATTTGATGATGTTGCGGTAAGTCTAGAGAAGACTGTAGGTTCAATAGTGAAGAACGCAGGGATCTCAGCAGTCTTAGAAACTGTCATCAATGAAGATGTAGTATCTAAGGAATCTACCTGATCCGTGATGGTAGTAGAGGATGCTCTAATCGTCGTATCAATGTCATATGTAACAGTATTTGCAACTGTATGATGAGTTTCATAATTTGAGGAAACGACTGTGCTTGCAATAGCACTCAAATTATCATTAACTGCAGTAGTCTGTGAAGAAAGAATACTTTCAGCACTTTCTCTTACTATTGTACCAACTGAAATTTGCCTATCAACACCAGTAATTGTAACTTCTTCAATAGAAGCAAGTTCTAATGGAGGTGCATTGAAGTAGAAGACACGGGTAATTCCGTATTCAACCTCCACCGCCATAATAGAATCAGCGGGTTTGATAGTAACCTGCTTGTTAATGCTTTGGATTGTAGTAGTAACCTGACTATTAGTTGCAATATCAACTTGAGGTTTGATGATATGTTGACTACTTACTACTTTAACAGATGGATCGGCATAGATGTCTACGCCGCCTTGTACTACAGTTGCTTCATATTCAACTCTAAAGAAGTTGGATGTAACAGTCTGCTGATAGTCAGTTTCAAATGGATCTCTAACCACTTCTGTTGAGATTACTAATTCATGATTAATATCAAGTCTCAAAACTTTGAGAGACTCTCTAACGGCATTGGTATCAATTCTAGCGGAAGATACAATTCCTTCCACACCAACGCCAGTGACCTCTACGCCAACTACAGACGCAGAAGTTAGTGCCTCAAGTACTTCTTCCCTTTCAGAAAGAGTTACACGGGTATGAGTAATCTTCTGAATTTCGGTGAGGGTCTCAATCTGAAGAACCTCAACATTGAGAGTTGGGACATCAGATGTTACATTAATTAGTGATACATTATCTTCAATTGCACCACGTTGAGTCAGTTGTGCAGTTTGTTTCCACTCAGTATTAAATGCCTTGATATCAGACTCACTTGTGGCGTAAGTAGAAACAATAAATCGATTTACTTCCTCAACTCCAGGTAGAACTGAAGTGATTGAATCGATGTCATTAACTTCAGCGGTAATAACGATAGAGTGATTAAACTCAGTAAAGTCAAGTTCACGTTGTACTACATTAATAAACTGATCCTGAGAGTTGACTGTCTTAGTAACAGTAGTCTTCAGTGATGTTACAGAAGAGAAATCGTAGTCAGTTTCAGAAACAATCTGCTTAGATACGATAATGTCGTAGTTGATACCAAGATCAAACGTATTGACAATTCTGATAGTAGTATCTTCTAAGGTGACTACACCAGAAGATACCGCACCTTCAATGCCAGCAGGAGGAATAACCGACTTAACTTCACTCTTACTATTATGAATAGTAGTAATAGTAGGAGTAATAAATTCAGGAGGAATAACAATAACTTCTTCTGATACGAAGAATCCTTCATATTTCTCTTCAATTTGAGTTTCACGCTCAATCTGAGTTGTAAACTCAAGTTCGCTTACAGACTTAACATCCGAAAAACTTGTAGCGGTAACTGTTGTTGCTTGAGTATGACTTTCCTGGACACGAACAGAAGTCTCGATAGTAAAGACTTCAATATTACCAATAGGAATAACACTGATGAGTTCTGGTAGATGTCTGAGATAATCACCTGCATTATGGAATTCTGCTGTAGTGCCGAAAGTTCCTCTTTCGACATACATGAATCTGTCTTGCTTAGTCTTTGTGTAAGTAACAATCTCTTTACCAATAAGAAGTCTACTTGCTTGAGGGAACCTTCTAGTATTTGGTACAAAGATGATTGTATCATCGATCTCGACGGGTGCATCCAAGAATGCTCCAACATCATTAATAGATGCTGTGTCTACTTGATAAACTGCTTCAGTAATAACTGTAGCGGGTAAAGTAGTGGTGATTTGTGTTGAAACATCACTTACAGTTGCCGTGCTTTCAACCTGCTGAACACCAGAGAATGGAACTGGATCAGTGAAGATGTTAATTTCTGCAGGTTGGAAGACCCGAACACTGCTACTGACAGATTTCTCAATGCCAGTAAATGCAACTTCACTTTCATTGATGCTGGCAGATGGCATAGAAACAGTAGTTGCTCCTGCTGCTGGTATAATAGTAATCTGTTTGGTTGTATCTAAGTTGCCAACTACTGAACTAAGGTCAACATAGATGAATAAAGACTCACCCGCTTCACCTGTCTGACTGATTACAACTTCGGTGTAAGTAGCAAGATATGTACCAGTTCCTCTACCACTTTCTCCGCCACCACCACTAGACGAGTTGCGAGCACCTGGATCTGCAGGGAATGAAATTGGTGGAGAGATATCAAGAATAGATGTACTCTTAATAGTTCTGGTATTACCTTTGATTCTATCGAATCCTCTTGCAACACGAACTCTAGGTACTTCTTCATACCCATAACCACCTTCAAGTAAGACGAGATCAATTATGTTACCGCCAGTAGCAATAACCTGTGCTTTAGCACCACCACCAGCATTGGTTGTTGGGATGAATTCAACAATAGGTGGAGTGAAATACTGATATGCCGAAGATTGAATGAGAATATCATTCTCAAAATATAAGTTAAGATCCCTACGATTCCAATTTAACTTAGTAACAGAACCATTGGCATCAATCTCTGCAGTGATAGCAAGACCTGCACCTCTTACAATATCATTATAATTGGTAGTCTTAATATTTGCATAAATGTCCGAAGATAAGTATTCATTTTTGTTAAACTGTTTAGATTTAACTTTATCAGGAAGATCTAAAACTTCTCTATAAGTTTTTTCACCATCAATGCGGATTAGGTCACCAATACTAAGATTGGCATATAGTGAAGACTTATTGAGATATGCTTGATAACCTAATTCAGTTCCTTTCAACCATGATGGGAGATCTAAACCTAGTTCAGGATTGCCATCAGAATCGGTTTGAAAACTGACTGATCTAACTTGCGTAGGAATATTTCCAGGTCCAGGCAAGAAACCATTTTCAATTGGTAGAATAATTGTCGAACCAGTTTTTGGATCGTCAAAGTAAAAATCTAGATCATCTGATCCATATTTAAGATCAAAGAAGTATGGTGTAACAATTAGTAGAGATAATGTTCTATATGCAGTTCCATCAATAACTTCATCTTCAAATGCTACACGCTTGATCTTACCAAGAGTGTCATTTTTTTGATTTAATTTTACATCATTAGGTACTCTGTTAATAAACCAATTTTCTAAATTACCCAAATCGCTAGAAGAACTAGCATCTGATAATGCATTAGAAATTTTTACCGTTGCTTCAGCAAGGAAGGTGTCTGGTTCGTAATCAAAGAATGTTAAAGATTTTTCTTTATCTCTTCCATATAAAAGAAGAATATCAACTTTTTGAGGGAAGAAAGTTCCATCTTCTTCTTCATAATATGATAAAGGAGCATCAAATGTAATGGTCGGTCCCACAATATTGTAAGACTTACCAGGAATCTGTAGAACACCGTCTACAAAGACGACAGCATACTCTGGACTGTCAACTTTAACGACATCATTTGTAACTTCATCTCTAAGAAGGAATGGACCTTGCCCTCTATACTTAATAGTTTTCTCATCAATTACAAGACGTGTATAAGAACCTACACTATAAATGAAGCACTTCTCAGCGATATTGATATCATCAGTGCTTTCATACAATTCACCATGACTAATAGGTGGTTCGGTGAATTGAATTTGATCGGTTCTATTTGGATCTACAGATCTAATAATTGCATAAGAATTACCAAAAGGATTTTCTTCATCCTTACGTGCTCTTTGTAAAACGCCATTTAGAGTAACAATTAATTTTTCATTAGGTAATGTTTTAACAATAGTACCATCTTCATTGTATAGACTGAATAAAGTTTTAGATCCATCAAACTGGTCACTAATACTTGCAATTTTTCTAATGTATTGATCGTTAAGTTTATTATCTTTAAATTTAATTGATAAACAATAAAACTTTTGTGCTACAACTTCCTGACCCTCTGCAATTCTAAGTCCAAGAGGAGGTTCTGAGAATACAATTTTATTACGATCAATCGTGAAAGATACTCCAGGTTCTTGTAGTACACCATCGATAGTTACAATAAGACCGTTTTCGCTGTATGGAGTGTATGCTGTACCTTCTCTGGGATCAATTAGAGTGTATACAGTGTCTCCAAAAAGAACGCCACTATCCTCATTATAATCACCATTGAAAGGTCTGTCAAGAATTAATTCTTTAGCAACAGTCTCTCCAGTATCAAAAGTATCAACTGAAACTGAACCAATACCACGTTGGATGTTGAGACCAGTAGAAAGTATAATACTTTGCTTAACAAATTTCTTAGTATCTACAACAGAGATATTTTTTGGTTCTAAATTAATAAATGAATGAGTTTCGATAACTCTAGATTCTTGAGGCATTGCACTTTGTGCCTCAGATTCAATAATCATCTCACCAAACAGTTTAAATCCTGCTGGGTGAGTAGTTTCTTTAATTAAGTCTCTCCAAACATCAATAGAAGACTTAGATCTAACTACATAAGAATAATCCTGATAAAAATAAGAATCTGCTAGTTTCTGTGAATTCTTACTAAGGTGACCTCTTTCTGAATTATATCTACCAAGGTTATCAGAATATGTTCTAAGATCAGAAGTAAAATCTGTCGCAATCTGTTTTACAATAGTTGCACTCTTTCCAGAATAAAATCCTTCAATAAGAGAATTCTCTCTAAAAATACCTACAACGTTTTCTAATTTGAGAAGGTTACTTCCAATTCTCCATCCGTTCTTAGTTACTCTACCTTTTGCTACAACAACACCATCTACATACTGTTTGATTTCTTCTCCACTGAAAAACACAGTATCGCCAAAATCTTTTAGTGCTAATACTAATGTAGAAGTAAATTTTGGTAGTGTAGTATAGTCAGACGTATAACCGTATCCAGATCTAATAATCTTAGCATTTTTAGGAATACCAATATTATTACTAGTAAAGAAAATGTCTACATCAGATTCAAATACTTTTACTTCAGCAAATGTGTAATCTCTTCCACCATTAAGAGTGAGGATAGATTTAATTTTTCCATTTTCAATAAGACAATCAAACCTTGCTCCAGTGCCATCACCATTAGTTACTAAAGCAATTGGTTTTGAATAGTTAACACCTTGATTGATAACACGTACAGAACCAATACTACCATTAGATGTGTCAATAATTGTTTCTGTTTCTGCTTGATATGTTATTGTTGGAAGTACACCTTTACAAATAGGTAGTTCAGTATAATTAGATCCCGTGTCAATAATACCAATATTAGAAATATTACCGATAGCAAATGCACCACTTGTTGTATATGAAACATTTCCAGTACCATCAAATTGAGGAATAGAAGAAAGTTCATATACAAATCTATTACTGGTGGAGTAAACAACCCTTTGCTCACCTGCAAGAGGATCTTGAATAACTTTTAAAGAAGCACCATCAGTGTTTACATTATCAGAAGCTTTAATAAAGTAATAGTAATTGTTGAAATTGACAGGTACTTCATTTTCATAAGTGTTCGTACTGATATTAGGACCAAAACCTAGTTTCAAGGAAACAAACGCTCCTGCAGTTCCAGGAAGATTTGTGCTTACTGATTTTTCGGAAGTTAGTAGATTATAGTTTACACTAGCAGAAAAATCCAAGAACGTGTTGTTCATTGAAGGATGACTAGTATCAAACACATAATTATAGTATTTTTGAACTTCAATCTGTGGATTAACAGTGAAGTTAATATTATCTGTACTAAACTCTAGTTTATACTGTGACTCCTCTATAGATTTAATGCGAACAAACTTTGAAGGAACATTTTGATCGAAGAAAATGCTACTCTGTAGGAACGTAATTGGCGATGCTGTAGTGTAGTTGAATGCTGTAATTAGAGTACGAGTAGATTCGTCGTAATTAACAACATAAGGTTTGTTGATATCAGATCCAAGTGGTTGATAATTTGTATCTAATTTATAAGAAGACTCTTCAATTTCAAGCGGTTGATTGTTGTAATGATCAATAGCGTCAGTATTATTTTCTCCTCTAATAACAGTTAGTTGATTATCTTGACGATTTACCGCAGTTACTTTAACAATCTCTCGTCCAATTCTCAATACATCTTCATTAGAGATGTCTGTGGCAGAAGATACGTTCAGAATAGTTTCATCTGCGCCAAAACCAGAGTGATCTACGAATAACGTTAAGCGTTGGGAAGAAGTGGTATCAGGACTTCTGTTTAAAATTTCGTCATCTACTGTAAGAATATCACCTTTTCTATAATCAGATCCTTTGTTTACTAATTCAATGAAACTTACACGACCAAATCCACCACCTAGATTATAAACAGTGATGTTTGCTCTAGCATTGTTGGGATCTCCAGGTCTACCAATATTTCTTCTGACTTTGGTTTGATCTTGAAAATATAGTTCCACATTACTGTACGAACCTTCTTGATAACCAGAACCACTATTCATCAAATCAAATCTACCAATACCAGTATCTTTAATGTTAGAAGAAATAGATATAGAGTCAATTTTGACTGTTTGGTAGAGTCTCTTTCTTACGTAATATGTTGTAGTTGTTTCGTTATCTTCTGGAAAAATATTAACATTTACTTTATCACCTTCACCCAGATTATGCTCCCCGATAGTCTGAATCATAGCAACATTATCATTAGTGGAAACCACTTGGATATTCTCACTAAGGGAAGATGTGGAGATAACAATAGATTTTGAAGTATCTTCTAGGACATCACTCTTTACAGTATACCCTTCATCATTGAAGAAATCGCCAGTTTGAATTCTGATCTTAACTGAATTTTGTTTAAATGTCCCATCTACAACTTTACCTGTCGCAAACGTTAATCCTGATTCATCATTGATCAAAGATAAGGTTGCACCCTGAGAGTACGTTGCATCTGTCTCTAGGAGCAGGTTTACGACCTTGATGGCAGCAAAGATAGGAATAGTGGAATCAAACGTGCCCTGGACGTTCCTAAGCACCACTCTGTTGTTGTTTACAACGTCACCGATAACCTCACCTTGAACAATGTCTGAAACAATTTCTTTGATAACACGGAATTCTCCATCGGGTGGTTGGAGAATAAGGTCATTAACAACTTTTACATCAGGAGAACTTGAGAATTCAAATGCGGTAACAACTCGGTTGTCCGTAATCAATTCTGTCTGAGTTACACCTTCTCCCTGATAAACCGTATCGCCTGCGAAAAAGTACGCAGAAGTTACTGTGTCGATGATAGTTGCTTTAGTATCAATCGACTCTAAATTGACAACTGGTTCTCCAGTTACCTCAGAAACTAATGCTTTTGCTCCAGAACCACCAGAACCATCATTGTCTACAAACAGTTCACTACCAATAGAGAACGTTTCTGCGGAAGCATCTGCATATGCTTTATTAATATTGCCCTTAATTACATCCGCAATAGTAGCAAGAGTATCAATACCATTGACATCCAGAGTATCTGATCTAAGTCTTCTCACATTCTTAGGAAGGTCATCCTGACTCATCTTGGAATTGTAGTTGGAGTCAACAGGTAGAGAGTAGAAATTAGAACCCAAGATATATGGGAACTTTGGATCTCCGTTAGCATCAATACTTATGAAGTATGCATATGTACCAGATGGATACTCGGGGGTAACACAAAATCTACCATTGTTAGCATCTAATTCAGTCTTGCCGCTATTGACAGAAGGAGTCCACTTCCAATCATCAATAAATGTTCCGACTTCATATTGATTGATGTCTGGACCATTAACTCTGTTATTCTGTAGTACATAACCACTATTCATTCTAGCAATAGTGGAATTAGCGTCTCCAGGATTAGAATAAGCATATGGTCCATATATTGGATTGCCATCATATGCCCATCCAATAATTGGTGAGTGTGTATGTGGTGCGGGGTTTTCGGACAATACATTATTAATATTGTCTCCAAGACGATATCTCAAGTTTCCTGGGTTGGCAATTACCGCATATTGCTTACCTCTTCCGCTATACTCATCAACAGTAAGACCATTGTTATCGTCAAGTTCACTGAAATGCAATTTGTAACGATCTTTAATCCATCTTTTTACGGATGCTTCCGCATAAGCACCACTACCAACAGATACAATATCAACAATTAGGGTGTTTCTATTGTATAAACGTCCGCCATTGATCTTCTTACATGAGGCAAGTCGTCCATCTGTAGTTAATACTGCTTCAAATTCCGCAAATGAACCTTTTCCTAGAGCATCAAAGATTCTAATCTGCGGAGGTGAAGAATAATATTCTCCAGGTTCCGTGACGATAATGCTTGTAATTTCACCAGAGGTTACAATTGGTTTTACTTTTGCTCCTCTACCAGAAGTAATAGTGATCTCTGGATCGGCATTATACACCTCTTCTTCATCAATTCTGATACTTTGAATAACTTCACCTGCTACAATAGCAGTTGCCTTGTAAGGTTCGTTGTTAATCAGTACAAAAGGTGCAGACTGATATCCAACACCTTTGTTTACTAAATTAGTAGAAACAATTTTTCCAACAGCAATTTCGTCATTATCACGATATCCAAATGCCGTAGAACCATCAAGGAATATAGCAACGTCTCTTTTAGAGGTTTCGTAAATTTCTGTGGTATTAGAAGGATATTTTCTAATAAGTTTTAATAGTTTACCGTCAACTAGATTGACAGGAGAAGTTTCTTTTAATATAGCATGATGAGGATATCCAGTCGAGCAGATATAAAAATACTGATCATCTTCATAAATCGCAGAGACATCAGAATTTAGATTGTTAATTACCGAAGAAATTGCTGAATTTAGTGGAGAGAATGCTTTTCTGTAGTTATAGTTAACAAACCAATCCGAACCATCAATAGCGGGGTGTACTGACTCAAATCCAGGTTTAGAGATTTGAACTTTATCACCACTAGTAGAATATGGTTGTGGAGAACTTGGGTTGATATTATATACTAGACCCAGTGCAAGAAGACTGATAATGCCATTCTCTGTTTCTGCGGTGATACTGTCGCCACTATAAACAGGAGTTCCAGCAATGTGAGTAGTATTTGGATTTGATCTGCCTGATAAAATAAATTGAGTTACATTCTTATCATTGAATGTGAAATTCTCTGTGTTAATAACAAATGTTCCTTGCTTTCCTGTCCAACCAGTAGTAGAACCAACATCTACTCTATCTCCCTCTCCAGCACCAACGTTAACGTCTGTCTTCAGTGTTGTTTGTGCTGCAATATCAAAATTTCCATTAATAGAAGATGGTGATAGAATAACTTCAAATACACCGTTAGCACCACCATATCTTACGGCATCTACTACGGCAGAAGCATAATTATCTTGATTACGCTGAACAATCTTTCTGCCAACTAGATTTTGCGAGTCTCCGAACAGAATTTTTACTTTGAGACTGTAATTACTGATCCAGTCGGAAGTTGATGCTTTTAAAGTATAGTCCTTAGGATTGTATACCTCGGGGATATCCTCTTCGTCTTTCGCTACAATAGCGTTGAAGATAAACTTGATAGACTTATCAGTACCTTTAGACTTATAGAAACTACTGATATTCTTAATCAGGGTTCTCTTATCTACTTCACCCTTAAGATACTTTTCTGGGAATCCTCCAAGATACTGAGATTCAAAGTTCTTTACCAGAGCATACAAGAACAGATTACTGATATTGTAAACTTCATTGTTTACATAATGAGGTTCTGCCTGGGTAGTAACAAAGTTAGACTCTCCATACAAGTCACCAAGAGTGGTATTTCCACTGATGCCTCTACTAACTTCTAAGAATTCTGTATCAGTTCTACTTTTATATAAACAAATTTCGTTTCCAATCTTGATATATCCATTCTCTTCTGGAAATGATGATGCATCCTCAACAGTAATAGTGGTTGCTGCTTCCTGAACAAACTGAGTGACCTTTGTGGTTTGCTTTAGGAGATTCTTTTCATAGAAGTTAATATCACGATATTTTGTGACATTCGTAATGATGTCTAGAGGTCCACCTCTGGTTTCTAAATGTTCGTAATATTTCTCTACAAATTTAGAAAAACTTTCGTACTCACTTGCAATGAAAGCAGGTAACTGACTCTCAATAAGAGTAGAAATATTCCTAGTCGTAACGGATGCCATTTAGATTACTCTTTGTATGCAGTGAACTTACTTTGGGACATATCAACGTCCAGATAAACTTCTCTCAAGGCATTGATATCATTACTTAAAGGACGAACTCTAATAGAAATTTTATTATCTTCAAAAGACCCTTTAATAACAGTTAAATCAGTTATTACAACTTCACCTTCATCATACTTCACGTAACCAGCATTATCATTTAATACTAGTTTTAGACCATTAAATTCATCTATTCTATATAGGACGATTCTGCCATCCCTATCTTCAAAATATACGGTATAGTCTGGGTATTCGGAGATTCTAAACCCAGTAGATACAACGGAAGGTTCGTCACAATCTTGATAGAAAGCATTTTGAAAACAAACTTCGTAATAAGTTGTAGAATTGATAAAAGGATAAAAATCCTTTCTCATCATGACTGAAGTCTGATTTGAATTGATTGCTCTGTCGGCATCGTCAATAACACCAACATACTTACTATATCTGAATTTGCCATTGAATTTTTCTGTATTAGAGACTTCAATGTAATTTTCAATAGTAGATCTAACTTTAGATACAATCTCCTCACCAATTAGAGTAGTCTTCTGTCCATCATAGAAAATTTTGGAAGTTAACTCAACATATAAAATAGAGGGGTCGATAATGTCTGCAATGACAGATCCAACCATATATTTCTTTAATTCTGTCTTAATTTCGTTTTTAACAAACGAAGACAGTAAATCACTATTAGATGGTTTAACGACAATCTTAACTTTGCCGTATTCTGGAGGTTGCTCCATCTCACCACCATATGTGATGATGTCTGCAACCGATGGGTAAATATTTCTTACAATAGCGGCATAGTCCTGAGCGGTCACCGCACGGTTCTGTGTGCCGTAGAAACGTGGAGCGTTGTACTTGATCTTATCAATGGTTTCAACCGCCTCTCCGCCTGTTGCAGGGGTCACTGAGGTGATTGTAGTGCTTAACTGGAAAGGGTTTCCATTTTTATCTTCAATTACACCATTGAATACGAAAGTTTTTGCTCCATTTGTTGCTGCTCCATTAGAAACGAGGTATTGAACCTCAACAAACTGTCCATTTTCTAATTTCTTACCTAGAATACCGTCACCAAAGAAAAGTTCATAATTCTCATCTTCAATCTCATTGATGAAGTATGCATCACTCTGGGAGTTAATATCTAAAATATTTGCTGCTGGTTTGAAATAATTAAACGCAGTCGATCCTTGTTGTGGAAAAACCTTAACTCTTAACTTAGAAGTGTCTACACCCTGATTTTGGATTAGGTAACGAGTAGACTTAAGTGCTGTATTAATAAGGTAAGAATTTTTGATCAAAGACCCTTCATAGATCTGAACGTTCTGGAAAGTTGCAACACCGTTAGATACAGGTGCTGATACGTCATCTAGAATAGTATACTGATATAATGTGCCATCAAAGACCGTTGTAAAGGCACTACCTGCCCTTAGAACAGCGACAGAGGGTGATGTGGTAGCAAAGGTAGCCTCGAAGGTTATGGACGCCATAGGGGCGCTTACAGACTTAGGTGAGTAACCTAGTTGTTTAGCGATTGAAACTACATTGTCTCTTAAACTCGCAGAGTCCAAGAACAACTCGTTAACAACTAAGTTAGTGTTAAATGCTGTGTAATATGTATTGTAAGCAAGAACATCCAGCAGGACGCTCCAGGTAGATCCTTCAAAATCGTAATCAGTGAAATCAGTCTGTGCTCTCAAGTAATCTTTGAGTGCTACCTTGATATCATCAAAATCTAAATTTGAGACTTGTGCGTATGGCATTTATCGTGATCTCTCTAAGAAGAATTCTACGTTTAGTGGTAAATCATCACGACCGACAACTTCAAATTCAAGACCTACTTCAAAACCATTATCTTCAAAGTTAGGCACAACTGTTAGAGTTTCGATACGAATTCTTGGTTCGTAATCTTCTAAAGTTCGTGTAATTTCTGCGTTTACTAACGCTGCAGTACCATAATCTAGAGGTTCAAATAATAAATTGGTAATTCCAGACCCAATTTCAGAATTAAAGAGTCTTTCCCCACGATTAGTCAATAATAAATTGACAACCGCTTGTTTAATTGCAGCATCCCCTTTGACAACAATCAAGTCGTCTGTGATGGGATGCTTTCTAAAAGTGATGGAAAGATCTTTGAAAGTCTGAAATTGCGGCACTGGACACAAAACGTTTCTTATTATTTAGTCTTCATTTCCCAACGTATCCATCGTTCCATTCTGATTTGCTAAGAAACTGATTTAATTCCCTCGTTTTTTTGCGGTCACTCGATAACTTCAACCAGCGGTCGCTCGCTGGTTGTGATATCAGAGTCATCCCCGCTTCGATAAATTCGCTACTCACGTCTGTTGGACTATTTGCCATCTTTAACAATCCTCCTATGCATTTCGGTTGACCAATATTCGTAATACTCTGTTTTAGACAAAGTATTCCTTGCTTTTAAAAGACCCGTACGTTCTTGACAAAGCATCAAATTTCCCTTGTTGAAATTTGTCTGAATTCCATTAATAAAAGTGGGATCGTCTTTGTGATCCTCAAGAAAGATATAATCTTTATATCTCCTATTTAACGAGTTCCGCCAATCTACCAAATGATCAAATGTAATATCATGATTGATTACAAAAATAGCGACATCGACTCCAACAACTGGAGTGACATCGCTAATTGTCGATTCTATTACAATATATTTGGCATTACTAGCATATGGACAGATGCTATATCCGCCCATTTTGAATTGGGGTTTCGTTAAACGGCGAATCCACTCATCTACCCTGACCTCTATAAGGCTTCTTTGCTCCATTCCTAGAAGACGCTGCATACTTTGTATTCTTTCCTTGACCCTGCCTAGACTTCTTTGGAGTAGACTCGATAAAAACACCATTTGATGTGAGCGACGGACGTTTTGCCATAACTTACTATTTAGTTGAACTCGCTCAGTATAACACGCCCATAACGCTCCTGTCAACCCCACAGGTGCTCTACAAAGATCCATTTGGTCCCTTTGGTTACTTCCTTACCTCTATGCCTGAACGACCAGTGTGACGGGAATATAAGAGTGTATCCTGCCCTCGGAGTAATTAACGTACCATTCTTAAATTCTGTCTCACCTCCATCATAATCGTCATTAATATAAGTAATACTCGTAATTTGTCTACGTCCACCTGGATTCTTTTGATTTGTATATGGAATAGGACTACCATAGTCATCATGCCATCCCATGGACTGTCCTACTTTGTATTGTGCTAACTTACAATCGACATTGCTTGGGTTTAATTTGAATGTATGGTACTCTCCAATATACTTTGTATACACATTGTATATCTCATGAGGATCGAGACGCTCAGAAGGTCTTAGAGCACAACTCATACGCTCTACATGTCTCTCATGCTTTACCCACTCTCTCGTCCTACAAATATATTCGAGATCTTTTAAATCTTCAAATACTTGGTCATAATATATTAAACTCATAAGTTAGATCCAATATGAACATTCAGATGCTGAAACGGTCCTACAATTTTTCTCGGTATACCACCCACCCTAGATGAATCATCTCCCTGCACTGCAGGTAATGTGCCGTTTATAAACACTGTAAGGTTCACAGCAGGAGTCACCACCCTAACTCCAGGTATACACGGTACTGGAATCAATGGGTTGACTTTGATACCATCAACTTGGTCAGGTACTGACGTAACGTCATAACTTTCTAACGGTGACCCGTTCACAAAGACATTCGGAGACACGGTAGGTGCCCCGCCCAAGGGCTTTGCAGGATATATGCAGTTTCCATCAGTCTCAGCAGTATCAACTGATGTCTTGCCGACTAGAAAGGGCATTTAATCGTTCCTCCACCGTATCTAAGTATTCTGTGATATTTTTATGCTCCCCGCCAGGGGGTTTGTACATTAACTTTAAATTCATGAGCACATTTTCGAGTGCCTCAATCCTCTCAGTCAAGGAATTCTCTTTCTGGTTGCTCATTATTAGTCACCTTTTCTTGTTTTGTCATATTATCGTATTGACTTAGTACACTCATCTCAGGCACCATGCCAGTGGCGAAGTAATCCACTGCCGCATCCTGTACGAGATCTGCGAATTCATTGAAGTCGTCGAATACTTGCTCTTTCAATGAACCATCTTTAGTCTTGTAAGTAACTCGGTTTTTCATTGCTCGACTCTGGGGGGTATTTTTTTCTGGGCGAATTTTTTTGGATTGGGATTTCCTCTTAATATTTATCGAGCGTCTGGAAACGTTTATAGCTTAGAAAGAAGGTACTTTTTTGGGGGCGCTCGGGCTTAATAACAATTAAGGGCTAATAACGATTAACTGTGTTATTAATTAAACAGTGCTGTGTAATAACTATTAAACAGTGCTATGTAATTATAATTAAACAGTGCTGATTAACATTATATTTTTACACATAAAAAAAGCGATGTAAAGAATACATCGCCTACTGTCTATTATTAATAGATAAGAGATTAGAAATTGTTGATAATTTCGAGATCTCCTGATTTACGTGCTTTCGCTATCACTGAACCGATGCTAATTTCATCGGAATTCCAGTTAGTTAAGAGGGCACGAATGTGTGCGATAAACTTAACACTACCTCGGAAGATATACTGCTTTGAGATATCACTTTTGAATCCAATTGTTACGTTGTTATGTAACACTGAGAGACAATGGATTGCAGATGATTCACTATCACTGAACTCACGAAAGATCATGGAATCAGCGATATCGAAGGAGAGAGACATTTGAAAGAAAAGTGTGATTAATAGGTGGGGGATTGCTCCCCCTATGTGATGCTAACCCTTAGACAGGGGTGTTAACATTTTGTGCCCAATTCTGCAACCTAGCGTTTGATGCTTTGTTGAAAACACGGTCACTATGTAACACCTCGCCACGAAAGAAAACTTTATGACGGTTCGCTGCTTTTGCAGCGGATTTGAGTGCATCACGACCCAATTTTCGTTCTGCTTTAGTGTTACCCAAGAAGGCAAGATTAAAGAGCATAGCAGCACGGCGGCGTCCAACAATTTTGGGGTTGTTGATGACAGCGTGAGCAAGAGATTCTGCGTTGTTAGTGAGAACGAAGAAACGAGTTGAAGCGATCATGAAATCTAAAGAAAGTGTTAGGCGGTGGGGTTGTTTCCTCCCCCCTCGCTTATCCGTATCATAGCAGTTTTGATGCAGGGTGCAACCGTGAAACGGTATCGGTTGCTACCGTTTTGGATATTAGTTTGAAATATCTTTTTGCCCCTCTATGTATAACTTAGTGGTCCAACGGTAAGGATTACCATTGTGAGGAATAATCCACACTGTTACATCCTCACTCCATGCACTGAATAAACGATAGGCGTGATTAATGTCGGTTGCCCACGTACACCCGTGAGGATCAAAATTGCTCCATGATGATGGTTGAACTGCCCAGTTTGCGGTCAACATGTAAAGAATTGATTAACTTGTATATACAATACACGATTTAAAATCAAATGGTAAATGTTAGTGCCACAAATACATGTGGCACACATTGTTTACACTTAAGCGGCAACAGGTTGTTTTACTTTTGCCTTCTGAATCTTGCGGTTGTTTCGTGATGCTTTCCCCCAGTCAGATCCCTTGGGTTGAGTACCATGAACTAACAGGGCGAAAGGACCATTCTCGAAGCAAGAATTATCCTGTGAGTCTACTTTAAGACCCGCACGGTTTGCATCATCTTCAGACATGAAAACTTTAGCGTAACGTGTAAACAACCCGTCATCGATTAAGTTGTCAAACTTACCCCCATATGATGCTGTTAAGTAAAAATTAGAGGGCAACTGCAAACCAACAAATAGTGGAAGATTCTTTGAGTAGCAGTAAAACTTAAGATCAGGATTGTGCTGTGCAACTAACACCCACGCCATCAAATACTCGGCATTGAAGAAATCGCCAGACTCGTGAATCCTGACCTTAGTTGTTGCTTTCTTACGTGCATTCTGCAAACCTTCGTTAATAAGATCAGCAGCATTTCCATCACGCAATGCTTTAACAATTGTTTTGAAATTGTCTTGACGGTTGTTATAAACTGCGTCGTATTGAACCTCACTGGAGGCAGCAAAACAACGGAATTCAGTGAATTTACCGTCTTTAATTGTCCTTTTGCCGTTGTCACCTAAAACCGCCATTGAGAGACAATTTAAAGCACCAGGGCAAGTGAATCCTGCAGGCAAGTTGAAAATAACCGTGTTACGGTTAAGTTTTGCGTTACCGTGTGAAAAGCGAAGCATTGTTTTAAACAATTGTTTGACTTGAAACTACAATACAGCATCCACACCCAAAAAGTAAATGTTTGTGCCACTAGTATTAGTGTCACATGGTAACTAGATTTCCACGGGTTCTGGACTACCTTGATTGATACTAACTCCCCGAGAGATAGTGTCACCTAACGCCTCGACAGTTTGCATCACTTTGGTGCTAGGATTGTCGGTGATGATATCAAGAATGGAGAGGATTTCTTCCCCATTTCTTCCTTTACGGAGGAGTGAAATCATTAGAGTTGGGTTCATAATAAGAATGCAATTAGATTGGATTAGTATTACTAATACACAGTGAGTTAGTATTAGTAATAGACAGTGAGTTTGTATTAGTAATACTTAGAGAGTTAGTATTAGTAATAGACAGTATGTTTATATTAGTAATATATTGTATATTGTTAATATATTGTTATTTAATAATCTATTTTCTTATTATAGTTTAACAGTTAAAGTTTAATAGTAAAAGAATATGTTTAAAGTTTAATATTGAAAAAAGTGAGATAATTAACTTTCTTAAAAATCTCACTTTCTGACTTTTACAAGTTTTCAATAATGATGATAACTTGCAACACTGTTAGGATCAGTAAACCAATCATCTTCATCTTCTTCCATTTCTGGAGGATTCATGAATTCATTCATCTTAAGCATGTCCTCAACATCATCCTGACTCATGTACTTTAAGCAGCAGAGCAACATGTGCTGGGCATCGTGTCCCTCTTCCACTAGGCGGAGTGCTTCGTCTCGGAAGTTGATCAGCGTGTCGTTCATGGTCTTGTGTTTGTTTACTTGATTAGTCTACAGGGTCAGGGGTCAATGTCTGTCGCTGATGTTCCAGATTCCCCACTGTCCACTGTCATCGTCATCTTTGTATGATGCTAGACGTGCTTGACGTTGCATCATCTCACGCTCAATGCACTGACGAGCAATGTCTGCTAACCAGTCACTTGAAGCGTGGATGCCGTTGCCGTAGTCCTTCATTGAATTCGTTGGTTGACTCTTGTCTACAATAGTCCCACCAGACCCCTCTGGAAGCGACTGTGTGCCACCTCTAGAACTGGTTGGGTGGGATGCATCATTCATCATACTTTGGTATCATTCATAGTCTGCGTACACATCATCGTCTTTGAATTTAGATTTGCGTTTATTTCTTTTTGAATAACGCTTCTTATTCTGGACTTGATAACCGAAATCCTCGTAATCATCCCGAAAGGTTTCTTTAGGGGATTCAGTGTATTTTTGACTCGATTTTGCCATTGTTCGGTGAAATTGTGTACTATTTAGAGTCAGATTGAGATAATCTGAAGAGTTTTGTCCTCTTTGATCGATTTGTTGACGAATTTGCCAACAGAACGACCATTTTGGACAATATCATTCATAGTATTGACAAAATCAACACTATTAATACCATTTAGAGCATATTTGTATTCATTACCACTAGTAGTGTAAGTAATCATAACATTACTGTCATTTACTTCTACTTTGTTAATAGCAGATGAAGTCAAATTAGTGAAAGAAGTCATAGATGGTTAATGGTTAACTTTTAAAATTAAAAAATCTCATTATTTAAACTTTTTAAGTTTTTGAGATTTCTGATTTATCGAACTTTTAGGAAAGTTGCCAATCCCTCAACCTCGATGTACCCAATATACTCGATTTCCGAGGGTTTGTCAAGGTCTCTGTGCCACTTGGAGGACTGTCATATTGCTCCTTGACTTTCGGTGACTGGCGTGCTAAGGCAACTAGACCTCCGTACATTACAATACATTACCTATGTTTTTTAATACATTTAGTTTTCCACAGGTTTTTCCACAGACCCTGTTGAAAACCTCAAAGTGTATCACAAATAACCCTTACAGTCACTACGGAGTGCCTTTACGGAGTATACTGAGTAACTGTGTAAAAACATTCTTAAGAATAATAACTGATGTTTAATGGTGAGTTACCATATGATGTGCATAATTCTGCTGGTACACAGTCAAATGCTAAGGTAATTCGAGTATGATCAGTGTAATTAGGTGTTACATCATGTTGTAGTACAGAAGGAAACAATGCAATGGTATTATTCATTGGTTTAAGTATGAATTCTTCTGTATTGTATGATGTATCATGTGTTGTATTCAGTTTAGTTACCATAGAGAAATCTTTGGTAAATGAGTGTGGTTTACGAATACAGAAATTACCACTGTTAGGTGGTATTACAATGAATATCACACCAGAGATGATTGAGTTAGAATGGTAATGAGTTTGAGCATAGTCCATGTAACGATGAAAGTTCAACCATGATGATGTAATATTAATTTTTGTCTTATGTCCTGTCAACTGTAAGTATTGATCTATATGATAGTATACTTGTTGAGTTAACAGTGGGAGAATATTTAAAATGTTTCGACTAACAGATGTGAGACCATTCCCACACGACTCCATACGTATATTATCCCAATTGTTTTCTTCTATTGTAATTGGTTCAATGTAGAGTGGTGTGGGAAACAGGTCAATCATTTAAGTTCGTGTTCATTGTAATATAGGAAGACAGTATCATCATCACCTTTAATCCACTCTAAGTATTCATCACCAATGGCGATAGCATCTTCCATACGATCATCTTCCATAAGTTCTTGGAAACGATCTTGGAAATATAGGAGGATTTGGTCAGACTGTCTAGAAACAGACTCTTGTTCTTTTGTTTGTTTACTATTCATAAGTCAGTACATTCTGAAGATGATCATAAGAGATAAATTTCTTAGGAGCAATCATGTCAGCAACTGCTCTTGCAAACTCATTAGGGAAATATCCATGATATCTCCAATAGAGAGTTCTTTCTCTAGTAGAGAGATCTTCTCTAGGTTGTGGTTTATCATCCACAATAACCATAAGTTCTTTCAAGTGATCGGCAACAATGGATGGTCTCATTTAGTGAATACCTGTGGTTGGTTAGAGAATTGTTGTAGGAAGTCTACACAAGATTTAAAATATTCATATTGTGTTGGTGGTAGGTCAATCCAATCAATAGGATCAGCACCATCCCAGTCAACATATTCCACGTCACCATCTTGAATGATGTCTGCAGAAATTGCTGTACCAGAGTAGTCTATCGCCAACGCTATATTTCCTACAACAATGTACATACAGTCATCATAGACCATGGGTTCCTCCTAGAGTGGTGTCTTCAGATTGTAGCAGAGTTAATCGAAATTGTCAAGCAGTTGAATCAGGTCTTCATCTTCTTGTGGTTGGTAGCAGATCATTTCCTCTGCTTCATGTAGGATCTTGAGACGAAGTGTTTCGTCATTGTAATAATCGACAGTGAGATCTTCTTGATAAGTCATGCTGGTTCAATAACGTTTGAGAGTCCTGGTTGATGGATAAGGCATGTGTTCTTGCTTCTGTCAGTAGGATGTTCATGAATACAGATAGACATAGTATGTAATTCTGGATCAGAAAAGACTACACGACCAAGAACACCATTAATCTTCACATGTGCTCCGACTGGATACATATCTTCGCTCGGTGATCGGTTGTTCTTCATAGCATATGCTGAGAGAGTCTGGATACAAACAGGCAGCAATGTAGTGTGCTTGTTCGGGTGATGACGCAATAACATATGTGTTGACGGAATAGAAAGTGTCACTCTCCCCGTCACTCATGGGCAAATCAATGTTAAGTTCATAAACATGTCCTGATTGGAGATGTTTATCGAAATCATGTACTACATCAACAATCATATTCTAAAGTCGCAGGTAGGTCCGCTTGATCCTTTAGGATCGTATTCTCGACTCTTAGTCTTGCATTTTCATCTTGGAGAAATTTAACTAGATCTTCCATTTCGTGAATGAGAGAGTTTGCTTGTTCCGTTGATACGACCATGATAGTTCAGTGTCTGAATGGATTTATTTAGAGAAACTCGTACATGAAGTAATCAACTGTTACTTCAAGACGTGCTGCTTCTTCTTCGATTGCTTTGACAAAGAGACAATCAATGTCTCCGTCTTCATACTGCTGTAGGATGTCCAGTTGTTCTTCATTCATCACATTGAATCTCCATGATGTTGAGTAGTTTCTGGTACAGGTTAGATGAGTCTACATCACATTGCTGTTGTAGAAATGCCTCATTCTTTGTGGATAGATGTTGCATAGCAGAGATCAGAAATTCTGACTCATTGTATGAGAGTGTGGTTACCATGTTAAAGTTTAGCAGTGACACCTACAATACTAGCATTAGGGTTACGTGCAAGAGCAGTTTCTCTTGCATCTTGGTAGTTACTTGCATGTACAGTCTCGACAAATACTTTGCCTGCCTTGTACAGTTTTACTTCACAAATCATGCGTCGTAACCTTCACGACGGAGCATGATACGACGCACATCAATAGCATCGTTTTCACTAGCATAAGTGCCAATACGAATACGTGATTCACGAATGATTAGTTCCCATTTATGAGAACCAATGATGCCACGTACAATGTAAGGATTGCTGGTGCCAAGAGGGAAAGGTTTCTTTTGAAATTGCATGATAAAATCAGTGAATTGTGTAGAAAATGTGTTGATTATCTGACATACAGATAACCACCAGACCAGTCGGCATGAGTGTAGAGATACTCACGATCGCCTTCCTTAAGGATATTATAGCGTATTCCTTTCGCTGGTGCATTGATAGATGCGGGTTTAAACACATTACCACTGCTACGATCAATGAAGGCATGAACAGACCCATGTCCACCACTATCCTTCATCATGACCTTCAGGTAACGACGACCACGCTTAACATAGAATTCGATGTCTGCACCATTGTCCATGATGTAATCGATCTTGGACTGATGATAGTCCATGTTGATGTCATTAGCGATGCTACGCTTGTGAGCACGGATCTGGTACTCTTTGAAGTTCATGTAGAGAGCATCACACAACATGACTGTGTAGTCTTCCACAAGTTCATTGGTGAGTGTGGTGTTCATTGGGTGGTTCCCTTTGGTATGAATATAATATAGAGCATTTTCATGCCCTATGGCGATTGAGTGGACAGTTCAGCAAGTGGTTAGAATAGATAACCGTGTCTTGCAACTATGCGACAATCATTATATCTTACATTGGTCTCCAATCTACCGTTAATCTCTTCCTTATGAAATTCATTCATCACTCTCTTTGCTTCATCACAAGAATTGAACCCAATATCACCCTTGTATCTAATAGGTTGATTTGTGGGTAGATGCAAGATTTGATAGTGGGGTCCGTGGTTCATGTGATTATTCCGTAATCATAGAGCGTCAAACATTTCTCTAAGTTCAGTCAGTGCTACATTTTGATCTGAAGCAGCGGAAACTTTAGCATAAGGTTTGTTAACAAACCGATCAAAGCGATCTACTTGATAACCTTCCTTAAATGCTTGACGGATGATGTTATCATAACTGTGTGAGTGTAGCGGAATATGTCTGTGAAGAAGATAGTCTTCACAGTCTTCCGCAAGTTGCTCCTTAAACTCATGTGTTAGACTGTCTAGATTAATCATCATCGGTGTTGGGTTCTTCTTCAACTAAAGTGCTTTGGAATAGTGATGTAATCTTGTCAATTTCTTCATACTTAGCATGACTGATAATTTGATCAGGTTCTCCCATATTACCAATCTTTTGTAGCATAAGATTTTTCTGCTCATTAGTCACACTGATAGTTTCACCAGTGATATGATGTTTTGCAGTAATGTCTTCAGGCAAGAGGTAATAGATTGCAATAGGACTTTCCTCTGGAAATAATTGTAATCTATCGTCTACAAATTCTTTAAGTTGCTTGAGAGTGTAATACATGAGAGAGAATTTCTTTAGTGGTTGTCATACATGAACTAGCGTAACCAGTGGCATAAGCATACCCGCAGTCAGGATCGTTCTGGGGCTCATCATAACATTTTTTAATAGCAATGTCAAGGTTCTCAATAAGTTGAGTGAGAACCTTGTTGTCAACGGTGGAGAACTTCACAGACATCATCAAAAGAAACATCATCAAAACGGAACCGAGTCTGTTCTTCAGACTGGTCCCACAGTTTACCCTGAATAACCAGGGCGTCAACCTCAAAGAATTTCTCACATTCTTCCACGTCACTCGGGAGAGCACGTTGAAGAAGTTCAATCAAGAAGTCACATTCATCGGAAGTTAGTTGCATGATGTATATAGCAGACATTGATAATATACACACAAAAAAGGAGGGCGTCTGCCCCCCATGTGTCAGTTCTTAAACTGTCTATAATTAGTGAGAATGACAAATATCTGTGTGACAATGGATATTAATGCCATCTAGATGAAATGCTCCATGAGCAATTTCCCAACCACCTACAGAAATAACACTAGTGGCAATAATTGTTAAAAAAGTATTCATAATTAATATAAATGAACTATTACAACGTTATTTATTATCCTTCTCTAAAATGGTCAGTCTATTTTCTAATTCATACAAGAGATTAGATGTGACAACATCCTCTTCCTCTAATCTATAAATCCTGTCCTCAAGTGATGTAATGTAGTCTTGTAAGTCCTCGTATTGCATTATTTCATACCACAGGTTCTTTTATATATGTTCCTGTGTATTTGTAGAGTTTATATTTACAGTTATATCTATCAACATATTTCTCAGCATGTTCTTCACATGTAAACCAACATTTTTTATTCTCAGTAAGATCTTGCAGGAAGTATGGGAATGTTTCTATCCATGGGAAGAGTTCTTTCTTCCTACTATTCATGACCTTAAATGGTTGTTTCTTTGTTGTCTTCCTCTTCCTTGGTGTTGGTGTCGGTTTCTTTGACTTTGGTAATGATGATGGTGTTGTTTTCGATTTTCCAATCGATCGTGTCACCTTCTTCCCATCCGTTTTCTTTGGTGATTTCTTCGGGGATTTCGATGAAGTAGTCTTCCGTGTTGCCATACTGTTGTACTGTGGTGATAAAGGTTTTGTTCATCGTTTAATAATCTCGTTACCAGCAACTACACAATCTAATTCAGATGTATGTAATAGATTTACAGCATCTTGAATGTGTCCTGCAATAGGTTTACCATTATTATTTAATGATGTGTTCAATAACATTGGCATTCCTGTGATAGTTTTAAATTTGTCAATCAATCTATGAAAATGTGTATGTGATTGATCAACAGTTTGTATTCTACATGTCCCATCTATATGTGCAACAGATGGAAATCGATCAGGTTCTCTTGTATTAGCAACATATAACATATATGGCGAAGGATCCGTCCATTTGAAATAGATATCAACATCATCTTCAAGAATAGATGCACCAAATGGTCTAAACCACTCACGATGCTTAACTTTCTTGTTTATAATGTCTTTACCATTTTTTATTGATGGATCCATTAGTATGCTACGGTTGCCTAGTGCTCTTGATCCAACCTCCCCATGTCCTTGATACCATCCAACTATAGCACCATTTGCAAGCATGTGTGCAACTTCGTTTATAGTTTTATCTGATGGCACACTGTCTGGAACCTCATCATCCTGCCAGAATGGGAAACCAGTGCGGTCAAACTCTTCCTGGTCATGGTGTTGTCTAAGATATTCTACAATACCAAGACTAAGACCTTCATCACTACTATGTGGTGGTACAATTAATCTTTTATTTCTAAGAGCACATGCATCTTTAATGGCAGTATTGATTAATGTATTCTGTGCAACACCTCCACTAAATGATATTGTATATGCATCTTGCGAAGCAAAGTATTTTGCAAAAATGCGTTCAGTTGCTTCATGCCATAAACCAATGAAATCACATTTACGCTCCCATGACATCCTTCCAAATCCATACACACCCCATACATGATTAAGATGTTCAATTGATAAGCATTCTAATTGACCAAGTAAATGATTATTATCTAATATCTTAGAGAATCCCTTCAATGCCATCAATTTACCAGCAAGATCATAAGGACTGCCTTCAATATTCATGTAGTTTCCTGCATAATGTGGCATGATCTGTCCAAGACTCATGCAATCATCATTATTATATACTGTTCTTCTATCAGTATTCCAGAATATAGAGTGTGATGCATTGTCATCACCAAACCCATCAAATACCATGCCTAAATGTGCTTCTTCACCTTCTGTCCACAAACTTAAAGCATGTGCCATGTGATGGTCTATTCTATGCACTGGACATTCAAACCCTAATCTTTCAAAATCAGGTATATCAATATATTGATGAGTAATAGACTCATCAATCTTGAGATCTGGATACTGATCACCATCAATGACAATACCAATAGCATCCACTTCAGATGGTGTAATGTCCCATCGTTTGATAAGATAACTCCATGATGTCAGATCATCATATCCATGGTGTTTGATTTGTGAGTCACGTTCTAATTTATAATATCTTACCTTTACTCCATCAGTGTAAGTAACATTAGAGTCATGCTCACATAATCTAAGTCCAATGAATTTCATAATAGTGTTTTGGATGTAAACTGAATGATTTTATAATGCCACCAATAAAATTGATAGTGCATGTGGGAAGGTCTTGTGGTGGACCATAATATTTCTCTGGATAGATTTTAACAGATCCTGTGATGTATAGTGGTGTAACTCTACCATGTCTACCATTTGGTTCCCATCTATAATATAACAGATTGTCTTCATCAAGAACAAAATCTTGTGTATCAGAAGTATCAATCATCCACAGTTTACCAGATGGATCAATCCAATGTTCTATTAATGATCCACCATCACATCTAATATCTTTTGTTTGATTGACACCTTCAAATTTTTTACCCAATTTGTACGATGAACGTACAATATCAAACATTCCCATGCTAACCTCCCGTTACTTGGAGGTTTTGAGAGAAAATAGTAAAATCTGTGTACATCCATCCAGTACAAATATACTTAATTTCATCAACAGGAGAAACTCCTCGATGCACATAATTCCAAGTAGAGGGAAAAAATAGCATTTTACCCTGCTTTGGTTGTATTCTTGTCCCATCAATAAACTCAGTGTAACCACCATTATCATCAGTAACATCATTAAGATACCAAATGAAAGTTACAATACGATTTGATAGTGTCTCAATTTGTATATTCCATTCTGGAATTGAATCATGATGCCAATGATAATATTCTCCTGGAACAGTCTTTTGTAATTGATAACCAACATCATTACAATTTCTCCCCATTTCTTCATACAAACCACTATGGTTTACATGTTTTCTGTATATGTCATAGTGTTTGTTGAGAGATTCATAAAACACTTTATCTTCAATAGTCCAAGCATCGTTTCCTGATATATGAAGGTCTGTAGATCTCTTTATACTCGGAACATATCCTCCACCAACAATACCATGTTTTTGGTCTTCTACACGCTCTTCAAATTTTTTAATAGTTTTCTTACAAAAAGAAGCACTCAGTGCATTGTCAGTTGTCCAGATCAGATCGGTGAATTTCATTATCAAAAGATTTAATTAATTTACGTAAGCGCCTCTCAAAAAACCAACGAGAGATTTTATTGCTAGGATGAAATTGAATAATGTACCAATATCTTTTAATGTTTATTGATACTAATTTAATTCTCAATACTATGTAGTCGGAAACATTTCGATCACTTGCGAACACATATACTAAAAGTACAAGAGCACAGAACCATAACCAATTATTATATATTATCATCATCTTCAAAACTCAAATACTCGATTGCTTTTTTTTGTATATTAAAATGTTTACGACATTTTTTAACTGCTTTCAGTTCATCTTTGATCATTTGGTATGCATCCTCAGAAGAGATCTTACGTGCCATCTCCATACATGTAATCATTTCAACACGGGTTCCAAAGTGTTTAAGTGCCTCTTCAAAACAATTTAATGATTCATACATATACATCCTTCAACTATACTATTTAATATCAATAGCGGGTTCACCTTTATCAAAGATAGTAGAGACCACATCATTCAAACGTTGACGAGTATTCTTACCATAGTTTTTGAATACAGGTACAGTAACAAACCCAGTACGCTTGCGATACATGGAGAAGTTACCAGCAGCAATCTTGCCAGATTGAATATCAGCAGAATCTTCCTTGTTAAGACGAATCACACGACCGATAGTCTGTGCCATCTCAATGATGGGGAGATTACGAAGGAGAATTGTGTGAGTCAGACCCTGCACGTTGATACCTTCAGATAGAATGCTGTAGTGGAAGATAATAAATTTACGCTCATGATCAGCACCCCATTCATTAAGAGTCTGGAAAAACTGATCACGGGTTACTTTTTGTTGATTAACATATGCACCATGCTTACTGGTGATGTGCATAACATCGTAACCACGCTGAGACAGGTCTGTAAGGACTTGTGTGGTCGATAACATGTTCCACAGTACCTTTGTGCTAGGAGCAGCAACAAGGACCTTCTGGGCGTTTCTGGCGTCCAGTCTGTCAATCATGTTGATTAAGGTATCTGCATCATTCTCAGCAGCATTTGTCTTACATCTCTCAATGTCAACCTCATGGATATCAATAGTAGGACGAAGAATGCTGCCTTGTTCTACAAGTTCTGGTGCAGGTATATTAGCAATCACACGTCCGAAGACGATATGATTGTTCATACCATTGCCATTCTTTCTGTACTTAGGAGTAGCAGTGAAGTAATAATAGTTGTCAGCATTACAAACACTGACATAATCAAAAAAGTCTTTGCGTACGCCATTATGTGCTTCATCGAAGTAAGCAACACTGATATCAATCTCAGACTCATTGATACGACGGAGAGAATTATATGTAGTGAAGATGATCTTGTGATTATCAACAATCTCATCCCATTCTTGAATCACAGATGCTTTGGTAGTGCTCTTATACTGTGTCTCTCCACTGTGAACGTGCAAAACGTTAGCACAGTCAATAAACTCCATGAACTCACAGCAGAGTTGCTCTGCAAGCAAGATACGTGGAGCACAGACAACGATAGTCTGTGGTGTGGTAGCGTTCTTGATGCGACGAAGAGCATCAAAGATCATCATCAAGGTCTTACCAGCACCTGTTGGAGCAATGATCTGACCATGAGTATACGTGGACAGAGCGTTGAGTGCTCGGTTCTGGTGTGGATGGAGTTGCATTGCATGTGGTGATTACATACATAGTATCCCACAAAATGCTTGATCTGTCAACCCCTTGACAAAACCTCAGTAAACCAGTAGAATAACTCTGCCAAGGTTCACTGATAAGGTAGCTCTGTTAATCCTTTAATACTGTTATTACCTGCCAAGAACATACCTTCCGAGAACAAATAATATTGAACGAAATAATCAGGATCACTCAAGTCTGTAGCATGTTCTGGTAAATTTTCTCTAACAAATGCTCTTGCTTCCGCTTCAGTATCCCAATAGATGAATACAAATTCGTTATATAATAGTTTATCAAACATACCAGGGTATTCTGATAGATTATTATGATATGCAGAATAGATTTTATTTGCCTTTTCAGCATCCTCTACACCATCAGGACCAACAGTCCTTAAAATCATTAGATATCTTTTTTCATCGTCTTGTCCAGTAAGATCATTAGCAAAACTAAGAAAATCGTGTACTTGCATGATTAAACTCCTAATGATAGTTCGTTAATGTCAAAATCAAATAGTCCTTCACAAAGTTCATACTTTTCAATAATTTCAAGAATTTGTTTAGAGACTGGTACACCTCTTTCATCACGTAATTTCTTACTATTGATGATAGCATCCTGTTGTATAATAATTTTTTGCTGTCTTGGAGATGAGATTGCATTTGGTTGCTTATTATACTGATCATCAGTCTCTAAGTATCTACCGCTGTCCCTATAATCAACATGATATACTACAGGATCAACAGGCCATTTAAATTCTTCAACATAAATTAGATAATCTATATTTGATTCAAATGAATCAGGTCCCTTGACAATTTCTCTTAATTTTGCTCTCCATTGTGTCCACAATACTTTCTCACCATCAAAAGTCTCTGGATAATCATCCAAAATTCTGTGATCAGATTCTCTTAAAAAAGTATCTCTTTCAGAAAGCATAGTATTATATACGTCATCTAGATATTCTCTCTTCTCAAGTACTGCCAATGCTGCTTTGTTTCTAGCGTTCTCGTTAACAGTCATCTGTACGAAGACTGTTGTTTTCATAGTTTCAAAGATTTCTTTGGCATCTTCAGTCGTAAAATCGTCAACGTCATATTTGACTAAAAACGATTTATCTTGCTTGAAACTGTACTTCATTTTCTCTTTCATAGCATAGAAAGATCCATCTTCATAGATAGCAAAGAACAATAATTTATCCTTTGGATGAGAATACTCATCAGGAATATTATTGAGTAAGTTTTCATTAAGTTTGCTATTCAAGAAGACAGACTGGTATTTAAATCCACCGTTAGTGTCGTCGGTAGTACGTACCAGGATCAACTTTGCTTTAGAATCATATTCAAGTAAAGATTTCTCCAATCCCTCTGGAACTGGAGACATATCTTGTAAAATAAAGTCGTTTGGATTAAATGCCATTGTCGTGGTTTATATGTATTTAGAATGATTTGATCATCCAGTGGACGTATGTATATGGTGTCATCAATGGAATAGTATCTTGTGGAGATAATTCTGGTACAGGAATTAACTGTTTGGTTTGTTTAAGTGTGAATGTTCCAGGAAGAATTTCCATACCAACTTCAAATGAATCAAATCTAACATCAACTTCAGTTGTAGCAAATTCACTACCAGGAGTTATTACACCAGCACCTTCACCTTTACCCCAACTAAACGTTTCTTGTTGATCACCAGGGTCAGACAAACTAATGTAATGAGAATGTTCAGTTCTACTTGGACGATATGCTTGAACACTAATAAACTTCTCAGGAACATCAACTGCTGCAATGTATCTTAGAGTACTACCAGACTCATCAACATTACCACCAGACCATGTAAGATTAATGTATCCTTCAATTTCTGTTTGCTCCGAACCATCCAAGTTTGGTTGTTCAACAGTGATACTAGATGCGCCCCCAGAGGCATAGTCGCCAATGTATCCATCACCACTGCCACCAGGACCAGCACCCGATTGACCATCCCATGAAGACATAGAAGTTGCAAAAATAGGTATATTTCCATCATCATCAGATGAAATTGAAACCTGAGGAACATTATTAGGATATTGAATATCATAATCTCCTGTACAATATCCCCAGATATTAATTCTGGCATTATTTGGTTGAACAGATGGACCATCTACACCTGCTTTACTAGTGAGAGAGATGGTTGTACCAAAACCACCAACACCACCCCATGTAACATATCCTTTAGTTCTATTTGGATCTGGGCGACCAGCAACTAGTTCGTGGAAGTGGCGTGGGATATCACGAACAGGAGTTGTATCTAGTGTGACAACACCACCCATTTGACCAGCAGCAACAAATTCAACTTGATCTGATATATTACTGTATCCTGTAGTTTTAACGTTTGCGATAGTAAAGAATGGACTGGATTGTGCTGGTTGTCCTTCACCAGGAGTAATGATCTGTTCAAATTCATTGTTATCACCTGATGTATCAACACCAGGATCATCAATTGTCTTGACGAACCACTGTCCACCTTGGGATCCTGGTCTGTTACCTGATGCATTTAAAGATGATTTGGCAGGACCATATAATGGATTTAGAATAGGAGAAGATGAAGAGTTTCCATCAATAGGACCAGTACCACAGATTCTTCTGTTCCTCATATCAGGAACTCTAAACAGATCTGTATCTCCACCAGTTGCACCATATTGATATCCAATAATTTCAAATAATAGTGGGAACTCAGTCTTGCTTACATATCTACCATCACAATATACCCAACCATGGAATCTAGAATCTGCTTTACCAGATAAAACACCCCAATTATCTGCTGCTCCATCTTCATTAACTGCAGTTGAGTCTTGGAAGACTGGCATGATAGTTGCAATAGGTAGACCTTCAAACTTAGTGGAATATCTAATCTGACCTGATGCTCCTGGTTTAATAGTTTGAATACTACTATACCATTGTCCTTTGATGGGATCTTGTACTGCTGCATTAGCATATACAATAAATGGGGTTTGGTATGAACCAACTGTGACAATACCACTAGTATCAAAACCAGCAACAGCAGATGCTAATAATCTAACTCTAAATTGTGTGCCATTAGTAATAGTTACAGAATCTAATGGTTCAATTGTTGAATATGATCCCGTCAATCCAATATCAAATTGTATACCATTAGTGCCATAAATTGGTACTGCAACATTAATACCGTTAACAGTAACAATCTCATTAGACACACCATATTGTAACACGTCTGCATATACATCTGAGAACAAGAATGGATCTGGATTGACACCAAAATTACCTTCATTCTCAACTTGCCAGAATGTAGTATACGTACCACATTCAATAGTAAATTCTACATTATCACCAAGAACATTTGATGTTAAATATGTTAACTTAATTACAGAATTTTGTTCTACATTTACTTCAGATAGTCCAGTATCGTCGCCATTGAGAATAATAGTTGCATTTGGCGTGTTACCTCCGTTTCTAGTAATTCTAAAGAATGTTGGAGTATCAATACCTCTAATAGTAACGGAGTTTTTTGAAATAATTTGTGTTTCTAATGGTTGATCTTCCATTGGGAAGAAGATGAAATTATCTGGAGTAATATCAGGTTCATCCATTGTACGAACAACAAATCTTTTAGCAGGTTCTACTGGGGTGGAACCAACTTGAACTGTTGTTGATGAATCAGTTGCATAATTTTCAGATGCTGGAATTCTTACTTTAAAGTATTGATTATTATTAATTTGTCCAGGAGTACCAGAAGAATAAGTAAAATAATTGCCACATGTGCTTATATCAGTACAGATAGCAATTTCTGCAGCATTACCAATAGTAAAAATGTCTACTGGTGTATTAATACCAGTGATGTGGATTGGTTCTGATTCTACTAAATTTGGGTTGCCAGTAATACTTGGTTCTACATCATTTACTCCTGGAATTTCAAATGGATTGGGGAGTGTATCTGGTGGTTCACCAGTTTGCACTGTCCATGTAAATCTTTTTATACCAAGATCTAATGTACTTACATAGTCTGAATAATAATCTAATCCAGTTGTCATTTCCAACTGAATCCACATTTCATTACCAACTAATACATTTGGTGCAGTCCAGTCTTGCAATAATGTTACACCATCAGTATCATATACTCTAATTCTAGCACTATTTTCTAGAACTCTTGCTTGAATAAGACCAGTAATACCTCTAACTTGTACGATATTAGATAGTACTACTGTATTAATATCGGCAGGTACTGTATCAAATGTAACAGGTTCTGGATCTCTATCTTGTGGGGGGAATCCTAGTAAGATAATACCACCATCACCTTGCTTTGAACCTTGCATTGGTGGAACTGGGAGTCCATCAACTGAACCTAGACCTAAATTTGCAGCTAATGTTGCATATGTTGGGTTATAATATGCACCACCACCTTGTCCAGCAGTGGAATCCAGGTCAGTTGTTTGTACTTCTACGTCAAATTCATCATCTCTAGTCGTGAGAATTTGACCTGCCTCTCCAAATCCACCACCACCGCCACCTGGACCACCACCTTGTGTCAACACATCAGCACCACTGGTGGCACCAAGACCAGAAGTAGAAGTTTTAAGTGGTCCTGGCGTGGTGTAGTTTCCGTGCATTTCGTCGGGGGGAATCTCAGTATCGTTACCAGCACCCGCACCGCCTCCGCCTCCACCTGCAAAAAATAGCAATGTACCATCATTTAATGTGACACCAGTAGCACCTCCTCCACCACCACCAGAACCAGAACGATCACCAGGACCAGAATCTCCGCCATCTCCACCTATAGAATATCCCCATCCACCTGAACCACCCGCCGCACCTGCGGTGAATGAAAGACCATTATCACCTCCAGCACCAGGATATAATTTAATAGTTGGACTTGCGAGTAAATATGCAGTAGATAAAGTTAATGTACCTCTAAGTTCATTTCCAGCAGCACCAGCACCACCAAAACTATTTGGAGCATCATCTCCACCATTACCACCACCGCCACCAGTAACTACATAATCAACTTCTTCCGCAAAAGTGGGGATGTTTACAGTAATTGGAGCACTAACATCACCTAGGTTAGAATAGAGAATATAGTCAAAATTTTCTTTACCTGTGTAACAATACACAGTATCATATCTAGTTCCAATTTTGATGGTTACATATGTAAAACTACCTCTAGTTGTTGAAGCAGAAAACCTCAACGCCATTGTAGTTCCTTCATACACATTTGTGATGTTGGCACCATTGTAATTAATACCATCTGAACTAAGTTGTGCTGAAGCAGCAGAACTTTGATCATAAACACTTACAGTAACTGGTAGATCAATACCTTCAACAGTGAATTGTGTTTCTACAACTTGACCAGGATCTGCATTATAAACATTAGATGCTTTAAATGGATATGGGGTAGTCCTTGCTAACCTATTTTTAATTGTAATGGTATCGGTGACATTATCTCTAGATCTTTCAGCAACACTAGGACCTTCAGTTGGGTTGCCATTGGGACCACCAAATGGAGGACCTTCAAATAACAATGTACTTGTGAATGTGGTATTATATTGTAATGGTGAACGTTGTCTGATTGTTACAACATCTCCATTCTTTACGTACATGGATTGTACCCACGCACCACCAACTGCTTTCTTTCTCATGTCCGCATTGCCGTTTGATACACGGGCAAGGACTTGCACATCATTTAAATTAAGAGGATCATTACCACCAACACTAAAATTATCTTTAATTGTTCCAGTTGGTTGTAAATTAACGATACCATTTCTTGTGATATCTACTGGTTGTTGTAGATCTGCATATGCACCACCAACATATTCCACACCAAGACCACTAACTAAAAGGTCTGCATAGTAGTAACCAAATGCAACTACTCCAAAATCGTCTTGAATGGATATGTTAGCAAAATTATAATTGTTTTCGCTAGATACTATTACTTCATCACCATCAGATATGGCGTAAATTGGTTTACATTCAACTGCATCTGGATAACGTTTTACTTCCGTCCACACATTCCAATCATCATCCTCATCTCCTGTCTCTTGAACAACTGTATATCGTCTACTGAGACCTAAATCTGGTCTGCCATATGTTCCTGGTTCATTATTATCATAACCACCTGTATATTTTTCACTAGGAACAGCAAATACTCTAATATCTGTTTCTGTTTTCTCAGTCCAAGTACCAATAGCAACTCTACAATATATCGTGTCGCCAAGTACAACATTTCTAAGATCTTGTGTCCAATTTACATTATCTTTAGATACCTGTCCATCTTCAGTAGCAGTTGCTCTAAGGACAACATCATCATCAATTAATGACGTGCTTAATGTTTTTGTTTTCCATGAACCCAATTCATCTTCATTTACATCAACAAAGTCTGTAAATACAATTGGACCAATAGATTGCTTTTGATCTCTAGTTGTAACAGACCAAGTATCTACAACAACAGTAGATGGTTCTCCAATACCAGTACCAAAAGTTTCGTCACCAATTTCTAGTTCAATATTTGTTGTGGTTGTATACCAATCCTCTGTTTTAACTCTTAATCTAATCAGATCATCATTCTGTACATTGGCACTAGTTACCCATGTACCACTATTATTAACTTCAAATGCTGCTGATGACCTATTGCTCGTTAAATCTCTTCCACCACCGTTGGGGTTTTGAGGACCAGAAGTAGTTACATTAATAGTTGCTGGAATAACAATTTCAATACCAGTCAATAAAATTTGATTGGAGTAGTAAAAACTATCTTTCTCAAATGTTTGTCGAGCAGCACCATTTACATCAGTACCATTTTGATTGACGAAAGTAAACTGATCTACAGTAGCATCAGGTATTCTAGTACCAAATGTAACGTCAGTAGGATCTAATCCAGTACCAATTTGGACCTGGACCGTAGTTTGTGTATTCCATGTGGATGGTGTAGGATATCTGATCTGAACCTGATCACCCCTACCTACTAAAATCCTAGCCATAAAATGCTCGTCTGTTCAGATAGTCTCTTCTTATTTATAGGTCTGAAGGATCAATTAAAACCCATTCTCCATTGTTTATTTTGACTTCAATGGGAACATTAGATTTTAATTCTTGCTTTTTTTCGTTAGGTAAGTCATCTATCTCAACAATCTTAGAGATGAAAAAATCATCTGGTTTTTGGTTGTTGGAATATTGGTCTGTAAATTTCATTGGATTACTGCTTTAGCTGTTTCACTTTCGGGGATTTCTGGACATTGAGACATAGTTGAGAATGCTGCGTCACACAGAGTTCTAACTGTCTCTTCGTAACCAGAATAATCTGTGGATGGTTGGAGTCTGTATAAATCTGTACTCATTATGACACCATTATCATCGAGAATATGATAATAAAATTCTACATATCCATACTGAGTATCATCACCCTCTATGTTAAAATATATTGTAGTAAATTTGTATAATTTTTTAACCATTTTTATAATATTTATGGTGAGATGTTAGGTTTTCTCCAGTTGGTGTTTGGAGTATCACCAAACCTTTGTACATTAACTTCTAGATCTGTGTTGCCGCCTGATAAATTAGAGAAATTATCTCTCACGTCACCTTTATTTTGTCGTTTGATATCTGCTGCTTTGATTTGCACACCCCATGGGTTTTCTAATTCAACTTCCCAGTTATCAATATCAGTTGGTGGGTAAATTACTGTTGGTGATTTAATGTATTCTTGTGGAGTTTGTGATCCAGTATAACTTTCTAATGCTCCTTGTGCTCCTTGTGGGAATGGAACTTTTTGAACGTTGTTACCGAAATCAAAAATTTCGTTTACAACTGGTGCTCTAGTTTGGGTCACCCATGAAACTTCAGTTCTTCCAATCAATAGACTGTCAGTTCTTTCGTTAATTAGACCATTTTCATCTGTGTTAAATGGCAATGTTGTTGTTTTAATCTCAACTGTACTACCGTTAGTGTATATAGCAGTTGTTGTATAACTTAGAGTGAATGGATCTCGTACAAAACAATTTGTTCCAGTAATTCTCGTTGGCATATCAACACCAGATAGTGTAAATCTGATAAGAACTTCTTCTAATGGTTCTCTCCCAATTAAATCTGGAATTGAAGGATCTGTGGCAAAATCATCATTATATGCATTTGTTTCAATATTGTGATTGATAGTATTATATCCATCAGTTGCTTGTAAGCGATAAAGTGTTTTTCTAGGAGATCTTGCCGCATTATCAGCATTTGACTGCTTCATGTCAGTAACTTTTTGTGTAATGTTATTACGAGATTTACTTCGTTCATACTCTATACTATCATCATCAAATGAATCGTTTGGTTCTAACTCCTCATATTCATGTACTGGATCTGTTGAAACCCACTCACCACCAATTTTTTTCTGAATCTCTGCTTCAAAAAATGAAACGCCTTCAAATGTGAGAAAAGTTTCGTATTTTGGTACAGCATCTAAACTTTGTTGTGGTTCTGGCACACTGCTGCTAAAAAATACTTGAACTTTAGGTATTATTCCAAAAAAATATTCTGATTGAGCACCATTTTCATCAGTAAAAGTATAAACTATATCCTCTGGTCCATCGGTGTTATTTTCGTATCCGTTAAAAGTTACTGTTCCATCTCTATCTACAGAATCATTGTACTCAATATCAATAGGTTCATTTGAACGAAGAACTTTTTTATCATCATCAGTCTCTAGTATAATCCATCCAGCATATGCTTTACCACCTCCACCGCCTCCACAATCGTGAGATCCACTATCATGACCTTCGGCACCTCCTCCACCACTTCTTCCATTCTTACCAGAAGCAGATTCGAGATCTGTTTTTAATTTTCCACTACTATCTCCTGGGTCCCAATCAATACCACCACCAGCACGGTTACCGCTTTCTGGAGCAGTACCTTGAAATCCTGCTCCTCCGCCACCATATTGTCCATTATTTTCAGATCCACCTTCTCCACCATCTCTCACAGTGCCATTACCACCATCACCACCTCTAGCAGTACGACCACCTTCGCCACCTCCACCTTCGATGTTACCAGCACCAGTGTTTACATAACTGGAATCACCTTCACGACCAGGAGTTGATCCTCTACGAGTGGAGGTAGATCCTTTTCCACCACCTCCTCCAATAATTTGAATTTCTCCATCAATCAAAGCATCAAGAGTACCATCCGACAGACCGCCTCCGCCGCCTCCGCCGCCATTATCACGTCCACCACCTCTGGGACCACCACCACCGCCTGCACCGACTGCAGCGCCATATATCCTCTTTACACGACCGTTTTTAAACGTCGGCGTGTCAATAGTGGTAGTTTTAGAGGAACCTTGATCACCACGTTCTCCGTTTTCTCCTGTCTCAGTTGCGTATGGCATTAGCTTTCTAGTATATTTTTTGCGGTTAATGTTCCTACAACTCTAGTACGAATACGTGTTGGAAATTGATTAGCAACACTACCACTACGTGCAGTTAGTGGACTAAAGTCCATGTTATCAATCAACCTTGGTGCTTGATCACCAACTGTGTTATATATATTGTCGGGATTTTGCCACCCCAACCATGATGATCCTAAAGGTTTGACACGAACCTCAAGGTCAGTATCATCTGCTCTAACTTCAACACCGTCCAACTCATTAACTCTATCAGTATCTTGCAATTCTACCTGCCATGCTGCGACAGTAAGTTCAACTGTAGTTGGAGATTGAATTTGTGGTGTCTGTAATTCTGAGTTGCCAGGGGGAACTGGAAATGGAACTTCTTGAGTTAGATCTCCAAAATCAAATATCTCTGCATCATCTGGCGCTCTTGTAGATATTTGAAAGTATTTTCTATCTGGACCTACATCAACATGACGAACTATCGAATTAACTGTAGTATCTGGAGAAGGATTAAATGGTAAAGTAGTGAATCTAATTCTAAATCCTTGATTTAATGGATTTAGTGTAATAGAACTTGTAAATGCTGAACTACCTCCTTCTGCAACTAAAACAAAACCATCACCACTTACATTGATTGGGACATCAAATCCAGTTATTGGGTTGACATTATATATGATAGTGGTATCAGGTTCTTGACTGGCGAAAATTGGAATTTCAAATGCATCTGGTCTATTATCATTTTTAACCAGTGCTTCTAATGGTAGAGTATCTGTATCTTCTTCTACTGCACCCCATGCTTTAATAGTATAAGTTTTTCTAGCGGGGGATTGGAAATTATTATTAGATTTTAGATATGTATCTACAGTTATATTTGATTGTCCAGTAACATCACCAACACCTTGATCAATTTCTACCTTGACAGCATTTTGAACTACCCAAAGTAATTCTACTTGAGTAGTATTTTGTGCTACTAAAGGGGCAACTGTGAATGATGATAAATTTAGAGGGGAATATACAGCTCCATAAAATTTAGCAGCAACACCCATTGGTTTTACTCCAGTATCACTATTAATAATAGTCAACCGCATTATATCGGTAAAATTATAATACTCTGTGGAGGTTAAAATATTACCCGAAGTATTATAAGATCCTGCATCACCAATATATTCTCCATCCAAATAAACATATGCTAAGTTGTCTGCAGCGACTTGAAATTTCTGCAATCCCCAATCATTGACCTCAATATCCCATTCATATAAACCACGTTGATACACTGCATACGTGTTCATAAACGTAGACCAAGCTGATGCAGCATTACTAATAGTAGGATAATTTGTATTATCCCTGTTTACTGATCTAGAATTAAAATTGGATGCTAATATTGCCATGTTCAGACTTTAATAATGTACTCTACAAGATAATATGGTGATGTTATGTCATCTAGTTTAATAGTATCTTCTGTAGTAACTGTAACAGTACTAGTTAGACCATCAGCAGGAATGTTGAATGTGTCAAAGAACATTGTTTGGGTATTGTTTGCACGTAATTCACTAGATGTTGGTAAATTAATATCATGATTATGTGATACTAAAGTTGACGCACCCTCTGGGGATGGCAGTAGTACGTAATCATTCTGTGCTTCTGTTTGTGCCGCATTACCACCTCTAGCACCAAAATCTGCGACAAAAAAGTTATCTGTCCATCTACCAGTATATGTCATAACAGCAGTGTCTGCATTATGTCCATGTGCCTGAAAATTTTCTTCAGATAACTGATCATTCAATGTAGTTGGAGATTGTAATTCTAATATGGATCTACCATTAAATCCAATACCACTTTGACCTTGAATTTGGAACAAACCACTGTATGAAATAGTAGCTTCACTACCAATCAAGGATACAATTTCAATTTCAGTACCGACTTTTTTGATTAAAGGATTCTGATTTAATGTATCGTTTAAATACTCACCTGATGCCGTAGAAGATCTAACATACTTCGATCCTAAATCTGGCAATTGAATTTCATCTGGTGCCATATTGTCTGGATCTTTAGCAAATTTGCAATCAGATCCAATACCAATTGTTGCTGCCAATGCAGGATATATATCTGCTTTTAAAATTTTTCCATCACATTTTAAAAATCCTGCAGGTAAAATCTCATCTCTAAATGATGGGATTTCAATGGAAACAGGAAATGGAATGATTGTTCCCGTAACTCCTCCAAATTTTGCTTTTTGTTTTGTGTAGTATACTGTCATTAGTATGCTCTAATTAAGTGAATACATGCCATAGAAGGTGATGTCGTAGTAAATGTAATCTGAAACGCATCAAAAATATCATCTGGTGTTACATTAGGTGCTGCTACGGCAGTAAGTGGAGATTTTGCTTGCAGTGCTTCTCCATTATATAGGACGTTAAATTCACCACCATGATTATGTGCCTGAATAACTTGAGTTAACCCAGGAGCATTTTCTGTAGTATTGTAATGAATTAAATCACCGTTCATTAAAACTTGTTGAGGATTAACCAAACCATCACTCAAACCAGTAGCATTACCATCACCACCACCATCATCATAGTTAGGTGCATTTGCTGCATTAGATGTATCTGAAAATGGTAGACGTGTTAATCCTGCAAGAATTTTACCGTCTGCTTTCAAACTCGATAACCAACTAGTGTTGCTACTAGTGATACTGTCAGTAACTCTAAGTTTTTGTCCTTCAGTAAACCAATTTTTACCTACACCATGACGATCTGGTCCAGTTCTATTTGGTCTGTGTTCTTTAATTGGTTTTGTACCTTCGACCATTGCAATAGCATATCTACCCTGACCTGTTTGGAATGGTTGTACCATACCATTACCACCAACAGTGGTACTGAAATCATTTTCACTACCAGTTTGACCACTCCACATAATTTCAATAGTTTTTGGTTTAGATCTATTCTTTCTTCTCTCTTCATCATTACAACCAACAACATCGAAAGGAATTTCACAACCTGTTCTTCTATACCAATATGCTTGAATTTGAATCTCGGGGGTATCAAATACACCTACACCAAATCCAGGGAAGTCTCCAGAATCATTTTTGTTGATAGTTGCGAAACCAGTATCATTAACATGAAAATGTTGTGGGAAATGATCTCTAGATAATTTTCTACCAACAATAAAAATTGGTTTGATACCAAATCCAGCAATAACAGACTGACCTTCAATAGTTCCTTCAAAGAAACCATCTCCAGTTGCTTCAACTACGACGTTTAAATCATTTGTTGGACTTGTGCCCAAAACTTCACTACCAGCAACTTCTCCCTTATTAAAAGATGTTCCCAAGATAGTAATTGTATCTTCTTGAACATACAATTGACCACCAGATACCATTTTAATTGAGAATGTGTTGTTGGTATTCTGAACAACACGAAACGCTGCTCCAGTTCCACTCCCATTAGTAGTGACACTTAGATCTCCTGGTTCATATACTTGAGCAACATCTGTGGAAGGAGCAGTGCCAGAATAAGTTGTAGTTAAAATAACACCATCTGGGTCTGGAGTATAACTGAATAGTAAATCAGTAACAGCGTTTAAAGATGAAGGGATACCTAAATCACCAACAGCACCAATAAATTGTGATACTTGTGCTCCTGCTTCAACAGTATCGAATACATTATTTCTTAGACCAGTAGAAACGTCATCGTCATTGAAGTAACTAGAATCAATGTCTGATAGTCCTTTTTGATTTGTGGGTGGTAATCTAAATGTTCCGTCGTAATTTGGAAAGACTCCTGTGAAGTTTACTCCACCATAAGTATCTTTTAAAATACGTGCAAGTAGAGGGTAATCAACTGCGTTCAATTCAGCACCATTAGCCAATAACCAACCATTGGGGATACGAGACAGATCTCCCGTCCAGGGTTGCACAGACCCAATGGGCAACCCTTTCATTGTTCTGATTGCTGTGTATGACTGCATCTATTAAATCTCCATTAACCACCAACCCTGTTGACTAGATGGAGCACCAGTTGTGGTTCCATCATAGTTTACAGATCCAATGAATACAAGACCTAATGCTGCGTTTGGTGTTTGAACAACTAATTCACCACCACTAATGTAATCAGTACCAGGATCTGGTGAAGTACCAGAGTTAGTATCATCTCCTTGGATTGCAACACCGTTAGGTGCTCTAAACTTGAGTGAGACGTTATATGTTAGATTTCCACCAGTATCAACGAATCTAATCATATCACCAGTTAGAGGATTATCTGGTAGTTTGATTACAGTGTCTGCAGTAGGAGCAATAAAGTAGTTGACATTAGAAGTTGCATCAATAATGTCGGCACCCGTTGGAACGTAAACCCATTTTCTAGCACCTGTTTGTGTGAGGAATCCTTCTTGACCAGCAAAGTTAATTGCTGCACCTTCGGGTCTGTTGGTATCAGCATCAATCCAACGAGTTCTAAACATCTCGGTTGGAGTATCTACGCCACCGATATTTCTAACTTTGTTGACGGTAAAGTTGTCGCCATTGACAACTAAGTCAGTGTTGAATGTGTTTTCACCTTCCGTATCTTCGGAAGTAAACAAACCGCTGATTGTCAAGTTGCCAGTATTGTTCTGTAAGAACAATTTGGTATCGGTGAGGTTATCACCAGAGATTAACAAATCTCCACCACGCATTGTCAAATCACCAGTATTTGACTCTACAGTTAATCTATCATAAAGTTGGGTATTACCAATATTTAGAGTACCAAAGATCTTAGTGTTTCCAGTAGCACTATCAACTGTAAATCTTCTTCTATCACTTCCATCAAAGACTACCAATTCTTGGAAATCTGGAGTGTTAGAACCATGCTGGAAGAAATTGGAGTAGATATCCAAATCACCCAGAACCATAGTATCACCAGTAGTAGATTCAACTGTGAATACATCTAAAGTTGTGCCATCAGTAACTCTCAACATCTGAGGATTAGTGACATTAATTTCATTCAAGAATGCGAGTTCACTATCAGTTAATCTAAAGATGTCTCCTTGTTTAACTGTGCCAGAGAACACACCAGTTGTTAGATTATCCAGTGTTCCAGCACCCGAGTTGGCAAGACCATCTGGATTATTGATGAAACTTACATTTTCGGAAAGATCATATCTAACCAGAACAGCGTTGTCGGGGTGATCATTGCGTAGATACTTATATCCAGATGCTTGATTTACATCTGCAATTAAAGTGCCATCACCATTTAGTTGGTTCTGTGCTCTTCTAACCCTTAAAGTAATTTTCTTACCGCCAGATTGGTCATTTAAGTTAGTTAAACCAGTAATAAGTACAAGTTCACTGAACTCTTCACCAACAGGAGATACTGTGGAATTTTGACCAGCTACTGAAGTAGTTCTATCGATCAAAATGTAAGAACCAATTTCAAACTGAATGGTGCTACTTATTTGACCAATAGGCATGAAGTATTCATCTTCTTGTGAATCAGTTGGATCAACTTTCCACTCATTAATATTCCAAGTTCCCAAACCACCTGTATCCAGTGTTCTGTTAATAGTTTGCTTCGAGAACAAGTCAAGATTAGTGGTATCAATAGATCCTTGATCATGACTTAATGTAGGTGTAGAGAACGAACCTCTTCTAATTGAATATTGACCAGTGTTAAGACCACCAGAGTGAGTAAAGTCACCTTTAACAGTTCCATTTGCTTCAACAACCAAAGAGTTATTGATAGTAGTTGTACCACCTTTAGCACCAAACTCTAGGTCACCAGCACTAGCACCAATGCTTAATCTAGAAGTGTTGAGTGAGAACATCTCAACAACTCTTGCGTTAGAATTAAGTTTAGCAGTGCCAGAACCAGGGTCAAATCTAGAACCAATTCTCAAATCTCCATCTACTTCTGTATATCTGTTGTAAATTTTGAATACAGAACCTGTTAGTAGACTATCACCATCATTTAGATAACCACCACCAAATTCAACAACACTAATCTTAGGAGCAGCTGTAGTTGGTGTCTGATCATTACCAACCAGACCCATTTTAATGAAGGAAGTCTCTGCACCTGTGTGTACATTGAATCTTGTGGTTGGTGAGAATGAAGCGAAGTTGATTTCCTGCTCTGGTGCATTGAAACCAAATGTGAATGTTTGTGCAGTAACAGCAGAGTTACCAATAGCAATGTTAGTTGCTACACTAAATGCTACAGCAGATAATGCATTGGTTGTTGCTAAGTTAAAGGAAGTTGAAGTGGTGGTTAGATTACCACCATTTAATTCCATATTTGATTGAAGTCTTAAATTGCTGGTGATTCTTGCATCACCGTACACAACCAAAGTTCTATCAAGTTGAGGAGCAGTTGCATTAATACCAACACGATCATCTAGTGTAGAAACTCTTAGGGTTGCTACATTTGCCGATGTTGTGCTATCACCACCAACCATGAAGGCTTCAGAAATTCCATTGAATGTTCTGTTTACCAGTGAAGGATTAGCAGTCCAATTATTTGCATCAAGAGACTTACCACTGATCCATGTGTTACCAACAACATCTAAAGTTGCTCTAGGGGTAGTAGCATCTGAAGTAAATGCATTGTTTGCATCACTATGCTCCGCACGGGCAAGAGTGTTAACACCAAGAGAATAGATACCATCATCATTAGTATTAGTTCTAAGTGCTTCAGCACCAAGTACACCAAACTCTTTCCATTGTAGAGTGCCTACTTCAAGAACTGCTGTTGGATTATCAGGATTAGATTGAGCACCTGGCATTGTGAGAATAGCACTAGGACTAATCTCTACAGGAGACTGAACGATGAACGATCTGTTATCAGAAGCAACACTGAATACTCTACGTACACCATTAATGGGTTCTAAATCTCCACCAAATGAAGTCAATCTTACTTCACCACCAGCAGTAATACTGACGTTTCCAGATAGAGCATCTAGAGTAGTTCCTGTAATAGTAGTGAATTCAATCTGGAATGCACTGATAACCTGTACACTCAAGAAATCATTACTTACAACACTATAATAGTTGGCAAAGATCCAACCAAGAGAACCAGTTCTGTTAACTTCTCTACCTTTGAATAGAATATCACCAGAAATTGGTAAGTCGGAACCAAATGATACCGCTTTGCCAATTGTATCGGATTGATCAGGTTGGATATTAGATGGTTGATCGCCATTTGACTGATCAACATGAGTTCTAATAGAATAATTTTGACCTGATGCTAGATCACTACCTCTTGGATTTAATGCGTAGATAGCAGAATAAATTCTGTTCTTGCTTAGAGTAATATTACCTTCCGAAGGTATGTTACTCAATGCAAATTTGTTGCTATCTAAAGTTCCATCATCACCAGCATTGGTGTCAATGTTAGAGAAGATAGTTAGAGCATTGCCTTCATTTGGTTCTACATTGATTGATACAGGATTATTGAATACTGCATCACCATCAACGGTAATTTCTTTTTCAAATACAACAGGTAGTTCAAACGTTGTAACAAGGTTTCCGAGATCTCCACCTTCATCATCGGAGTCATTAAGTCTTGCTTGCTCAAGGAATGTCTCTTCGCCTGTAATAGCGTTGATCTTACGGTTACCAATATAAAGGTCGCCGTTGGAGTTCAGACCCGTGTAGAAGACGATACCACCATCTTCTTTCTTACTTTGAGCATAGAAGTCCTGAAGGTCTTCTAAGACGACTTCCTGACGTAGGGGGAAACCAGTTGAGTAGTTACCAGGACCGAATCCAAGATACTCAAATGTGTGGTTACCAGATCTAGCAATAGAAGGACGACGCAGTTCGACGTAGAGTTTGTTCTCTGTAGGATATGGAGAGTCACCAGAGATAGAGATCTTACGATCTTCAGAACCAGAAGTAGCGTTACCTGCTTGTGCTTTGATTGTACTTCCATACTCATAACGTGCAAGAGCAGGGTTCTGAATCAGATCAAGAATAACTTCCTTAGTTTCACTGTTCTTATAGTCGTTAGTTGTAACAAGACCGTGAATGTAGTTATCAGCAGCACAAATTGTAGGTGGAACATCAAGAATAGTTTCATCTCTAGATCCATTGTTGTCAACAACCTGGAACCATAAAGGATCATTCTTGTAATTGAGAGGATATAGTTGAGAAATTGGTTGAGAGAACTTAAAGTTTCTGAAGTTCTGACCAACACCAGCACCAGTTGGGAATGGTGAAATATTACCACGCAGACATGTTAGATAATAGACACCTTCCTGCTGATTAGGAATACGTCTCTGGATTTCATCAATATCAAAGATGTAGAAACTATCTTCGATTTCTCCAGCATCTTCGACTGAGATAATACGATAAGAAGTATTAGTGTCATCTTCAATGATATCACCAGGAGTCATGGTGAGAACATTAGCAAGTTTATTGCTGTAGAGATAGTCTGCCTTAATAGACTTACTTAAAGATTCGTCTTCAGAACCAACACTATTTTGTTTCTTGACCAGTTTAGCAAAGATTTGCTGTTCATTACCAGTTGCTGGATCAATAACAGGATCATTGTTTGCATCTAGTAGAGTCTGATAGAATGTAGTATCGATCAGATTGTTGTATGAAATGTTACCAGAAATGTTTCTGATGATGAGATAATGAAGATCTGTTCCAGGGACAGTTAAATATGCCTGAACAAGACCAGAACCAGTAGAATTACCAGACCAAGTGATCTCATTTAAACCAGAATTAGATCTAAATGTATCATTTTGTGGAGCTTCAATACGAACAGTAACGAAGGTATCGTTCCTTAATGCATCATTAGTAATTGTATGATCGAAAACAGATAGTTCTAGACGTTGATCAGAACCAACAGTTACTTGTCGAGCAGACTGAATACTGAACGAAACCTTAGATGTAGTTTTATCACTAGGAATAACCTTAACACTATTGATGTTGTAAGGATCATAGGAGAAACTTGGATCAAGTTGACTGGAAGTTAAACCTAATTGTTGTTGAATAGTATTGCCTTGATCATCAACAATAGGGATATTGAATGTAGCAACATCAGGAGATCCTGTTGCAACTGGTGCTAGAACAATCTTCTGTGGTAGTAGTTTTCTGGTTGTGTCTGATCTTACTTTAATGACAAAACCGTTAAGGGGATCACGTACACCTTCTGCATACTTAGGAATAACATAACGGAGACGATAGATTCTATCTTCCGCAGGTCTTTCATCTTTAAGTCTGGTGTAATAAGCGTTCTTGGATCTTTTATCTTTAAGAGTGCTTCCTAGTTCATGGTATCTGTTAAGGATGTTGTCTGCGTTACCAGATTCATCTTTAACTTGCATGTACCATTGACCAGTACTTGTGTCCTCATCAGTTCTAGAAGCGTCAAATTTAACTGGAGATGTACGCTTATCACAGAATACGTACCAGTTATATCCAGAATTTGGTGTGAATGTGATATTTTGTACACCAGCAATAGCGTCTGCAATAGTTGTGTGGACACTAAATGTCTTAGCACTATTGTATCTTGCGTAATAGTAAACACCAGGATCTAGTTGATCTGCACCTGCAATAGAAGGTAGTCTAGACTCACTATCTTCTCCAAATGTTCTGAAGAAGATCTTATGAATAGTTTCTGTGGACGCAGGAACATCAAAGATGTGGGGTACATCTGTTTGAATGACATCTGTTCTTCCAGATGGGAAATTACAAGTGTACTGATGTAGATCATACTTACTGTCAAGTACATATTGGAACAGTTGAATTTCAACATTAGAATCAACTGCTTCTGTTTCTGAAGAGTAAATATAGATACCAGCAGCAGCATTCTCTCTAGTTGATGCAAGCATTAACTTGGTTGATGCTTGTGAACTGAAGATATCTTCGTATTTGGAGAAATCGGAATAATTTTCTGGTTGTGTATTTCTTCCAGGAGCGATTACATAATAGATACTGTTGGTATCGAAACCTTTTGGAAGTCTAATAACACGTTTGTCGGGATTTGTACCCGCTTTTGCTTTTGGAACCAGTCTAACTGGGGTTCCAGTTTCAAAATTGTGTGGGTTGGTGGTAGCACCATCAACGAAAATTGTGAATAGAGTTGCTCTAGCAGCAAGATTTGCTGTGTCTAGAGTTGGTTCTTCTCTAGTGATGGTAGTAAAATCTGGAGTTGTCTTAGTAATACCAATAAGATTTCCAGGTAGAATTGAAGTACCAATCGACTGAGTAACAATAGCCATCAAAGTAGTGATGGTTCCAGCAACATCCTGACAAAGTGGCGTTGCCAGAGTGCCATCTGCGTTGTAGTCAGGAATAACGCTGTTATCAATAATCTGAGTCAATCCGTGACTACCAGATACTGTAACTGACTCATTTCTCATCACCTGAGTGGCAATGTTTCTCACATTAAGGTAAACTTCTACAGATTCTTCTCTTTCACCTTCGACAACAGTTGGATTTTGAACATACAGTTCACCTGCTTCATAAATTTTATTGTTCTCGCCGTAACGTACGTTGAAAATCAACGCATCCATAACACCGTTAACATCATCCAAGCAGTTAACATTTCCACCTGGAACACTAAATCCTGGATTTGCTAAAAGCATTCTTTCGAGTGCTTCATTAGCAATAAATGCTTTGTTTGCTTCAATTAAGTTAGCAGCATCGGCATATCTACCATTTACAACAGTAAGACCTTGACTGAGGATAAGAGATACATTTCTAAAGTATCCTTGGATTGTTGTAGCAATACCAGAACACTCAGGATAACCATCAGGATCAAAGTCACCCCAAGTTGTGGTATCTTGCAGAACTGTTGGATCTTTAACAGCAGATACAGAAGACCACACACCACTAAGTGCATTTACACTGTCACTTGGTGAAGATGTTTGAGGTAAGGAGAAGTAAATATATGCTCCATTACCAGTAGAATTAGCATTGACAGTAAGACCTGTGTTCAGATAACTGCCAGCAGCACCAAGTTCAACTCTAGAAGAGTCAATAATTCTCCTGACATATGCACCAGCAGGAATTTGAGTTGTTGTTGGAGTAGCACCAGGGTTAAGTCTACCGTTAGTAAAGTTGTCAGTAGTATATTCATACTGAACTGCTTGCATACCAACAATAATACCACTGGTGTCGCCAATGTCAACAATTGGAGAGTTGTTAACTGTACTAACTCTACGAATTAAATAATCAAAGTTACGCATTGCTGCGATACAGAGATTTTTAACATAATCATAAGCATCAAGTGATTCATTCAGTTCACTTTCGATGTATGCAAGTTGACCACCAACGTAGTAACCTTCTGCTGCCTTAATGACGTTAATATTACCACCCAGTCTCAGGTCAGTAATAACGGCATCAACGAAGTAACCGATATCTCTTTCACACTTACCAATAGTAATGTTAGTGTTAGATAAAAGTGCAGGATACTTAGATGTGATGTATCCGTATGCTTCCTTCTGGATGAATTCTTTGTTTGCTTCAATTAAATTGGCAGCATCCTGAGCATTGTTGTTGATGGTGATGCCATCAGGATTAAGAGATTCGATTGCAGATGCGTATCTAGTAAAACCTGATGGTTCTAGAGTTGCATTGAAGGGAATTGTAGGACCAGCTGCAGACTTGATATTGAGATATAATTTCTCATTTGTTAAAGCACCAAGTCGATAACCACTGATGCTAGTTGCTGGTTTTGCGAATGGATCATATGCGTTATCAGCACCATAATATAGTCTGGTGTCGTTGTTAGGATCTTTTGTTGGTTGAATTGCGAGGGAGTAATACTTATTCTGTTCAAAGTTGAACTCAGTATCATCAATTTTTTCAACAGGAACGATGTCTGTTACAAAACCACCTTTATCCTGGTTGAATGCAAATCCTTTGAAACCAATCGCATGAAGTGATGTATTACCAAAGTTGGAGTTTGAGTTCGTGATGGACATGTCTCCACCACTTTCCATCAGGAAGTGATCGAAGAAACCAACAGCAAAGACCGAGACGCACTGAATAAATGCATCATTAGAAGCACGAATGTGGAAGTTTCTCCAGTCATCCTTCCAATATGCATCACCTTTGGTGTGATAAGCAGTGGTGGCGAAAGCATCAGTTAGTGATGCCTGGTTCCAAGTATTACTAAACTCATCATAACGGATGAATGCCCTATCATCTTTTTGAAGGCTCACCCCAGTATATTGAGCTACGACCATGCTACGGAATCCAGTAGCTTTGGCACCATTAGCCCACATACCGCACTGACCCCAAGTGGATCGGATAGAGCAGTTAAAGACGTATGGAGAAGCAGACTCAACAGAGTCAATTTCTGCTTGTGCTCTACAGTTGAGATCTAGTTCTGGTGTTGTAGAAGGCGTATAACCCTCTGCATTGACCTCCAAGGGCGATAGAAGTTGTAGAGTAGTCTCTACGTCATAGCGGAAGATTCGGGGGTCTTCTAGGTCAATATAGGTGACTTTGAATGTTCCGTTCAGAACTTCATTCAGTCCATTGTCAACTATAGCGATGTACTGACCAATGAAATAACCATGAGGAATCTTGGTAGTTGCTTCAATATTGACATAATCCTTGCCATTTGCTTGATACTGCTCAAGCAACTTCAATTTGGTGATATTTCTTGTATCGGACAAAGGTCCGACAATTCTATTTTCTTGTGGTAAAGTTTCTAAATTACCTTCATCGATAGAATCTTGGAATAAGGAGAATGACTTACCAACTTTAAGGTAGTATGCATCGAGTTCTGCATTCTCTGCATACTCCATGATGCAGATTTTGTGGTGAGAATACTCAGGAATTGCTAACTGAGAATTATTACCCTTCTGGAAGTATACTTTACCAACTTTTGCTGCATCATCATACAGTGGAGAGTTGGAGGTTAAGTCACCGTCTTTGATGGTGAACTGCCAGAGGTAGCAACCACCCGTGAGATTAAAGATAGTTGTTCTATCCTGTGTTCCATCTGCAGGATCAGGAACATAGAGAGGACGTACGATGGTACGACGAAGGTCATAACCGACCAAAGAACATCCTCTAGGAACAATAGCACCACCTGTGGAGGCATTGAACTTATAGAGTACGTTATCAGGATTGGAGAGATCTAGAACAGACTGATCATTCCACTCTTTCTTCGCTTGATCATAGTAGAATACAGGAATATCACCACTAACCTCTAAATCATCTAATTCGTTTAGATTGCCATTAGAGATGGATGTGTTGATAATAGCAATGAGAGTATCGATGGTATTTTGAACATCAATACATGCAGCACCATTGCCAGATGGAAGATTTGGCTCTAATGTGTTACCAACACCATAATATGCAGGACCAGGGGAAATAGTCAGATCCTTGGCAAATAGTTGGTTTGTAACCGCTTTTTTCATCATTTCGCCTGCTTGAGCGAATGCGATTACAGATTGGGCTTCTTCACCAACTAAACCATTGATTAAAGGAAGACCACCATCAAAATATGCTTTTGTTGCAGCAATGATACTTGCATTTCCACCGTTTCCGATGTCAGAACCAACAGCATCAACAATATAACCAATATCACGCTTACACTTAGACTCACCAGGACCAACATCAGGTCTTGTTTCTGGTGATACAGTTTCTAAATCATCAATATTGCCCTGATTGATGTAAGTCGTTACAAGAGTTGTCAGGTTTTCGATATTTTGCTGAATACCTGAGCAGGATGCTGTATTAGTATTGCTACCTGTAGAAGGGTCGGGAGTGAGAGTAAGATCTTTATAGGTTAATTGGTTGGTGAGTGCCAGTTTCATCTGGTCTCTTGCCGCCTCAAAAGCAGTAATGGATTCTGCTTCCTCGTCTTGTAGACCATTGTCTACCCAAGTATTGCCGTTAAAATAACCTTGTAGGAATTTTCTAGTATATACGTTTGCACCACCCAAAGAGATGTCAAGAGATAGAGAATCAATGAAGAATCCAGTATCTCTACGACACTTTACATCATTTCCACCTGGATATACAAATGTAGGATGTGCTGCGGCAATAGCGGCAATAGCAGCATCAATAATTTCGGTTCTATTTTTCTGAATAAGGCGATATGCACCTTGTCCTCTACGCAGAGCATCTGGGGAAGGACCAACTACATCATCACCAGTAACTACCCAATCTACTCCCCATGCAGATTCATCATAATCAATAACAATTTGTCCAAATGCACGATCAACAATTTCAGTTCGGTTTGCATTAATTAAATTTCTAGAGTCAAAATAACGCTGACGACCAGCATTGTTTAAATCTACAATACCAGGACGGTTATCAATATAGTGATCACCAGGCATCAGCATAATGCTGAACTGGTCAAATCTGTCATCATCTTTACCAGGCAAATACGAGAATCTTGCGACCTCGATAAATGCTCTCTGGATTGTCTTGAAAGGTCTTAGAGGGGAATTACCTCTGTTGTCAAGAGAATCTGTTGCATTAAAATCGTCAGGGGAGACATAAAGATATTTACCAGTTTTACTTGAATACAGATTATCAAGTCTTGTAAGAGCCATAATTACCGAAACCTATTGGGCGCTACTTTTTTTCCTCAAAGTATTTATACAACAAAACCTCCCCCTAAGGGAAGGTTCTGTGTCACACGGAAGGGGTTCTGGTTTGGCAGTATCGCCAACTCCCAAGGCTGGATTTGAACCAGCGACCAGCCGATTAACAGTCGGCGGCTCTGCCACTGAGCTACTTGGGATTAAAACGCCTCTTTGGATTTAGTTTTTACCCACATAAGTAAATCTTGGTATTCTGGTCTAGAATCATCGGTTTTAAATGAAATTAAAGTTTCTAATGCCTCAATCACCATATCATGATCTTTCTTTGATAGAAGAGTCATATCCGTTACCTCGACTTTTTTGAGAAAAAAATGGTGGAGAAAAATTCTCCAAATCCATCGATTTGTTATAGGGATTTAGAATCCCATGCCCAAGAAAGGACTCGAACCTTCACGTCTTTCGACACAAGTTCCTAAGACTTGCGTGTCTACCATTCCACCACTTGGGCTAATATTATTACTAGTCAGTCATTCTCCGAAATTCAAACCTACCGTATTGCGATCCCCATACTTGCTTGTTTGTTACAGGATTTATACCTTTATCCTCAACCATATACATGTCATAGAGCATCTCAATAGTATTGTTTAGATAAGTTTCAGTACCACCCCAATCAACCATACATGTTTTACATTTCAAACCTCCTGTGAAATGATTTTTCTTGGTTCGATGCATAATGACATCACAACCATCTTTGTATTCTAGCATACTTCTGTCAAGTTTGTCAAGATTTTTAAGTCCTTTAAATTCTTGAGGTTCTAAAACATTATAGTTGAGGATACGAATTCGCTTAAAATCTTTACCACTTTTGTCTGTGTAAATTTCAGTTGTAGGTTCCAATACAAATTGTCTGTATGGAGAATTTAGATTGTGATTATATGCCTGTTCGCCATAAAATAATCCATCACCGATACTGGTATGGGTTATTCTAATGAAAGCAAATTTGCTGGGGTTGCAAAATGCTTGATGCTTATTCTGAAATTTTCCTTCTAATAATAAATTAAATTCGTCAATCATCTTTTGGTAATAGTTCGGGATTGTCTACATGTAACTCAAACATTAATGGATGCACCTCTTCACTGACAAGATATGAGGACGTTTTGTACAAATCAGTATCATCAAAATCTCGATGTTCTAATGCTTCTGTTTGTACTGACGGGTGATCCTGTATAAGTTGATTAAGATCATCAAATGTATAAGGCATACCTTGAATGAAGTACATAAGTACAATATGCCCCTCATAAAAACGATAACCCTGAGTCAGTTGATATTTGTCCTTCATGTTATCGAACCAACACTGTGTATTTATCATTTAATTGTGAAGTTACACGCCAAAGTTTTTCTTATTGTATCATTATCATGTTGTGTAACTCCATGAAGCATGTGTCCAGGGAAAAAAATAATCTGACCAGCAGTTATTTCTGGAGACCATGTAGTATGTAGGGAGAATTTACTAGAATCTCTCCAAGCATCATTCAAATCTCTTCCATGTCTATTATAAAAGAAAAATTCTGAAAAATTCTTTCCATCATTCAAGAACATGACGCTGACAATATCTGATGGATGATCGTGGATTTCTTGGTGTCCTCCACGCTCATAAAAATTCAACCATGGTTCTTTAGTAGGCAACAACTCTACATCTTCTTTCATCTCATCCAAAAATAAGGTTACTGATGGTTCGATAATAGGAAATAGTTCGTTAATGTCTAAACTAATAGTGCGAATGTTGCACATTGATGCCCAGGAAGGGGTGTCAGAATAATTAGTTTGTTTGTCACAGTAGTCCAGAACTTCTTTGAAGTTTGGAACGTCAAAAATCCAATAGAAATGTGTGGGAAAGATAATTTTCATATACGAGTGGCGGGACTTGAACCCGCAAGGACGTTACATCCGACAGATTTTAAGTCTGGTGTGTTTACCAATTTCACCACACTCGCAAGTGAACACCAATTATAGCACAGGTTCTTTGTCCTGTCAATTCAGGTAGATTGCAGTACCCGTAATTCTGACGCCAGCAGTGTCTGCAGTGATGTTCCCTGACCCACCAGTGATGACAGTTTGTGCTGTGTTGACCTCAACCTTCTGTGCTCCACCTGATGCTTCCATAGTGGCACCAGTTGTCGTTGTAGCGACTGTATTTCCTGTGTAACTAATCTCTGCCTTGTCTGGTCCAGCAGTGACTGTAGCCTGCTCCATCCATGACATAGTAGCAAGTTTCTGGTTGACATTAATCGATCCCATTTTCTTGCCAATGACAACGGAGAAATCTTCTTCACTTAATGATAATGTATTAATTCCTTTGGCAGTTGATACTTCCAAACCATCAGTAAGAGTTTCAATTCTAACAGCACCAGCAGAGTCAATCTTGTATGCTGGGATTTTCTTTTTGGCAGGACCAATCTCTAAAATGTAAGACTCTTGCTGACTAGATGTCTTAGACACACCCCTGAATATATTCTTTGCTTTACCTTCAACAATCATGGAATAATTTCCAGTGACTTTGGTGGCAGAATCTTTATCTACTTGTAAAGAATAATCTCCATTGACAATAGTTTTGAAATCATTTTTAACACCAAGAGTATAATCTCCATTGACAGTGTAATTTACACTACCAGTAGTACTAATATTTGTAGATGATCCTGGTTTTGTTTGTTCAACATCAACTTCACCAGCACCTTCAGTAGATTCTCTACCACTTATCTTTTTATCAAAGAACGCAGCATCCATCTTAACTTTACCAGCATTGATGTTGAGTGCTCCGCTACCTTTACCTGCTTCGATATTAATATCTTTACCAGATTTTAGGTTGAGTGTACTCAGTGCATTAAGAGTGATACTATCACCTTTAATAAAAGCATCACCACCGACACATTCAATCAGAACATCTCCTTCTACTTTAAGTGAGTATGCAGGTAATTTATCTTCCTCTATGTTACCATCTTTAGCAGATGATTTAGTAACACCATCATCTGCTCTACCTGTAACATGTGTACTAATCGATCCTGTCTTATGCACTTCTGCTTCGGATTTCTGGATCATTTTTCCACCACATCCACCCTGAGATGGTGGTGCTGCAGTGAAGATGAAATTATTTGTATTGTCTACATGAAACGCCCACTCAGCAGAGTAAATAGCAAATCCATTTGATCCATCTTCAAATTTATAGTTGACAAAAGAAACATCACCAAATTCTGTGAATGCTTCTACTGGTGGAGCACCATAGAGACCAGTATAGTCTCCTTCACCTTTAGGAACAGGTCCTTTTGTCTGTTCCTGTCTCTCTTCTGATAGGGGTTTATTAGTTAATGACATTATGGGCAATCAATATACTTACCTGTTCCGATCTTAGCGTATCCAAGTCGCTCAAGTTCTGTAGCATCCTTACAGATGATACTCGGAAGAACTCTAGCACCAGATCCGCCACCACCTTGGATGACAATCTCTGGAATCTCATAAAATTCTAGTGATCTATCTAGGATTTGTACGCTATATACATATCCATCACTATTTACCTTCGCTTCAGCAAGGTTAGGTTGACCATTAATGAACACTTCTGGTTCATCTGTATATCCTCTACCAGGATTTAGTAGAGTGAATGAGTCAATAACACACATCAAACCCTCGGGTTTGTTCTTCTTATAGTTTACACCAGTTCTTGTTACTCTTACTTCAGAAACATATCCTTTATCATTCAAAAGTGGGATAGCAGAAGAACCAATACCGTTGCCAGTGATAATAATACGTGGCGGTTCTTGGTAAGGACAAGGAGAATCAATAATGGGGACACTAATAATAGATCCGTTCTCATCAGTAATGGGTGTACCGAAGATGGGAGCGTCCAAACAAGGATCCGTAATTGGTTCATCATCAATTGGAGGTACTGGTTCTGCTGATGTAATTATAACATCTGCCGAGGCATTTGTGTTGATGATTTTAAAAGAAAGTGTTTCGTTACTCTCTAATGTGCCATCATCCTCTAGTCCAATATAAATCTTTGCTTGGTTGTCAAGAATTATGAAGGATCCGTACAGTTCTCCGCCAACAATATCACTTGGAGTAATATTGGTGCCAAACATACCATAGTTTAGTATAGTACCATTAGATATATTCTCTGTTGTAACCGTGTAAGTAATAGTTTCACCTTCTTTATACTCTAGTTTGTCTGTAGTTACAGAAACTGAAGTGACATCTTCTGCTTGTGCTGCGATCTCTGCTGGTGCAATAATAACATCAGCAGATGCTGTAGTGTTGGTGATATTAAAGGTTAGTAATTCAGCATCTTCTATCTCACCATCTTCGGTAATATCTACAACAACTTGTGCGGTGTTATTTTTGACGACAAATCCACCAGTAACTCTACCATCAAGAATATCTCTAGCAGAAACATCTCCAGTTATTGTGTAACTAACTACTGTTCTATCAGGAACGTTTCTAGTTCTAATAGTGAAAGTTACTCTCTCACCTTCAGCAACTGTATTTTTATCTGCAGTAACACTAAACGTTGGAGTTTCATCCTGAACAATAGCAACTGATTTAGATGCTGGCGTGTTTATTAAATCTAATGTAAGAACTTCAACGCCATCATTATCATCTACTAATTGTACTTCCAACTCACCAATATTATTGTTGATGAGGATTGTTCCACTCATATCACCTACGATATCGTTCTCATCAATAGATCCATCTAATGAATAAGGCAGTTCAGTTCCATCTTCTACATTGGTAGTGTAAATATCAAAGTAAACTATTTCTCCATTGTAATAGTAAGATTTGTCAGATGAAATTCTGAATGTTTGTGAGGGAGGATTAGTTGCTCCACCCAACTCACCAGGAATAATTGGAGTAATAGAAACATTAGAAGAATCAGGTGGAACTGATGGTCCAAGAACACCACCACCTTGTAAATTAAAATCTCCAATAGTACAAACAAATGTAGTGCCACCTAAGAATCTAGCACGTACTCCTTCTGGAACAATGCCTTGAGTAAATCTAAATAAGAATCTTTCATCACCTTCACTAATATCATCTCTCAATGTTCTGAATATAACTTCTTTCTCAGTCTCTCCTGGAGCAAAACCAATGATACCACCACTCTCACCAGTATAGTCTTCATTGAATGTAGCCTCAAGATCTACAATATTGTAAGAAATGCTAGATGAATAAGTAATGTTACCTCCTCTAGTGACTTTAAAGACAGCATTATATCCTTCAGTTACAGTAATGTCAGAACATTCATAGGTAATACTGTTTGTTATACTGTTTGGGCTCGTAGAACCAGGAATGTAACCATCAGGTCTTGGTTTGAAAATTCCACCAACAGAGAACACCTGAGTATCTTCAGCTCCCACGTTCTGTTTAGAATCAGAACACACACTATCTGCTGCTAAAGGACCATCTTCAATTTGCGCCAGAAGTTTATCTAACCAATCATCTTCATCTTCATTGCCACAATCAGTACATTCTTTCTTCACCTTTTGACACTGGGGACCAGGACCATCACATGAAATACCCAGAAGTTTAAATACGGAGTTGATTGCTCCACCAATTAGATTAAGTGGTGCTGCTAAAGTCTCTAGGATTTTCTGAAGTGGACCAAGGACAGCGTTGATTAACTCTTGTAGAAGACCTGCAATTTCATTAATAATACCATTGACTAGATTATCAATCAGACAGGCAGCATTTTGAAATGCTTCCATCAAATACTTCATTAAAATATCTGTCAAGAACCTAGCAATTCTATCTGTAATATCTTCAATGCTACATCCAAGTTCTCCTAAAGTATTGTCTAGAAATTCCTGAATTGGTTTTAGTCTAGATTCTCTCTTAGTGACGGGTGTGAATGGTTTGATTCCTAGATCAGGATTAACTGGTCCAGTGTTAGTATTCCCAAGAGCATCTGTCGTTGCTTTTTCTGTGGTGAGTGCATTCTGTACTAAAAAGTCTACACCCTCACGGATCTTGGTAACGATCTCACCTTTGATTCTAGCAATTAAACTCTTGACAAGTCTAACTGCTCTATTAATATGGCGTCTGCCTTCACTGACATAGGGACTGAGAGCACCATTAACTTTACTCACATAATAACTACCTAACTGACCACCAGATTGCTGATTCGCAGAAAGCATTTCACCAACAATAGTCTTTAGTCTACCTTGGAAGTCATTCTCAGCACCACACTTAGGATCAGCAATATCAACACAGATCTTAGAACCATTTGGATTTGTTGCTGTATTTTCTGCAAATAATGCAACAAAACTTGCTGATGGTTTACCCTTTACTGCATTAGTAGGAAGACCAGCCTGCCCTGGTTTAGTAGCACCTTCCGTAGCTTCGTCTTCAGTTTCACCGTAGAGTTTATCTTCCTCTGCAATGGGTTCGTGCTTATATGGATTCCTGTTAGGGGACAAATACGTGGTGAACTGTTTACATGTACTGCCAGGAGAAGGATCTTTCTCTACATTCTTAACTAAAGTAGCACCAGCAGTGTGACCAATCGATCCCATGATGATTGGTTTCTGTTTATCATTATCTAAGTAGAAACCAATAACCCAGTTACCCTGCTCTATATTAACAGATGAACCAGTAACGCCACCATCACTGAATGGTGTGGTCACGGGCATCATTACATTTGCCCACGGTAACTCTTCTGTAGGAGTTGCATCACAATCTTTCAGATGATGACCTACAATACGAACACGATATCTACCAGAGTTCTTAGGATCATCCCCTTTTTTGGATTCAATTTGTCCTACCCACCAATTAAATCCATCCGAACCAATTTGATGTACAGGAAATAGTGACGATAATACTGGATCCATATCAAAGAGTCTTTACGATGTATTTATTTAACTTTGGATGCACTTTCTTTTCTTCCATACGAATCCCTAATCAAAGTTAGGTGTGATGTAGATTTTTCTTCTTTTGGACTGAAGGCATGGTTTACTTGAGAGATCAAATACACACCACTATGTTCATCATCATAAGATTGTTCTGTTCTATCCCTAGTTGGAATCTGATTAGGAATTAAGATCTCAATCTTATCTCCAACCATTAAACTAGGATTACCTGGAACTGAGATTCTTAGTTTTTGATTCTCTAACGAGTTGAGTCTAGAAATAGACTGTGAGATGTAATGTTTCTGGAAGTCTGGGAAGTCTGCTGTGTCTCCATCAGCGCCATCCTTTTCTTCTGGCGAAGCAACTGCAGCACCATTAAACCATGTCTCATGATCAAGTAAGACACTCATGACTCTTGTAGGATACTGAGACAACTCTTTCTGTCCTGCGGGAAGACCACCTTGAGATCCCATGTGTCCTAGGTTTTCGTATTCATCTGCTAATGAATACACATGCTCTTCATATGCTCCTGTGGAAAAGTTATAGAACGCAATCAAAGATGAATAAGCACCAAGTCTCAACTTACTCATAATATCAATCTCATGCTCATAAGAGATTGATCCAATCTTTCTTTCTGGTCCTGAACTACTAGAATCTTCTCTATCTTGATAGTATTTTGCTACAGGTTCTGTGCCATTGAAGTTATCAACGGAACAAAGACCATCAATAGATTTAAAATGATATCCAGAGGCATTTTCATAGAAGAAATAACCTGCTGTACCACCTGATGTATTATAGTCCGACTTATCTGTCGATGCTACATCAGACTTGGATGTGCTATTAGATTTATCAGATGGTTTTTTCTTAGCTTTCACTGACGTACCTTCTGGCACAGACTTGGATTTGAGACTATTGATGATAGAGAATGGCGTCTTCTTCCCTGGTTGGAAGATAATATTATAGACAGACTTATCAGTAAAAATTTCTTTCTCTGTACTGATATAGGTTTTTAGAATTTCTTTTACAATTGCATCTGGTTTACCACGTAGTGTTTTAGCAACTCTCGTCGCCTCGTTCACCAGTGCCTCATCAGATACTAGACCTAGTTCATAGATTTGCATTCTCTCCGTGCTAGTTCTATTCTCTACCTTATAGATTCTAAAGTTATACTCATGATCTACCTGATCTGATGATTGTAGTTTAATCGTTACCTTCTCATATCCTTGGATAGGCATCGATGCGATCATGTTGTTCGCATTATCTTGGATCAACATCTTAGCAGCGACAGAAGGATACTTAATATCCTCAAAGTAATCTAGTCTCATCACAAGGTCTGTGATAAGATCTGCCTCAGTTGCTCCAACAGGAGTGATGGCAACAGAGTTTAATTTAAAACTAGCGGCGTATGGAAAAGACATTAACCTACATAAATTCCTGAATTATCGAGTGGATTTAATCCTCTCCTAATCTGAGATGCTTCACCAGGAGTATCGGCAGCACCAGCAGATGGTGGTTGTTGAGTATCACCACTACTATTTAACGTTACAACACTGGTTCTTTGTTGACGTGCCCTTTGGGAAATTTGTTCTGCATTAGATAACCTAGTAGAACTATCAGTTGATGGTTCTAAATCAGGCATTGGACTATTTGGAGGAGTGACCCCACTCTTTAACATTCTAAGTTGTTCAATAGACTTTTCATATGTTGTGTGAGATTTATTCTTACCATCCTTATCATAGTAAGAAAGACCTCCAGCATTCTTTGGTAATGCTGCCCACTCCATAGAAAGGTTCATAAGAAATTCATCTTCAGTAATCTTACCTGCGAGAAAGTCACTGAGACCACGACCCTCTAATAACATTTGGAATAATTGATCTTGACCTGCTTTATCAAATTTAAATTTAGATGAATCAATATTATTTTGAGCAAGAATTCCTTTGGCAGTTCTCATTTGAATTTGATAACGACCCATAGCAAATTGACCACCTTTTTCCGTATGCAATTCATCTACAGTTTTGCCAAGCACAGATGCATCTTTCGCTCCACCAACCATCTTAGTATAATCATTTCCAGATTCAATTTCACCAATGAAACTACCCAAATCTTTAGCTAATGCTCCTGGTGGTGCTGGTGTTCGTGGATCTGGAGCGGCATCATTAATCTTCATGCCAAGCATTTCTAAGAATTTACCAAATGAACCTTTTAAAGATTCGAGCATCTTCTGCAATCCTCCTTTATCTTCTTTCACATCTTCTTTCTTCTCTACTGTTCCTGTTTCTGGAGCAGAACTAGACTCAACAGATTTTGCTAAACTATCAGGAACACCATATACACTGGCGATAGTTCTAGACATCTGATTAACTTTTGGAGCAATCCTAGCAGCATCAGGTCCCATACTATCAAGTACCTGTCTATTTGCAGCAATTAATCCACCACCAACAGCAGTGAATGGCAAGGACATTACATCTGTTATTGGTTGTGCGGCATCTCCACCATCCATATTGGAAGACATAGAGATCTCAGTGCCACCTTCAAACATGTCAGTTTTACTGAACCTAGGAGTAATAGAAGTCTCTTGACTTTGTTGGTTACTGAAATTAGTAGTAGAAGTCTCTTGTCTTTCCTGATTATTAATCTTAGATACAGTGTTACTAATACTTTCATTGAATACTGAAGATTGTGGTTTAGGTCTTACCTTACCATCAATAGCACTTGGTTCTCCTTGTGTGTAGTTATTGTCTATAGGTATAACTGCTTCATTTCCATGCAGTTCTACTAAGTATCCACTGTCAGGACCAGAGAAGACGCCACCAGACTCCGCCTGTGGCGGTCTCTCCTGCATCCAGCGTTCACGTAGCTCGTCTCTCTGCTGTTCAGCACTCTTGGGTTGTCGAGCACCATCTATCTGCTCACTCTCAATAGTACTATACTCTCTACTCTCATCCTCGTCTGTTCTTAAATCATCTGCAACAGCAGCAGCGGCAGCAACTTCTTTCTTCTCTAGTGATGCTTCCGATGCTTTGTCTTCAGTTTTATCAACATAATTTTTCTGCTCGGTGGTCTGATTACTTATAGCATCAATTAAACTTTGCAGTTTATTCTCTAGAGTATCATTTCTAAGTTTTAGATCGTTAGCAACATCTGCCTGCAGACTGTTTGCAGTAATTAATGTTCCATATACAGAAGCAGATGATTGACTGATTGCTTGTGCTGCTCTGTTGATAGAGTCAGCCATCTTACTGATAGACTCAGCAATTTGTTCTCTAGATACTCTCTTACCTCTACCACCACCTTCTACTGCAGATTTTGTTTTCTTTGCGGTAGATGGTACTGCTTCATCCTCACCCAAATACTCTTCGTAGTCTGTATAATCAAACTGCTTTCTAAATTCTTTTTGTTTACCTTTAGAATAAAATGCAGAATCTTCTAATTGACGCAGGACTTTCTTTCTTAATCGAGGATTTTTTGTAATCTTACCGATTAAAAGAGTCTTACGATATGCTTGTGCTAATTCTTGCTTCTTTTTCTTTAGGGCATTTCCACCCATCTCACCAACAAGAGCCTTCTTGAAGAAGTATCCCCTGCCAAACATAGCATTAAAAGATGCTATATCAATTCCTTGTTCGTCCGCCTTTCTCTCGGCGTACTCTCTTTCCTTTCTAGCTAGTACCTTTGCAGCAAGAACTTTAGAGACAATAGTACCAATACCCTGTCCTAGGATATTGGCGTCTCCTCTAGTATCCTTAGCGACTTCAAAACCTGCTGCCATGTGACTACCTGCCCCTATGTATTTATTGTAATGCTAGACGAAGTTTTTCTAACAACTTAACATCATACTCTTTGTTTCTAGTGTAGAACGTTGTTCCCATTCCAGTAGCAGTCAATTCAATACCCAATTCTTTTGCTGCTGCTGGAGCAGCAGGAACATTATAGATAATTAAACTTTGTTCTTCCAAATCACCTTCCATATTAACCAGTTCAAACTTCATATCCTTTTTAGGTGGAGTAGAAACGGGTGGTGTTGGTTGTGATGAACTTGTACTTCTACGATTTTCTCTGCGAGAGCGACTAGTTCGTTTAGCACCTTTAGGTTTTTCCGCTGGATCAGGGGTTTCAATTTCTTCATTTTCTGTGTCTGGTGCCTCACTGTATTGCTCAAGTGGGGCATCTTGCTCTAATGATAATCCAGCAACAGATCCAGATTGAATCTCTTCTAGTGTGTGAGCATTCTTTAGTATACTATTGCCTGGTTTATCTGGGTCTACATGTACACCATTAACTAATAGTTCAAAATGCAAGTGTGGGGCACTACTAATGTCATCTGTATCTGTGATAGTACCAATTTTTTGCCCAGCTTTTACTTTATCACCTACCTTAACACCTGGATTTACGTGTAGATACTTGGTAACCATATTGTTTTCATGTTTAACAACAATGCCCTGACTCCAACCACCACTAGCTAATTTACCTACAGGATACATTTGAGTAACTTCACCTGGCATAGAAGCAACTACCTTCATACCTGGGGGTCCAATTATATCCCTTCCCTTATGAATTCTTCCTCCTGCTCTAGGGGCACCAAACTTAGCACCAGGATAATCTTGTAGTTCTCCACTTTCCATGGGGTTAACAATTTTACCTTTAAGATCACCTAAAACACCAGTGCCATCATAGGTCTCTAAAGGCATGAATGGATTACGTAGTACTCGACCAAGAGAGTTGAGTACACCAAGGAACTTGCCGTCTGGATCAAACATTTTCATCAATTTATCAAAATTGTTTTCCAAAGGAAGATCTAATTGTGCCTCAATATCATCAGATGACATACCTTCAAATCTAGGACCTCTAGGTTTCCCATCCTCATTAGGGAACCTAACAGTTGGAATACCTCCACCAACAGAAGTGGATGTAAGAATGTTAGACATACCAAATTTCCTGATTAATGGTGCTGCCTCCGAGTTAATAAGTGGAGCAACGTCTGCACCTGCAGGTCCCATCGCCTGAACAAATTTCATCGTGGCACCTAAAATGGTGGCAGCAGCGTTTTGATATGGGTTGTCTAATTGATCTCTATCTACTACCAGTTCCGTACCATGAAGCATAGCAGTTCCTGGTTTAGTACCAGTCTCATACTTATTAGCACCAGTTGCTTGGTCTGCAACACCAGAAGCAAGACTACCTCCAGCAAATCCACCTAAAAGAGCACCGATAGCACCACCGATAGCGGCACCAGGAATCGCCCCAACGCCTCCAAACAAGGCACCAATACCAGCACCAAGGGCAGCACCAGCTTTACCGCCTGCAGCGGCACCAGCCATGCCCCCAGCGACTCCAGCACCAGTTCCTATTAGTGCCTGTTCTTCCGTCTGACCTTCTTTCTTCCTTTCACTGTACTCCCATGCTGATAAAGCGACATTTAGACCAGGAACTCTCGTCCCTCTAATACTACGCAATCCTCTTATTGAACCTCTGCTTGCTGCACCACCCGAAGCAATACGTTGAGCAGACGTTGGCAATCTTCGTACAATAGAATTAGATGCTCTAGTCTTCAAACGGTTGGGTATACGTTGAATACGTCTAGCCCTCTGTCGCATTCTTCTCAAACCTTTAGGTGCTTTCCTATAAAGTTTTCTCAATAATTTATTCTTAAAGAATCTAATCATTCGAGAGTTTCTGCCACCCTTTTTAGTACCTCTCAAATCTTCTGGAGTTTCATATCCTGCTGCTTTCCTTTGATTTTCTAAATCAGTTTCGGACTTCATGTCCTCAAGTTTTTCTCTCGACTCATCTTGTGCATCATTTTGAGCATTAAATGCTTGCAAAAGAGAATCAAATTTAGCAGTGAGAATATCATCCTGCATCCTCAATGCTTCTAAGGATGATAGATTGATATCAATGTTTTGTTGAAGTAATTCATTTTGCTCTATTAGAGACTTATTAACTTGCTCTAACTGACCACTAACTGCTGCCAATGTTTGCGTAATACTTTTCAGCAGTTGGGTGTTAGTTGTATATCCTTTTTTCTTAGGTTCTTTTTCTTTCTTTTTATTAAGTAAGTCAGCAAGTTCCTCCTGAATACTAGACGGCATGTCCGACAGAATATCATCAACCTCTTTAGATTGATCCTCACTTACTTGTTCTCTTTCTGCTTCTTGCTTGACTTCTGCTAGTAGAGAATCTAGTTCTCCAGGTACTTCTTGTTCATCTTGATCAGGATCTTCACCTTCCTCACTAATCATACTAAGGAGATCATCTAAACCCTCAGGTTCTTCCTCATCCTCAACTTCTACATTAAAACTTTTTTCTACTGCGTCAACAAATAGATATGGATACTCTTCTATTGCTCCAGGAATTGAGATGGTATATCTAATTGCTTCTAGAATCTTTTTCCTATGATCTAAAATATCCCCATAAGGGATACCAATACCTCTCAACCATGCCAATGCTTCTTTTTGTTTGGCACCCCTTTCTTTACCACTACCAGCTACAGGTTTTCCACAAAAATAGATAGCGTGATCAATATCACTTTCAAACTCAATTTCCCAACGTCCCGCTTGACCTTGAATGTAATGTGCTGGTGGTAGTTTAAACTCGAAACTACCTTCTTTAAATATTTTTGGTTGCTCTGGTTCTTTTGGAGTGTTTATCTGTTCGATTCTTTGCTTAAGTTTTTCTGCTTCCTCTGCTTTAAATTTCTCAAACCTATCCTTATCTGCTTTGATTAGAGCATCCACAGAATCCATGATCTGGTCTGATGTTTCTTCCAATGCGTCTTCTGCAGCTCGCATTGTATCGTCAGAAAATTCTTTCTTATCATCTACAAACTTATCAGCTGGTTTGTAAATAGATACTCCACCGTTTCCCCTAGTGTCAATAGCAGTATTTTTTGGAAGATGTTGCTCTACCAACCAATTTTGATACTTAGATAGTGCTTCATCATAATCCGTAAACCCTAACCCACTCTCATTAAATTGAGGATACCCTCTAGTATCCTGCTTCATACTTTCAATTACTTTATCAGCATCAGCATCAGATAACTTAACTTTAGAAACATAACTCCCACCACCAGGCTTTGTCTTTCCTGTCAGTTTCCAGTGTAATTCCTTCCAAACATTACTAGTATGTGCTGTACCACCAGGACGACCTTTCCCATACCACGGTTGATCGGGGTCCAATACTTCATATGGTGGTTCGATATAATTCATTGACCAGTTCTCTTAAGACCAGTGGTAATAAAATCACTCGACTTTTGATATAGATTGTTTTTCCTAAAGTCATCCAGAAATGGAGTCAAGTAATTAGGTTTGAGTATAAAGATCTCTCTTTTCTTTTCATTTTCTGTTTCTTCATTTTCATAGACCGTGACTGGTCTAGAAATGCTACTACCTAAAATAGATCTTACCTGTGTACCATCCCAATACTTATACGTACTATTATAGAACGTCTCGTCCACTTTCAAACCCTCTTGTAAGATAGGTATTCCACTCTCTGCATATGCTTCAACCACCTCATAGTGACTAATGTCACCATATGGGTTATTGTAGTTTGCCTCACAATGCTTCCTGAGTTCACTACTAGACATAGGCCAATCAAATAAAGGATTGACCATACCATTGGTAAGGACTACCACCCAATCTAACATGGGATCTTCATATGCTTTTTCTGCTACTTGATAGATACTTTCACCTTCTAATACAGCGTATCTTTTAAAATATACTGCATACGAAAAAGCATCTTCATTGACACGATACCTTCTAAAAAAATTCTTTGCTACAACATAATCCGAATCCGAAAATGGATACGAAATAGGTTTTGTGCCATATTCTAAGTTCGGTATTGAACGGAAATACATTAGTAACTTACTCCATCTTCGGTAATTTCTTCTGCAAAGATATTCTTCATTTCTTTGAAGGATAATTTAAGTTCAGTAGCAACTGGCGCTCCATTATCATATGTAGCAAAACTACCATCTGGCGTGAAGTTAATTGCCACATCAGATAACGCACATGTTTTATATTGCGGCAAAAACGGATGCAATCCAGCTCCATGCATGAATCTTACACGAACTACACTAGGAATAGTAAGTAAGTTTCCAGCATCTTTAAATGCAGTAAAGATTGCTTCTCCACCATGAGTAGGAAGCATAGCTTTCTTGAATGTATTACAAATTTTTCTAATCTCTGTTGATTCCTTTTCGCTATAAGCAACTAACTTAAATTTAAGATCAAATGTTCTCAGGTTTGGTCCTTCATACATCATCTCTGTATTTGGGTTGGTAATAGTCTTAGAAATACCACCCATAAACTGATCTAGACTGACGTTAGCACCAGTAATCTTATTATTCAAGTCATTCATTGCCTTGAATATACCAGATTTTACTACGCCTGGGATAGATTCAACAGCACTATCTACAGCACTAAGATCTGTTCCCGCAATTTTTGATAATCCGATACTAGCAGCACCAAATTTAGCACCACCCCATCCCTGACTGTACATTGTTTGAATATCTTCAGGCATGTACAGCATGATAGGTTTATATCTGCTTTTACCAGTTCTTACCGCAGACGCATTATATTGCCTATAAGAAGAGGATGCATTAGGTCCGAAACTACTTGAAGATCCATTATCTTTTCCTCTACCACTGAAGGGAGGATTATACTCAAAGAACTCAAAGGATACATAGTCAGCACTTGCCTCAATTGATGCGTCATATGGATAACGCAGTGATCCACTAGTAGAACTTGAATTAACAGTTGGTGCTGATATTTTAATTTGACCTCTATTTTTTACTTGCCCAGCAAGTTGTGCTAGAGCATCTTTTGCAGACTGTTTTGCTTCTTCTTCAGTCTTTCCAGCTGCCTTAGCTTCCTCATATGCTTTTCTTGAAGTAGCACCCTTCTCGATAATTTCTTGAGTCTCAGCATTATCTGGCGGAATACCAAGAATATATTCGTTAAACCAATTCATTTTCTACGTACTGCTCCTTTAAGTTTGTTGCTTTTATACTGTTTGGTCTCTTCCCAAACAAGTTCTTTGTCATAACTCACTTTACCTCGGAAAACAAAATCTTCCACTGGCAGCATCGAAGCAGTTTCCCACTCGTATGTAGCAAGGTCTAAAAATGAACTTTTACACCCTCTATTAAGATATTTATGTATGATATGCTTGGGTACGTCAATTTGACCTAGAAATAATTTTTTAGTAGCAATTAATCTATCTTTGTATCCTAGATAATGTAGATTAATGCCGTAAAAATATCCTCCACCAGTGCTAAGAACATATACTAAAGGAAACTTATCATAATATGGTTGTGGTGTTGTTGCTTCATATTCATAAAAATACATGTGTCCAGGAAACACACGTCTTCTAAGTTCATTTTGATCTTGAAGCACTAAGTTTTGGACAGAATCAAATTTCTGATCAATGGTCATGCGATATTGTTCTTTTTTAATATCAACCATTAACGACTTCAATTCTCTCATATACCAAGACAGTGATTTAGATTCACCCCCTGTTTTATCTCTAATCTTTTCGTATATAGTTTCTCTCTGTTTTTTTCCTTTCTCTCTATACCCCAGAGTTTGCTTTATAACCTGGATGAGCTCATCCATGTTCTTATATTTGGAGTAATTTTTTACTCCATATCTAGAAGCAATAGCACGTATTTGATCACGGGTATAATACTCCGAAGAAAAATCTTCCAGCTCATAACCTGTCAGATGTTTCCACCTTTCAATATTATTCTTGGCGTATGCTTTTGGTTTTAAATTATTTTTCTTTGCCATTAGACTTTAAGATGATCTTCGGTGAGAATTAAGAACTTCATTTGCCTATCTTCACAATATTCTTTCGCCGCATCCCATTTCGCCATATTCTTCATAAATGTCAGGACTTCTCTTTTCCATGCAGCAGTTTTTCGCTTTGGTTTTTTATTAGGTCCCGCCACCTGCTTTTTAGGTTTGATTTCAATAATATATTTTTGTATACAGTTAGATCGGTTCTTTACTTTTATATAAAAATCGGGATAATATCTATGTGCCCTACCATCAGTAGGACATCGGTATGGAACGATGACTTCCTCACTACCCCACTCAACAATACTTTCATTAGAGTCACAAAATATCATGAACTTTCGTTCCCACAATGATCTAAAAATTATGCGTGTTGGATTCCCTCTATACTTCTGCGGGTGCTTCGGTTTGTAGATTCCAGAGTACGCCATAAATAAAGTATAACCCATCACTAATATTTAGAGTGCCTAACCCATTAGAACCTGCGGGAACTACACCAGATGATATTGAGTTACCAAAAGGGAGATCCAACTCTATTGCAAACTTTTTAGCATCTGTTAGTGCCAATGGCGGCATGTCCATGTCAAATGGATATGATATTCAATTTTATTTTGATGATGCTTCCGCTGTTCTTAGGAATGCCTTTGGTAAATTTGATATTAATCTAAAAGATTATAGTACAGCAAATAAACCAGGGTCATTAATTAATCTATTTTGTGATGAAGCACAGTTACCAAGTTTACAATTTGCTACTGGTAACGTCAACGGTAGATACCAAGGACGTGGAAACAATTTTTATCCACACAGTAAGTTAATTACCGACTTCAGTCTGAGTTGGATGTTAGATGCTAATATGGCACCATATAAATTCTTAACAACGTGGTTTAATTTTATTCGTGGTGATTCCACTCATATAGAACGTACAAGTAACGATTCGATACCAACTATCAATGAATTATTTCACTTAAAAGATAGTGCCAATTTTTCTACACCGAATAGAAGCTATAGAATGGCATATCCCAGAGATTATCAATGCAAATTGCGTATCGCAAAAACAGAAAGAGGAGCAAATGCTGCTAACAGTAGAGCACCACTAGTATGGGCATTTACTGGAGTATTTCCTTACTCTATTGATGCAGTTCCTCTATCTTATGGCAGTTCACAGATCACTAGAGTCACCGCTAACTTCTACTACGACACCTTAACAAGTTCCTTTGCAGATATTCGTAAGAAAAGGGGATAAATAAAATTACGATTTGAATTTAATTAAATGGCATTACCTAAAGTTGGATATCCAACCTATGAGTTGGATCTTCCTTCTACTGGGAAGAAAATTAAGTATAGACCCTTTGTCGTAAAAGAAGAAAAAGTCTTATTACTTGCCCTAGAAGGAGAAAATGAAGATGAAGTTAAAATTGCAGTAAAAGACTTAATTAAAAATTGCGTTCTTAGCAGAATTAAGGTAGATGAACTACCATCATTCGATTTAGAGTATATTTTTCTTAAAATTCGTGCTGCTTCAGTTGGGGAAGTAGTGAATATGACCATTACCTGCAGAGATGATGGAAAAACCCAAGTTGAGCATAATATCGATATTAACAAACTTGAGGTAACTAAACCAGAAGGTCATTCCAACAAAATCATGCTAAATGAGTCCACAGGCATGATTATGAAATATCCTAGTATGGAAAGATTTGTTGAAAATGAGTTTTTGAACAAAACTATTAAAACTGATGATGTTTTCGAGTTTATTGCCAACTCCATCGATCAGATTTTTGATGCCGAAGAAGTATATGACTCTTCAACCACTTCAAAGAAAGAAAAACTAGAATTTATTGAAAATCTCACTGCAAAGCAATTTGAGAGTATTCAACAGTTCTACGAAACTATGCCAAAACTGCAATATAATTTTACTGTCAAAAATCCTAATACGGGTGTTGAATCTGAGTACATTATTGAGGGGATGCAGAATTTTTTCGCATAATGGTCTTCCAGAACAGTCTGGAGGGCTATTATAAAACAAACTTCGCTTTAATGCAATATCATAAATATTCTCTCACTGAGATTGAAAATATGATGCCATGGGAGCGTGAAGTTTATATTGCTCTTCTTAAGCAATATATTCAAGAAGAGAAACAAAAAGCAGAAGCAGCAGGACAATAAAAAAGAGGGGTTTTACCCCCTCAACTTTTTTAGATAAAAATTAGCAGAGAATTTTTTTCCAAATTCACGTAATCGAAAAGTCGATTTTCAAATCACTCTTCAGCAAGTTTTGCGAAGTAGGACAGAGCATCATCATCTTCCGATGCATTGCTACTCACCTTCTCACGGAAGGTAGTGATGTCGGGATCGTTAAACCCACCACTAGCAGCAACAGGAGCGGGTTCATACTCTTCGCTGTCTACTGTAAGAACAGCAGAACGTTGATTGATGCCAAGCACCATGTTCAGACGCTTTTCCAGGTCAGCATAGGACTTGAATTGGTCTGCATTGGTGAATGCAGCAAGAGAGTATTCTTGCTTCCACGTTTCTTCCATGACAGTATCATCAGAACTGACAGCAGTAGGTTCTGAAAACTCAGACGAATCATAGTTCCAGTATCCACCAACAGTTTTGATCTTGATCTTGAAGTTAGCACCTTCCCAGAAATCAAAGACATTGATAGGAGTCTCGTCTTCAAACTCAGGTTGCATTGCTGCAAGTACTTTGTCGTGGATCTTCTTACCATACTTGTAAAGGAATACTTTGCCCTCATTCTCGGGATGCTTGGGGTCTTTTACAACCAAGATGTTGCTGTAGTAAGAGAGTTTACGCTTCTGCTTACGTGCAGTTTCTTTATCTGCATCACTGCCGCTGTTCCATAGACGACGGTTGACCTCACCAACGGGATCTTTCTCGTTGATAGTGGTCAAAGAGTTCTCAATGTACCAACCACCAGGACCTTGGAAGGCGTGGGAGTACAGTTTTGCCCAAGGGAGTGTCTCTCCTTCAGGGGCAGGGAGGAAACGGATAACAGCGTATCCATTTCCAGAAGCGTCAAGTTCGGGTTTCCAGAGTCTCTCGTCGGCACCGCTACCTGCGTTGCTGGACTTCTGTAGTTCCTTTTGAAGGAACTCCATGTTGTTCTGGGACTTGCGCTTAAGATCTGCAAAAGACATAGGATTTATTCGGATTTAATTGGATTTTGTTTAAGTGTTGGGTCTTACGCTTAATACTGTGCAGCCCAACGAAGTTATTATAGCAGATGGTGGGGTGAGTGTCAACCCTCTTCTGCTTCTAGTTGGTCAATCATTGCTTTAACACGCACTAATAACGAATCAAACATTTCGTTAAGGTCATCGCCTGGTTCAGCACCAAGCAAGACAGCAGCGTCTTTCATAGAAGCTGCCATACTGACTGCTTCTTCATCATCACTAAGTGTTAATCTTGCATAAAAAATCTTTTGTTTCTCAATGAGAGACATGAGAACATTAAAATAATCTAATTTTTTCTCTGGTGTTAGCACTGGAAATGCAACCATAGATTTCATACAAAATTCTTGCATGGCAGCCATCTCTTGGATGTTACCACGAACCATTTCGGATTTAAAAAACTCGTTCATACTAGCATTAGTTTAGCTCTAGTTGTTTTTTTAATGTAATTAAGTTTTTGTGCATCATACTTAAGTTTTTCCTTAAGTGGTTTGCTAATTAACTTAGGTACTGATTCAATTTCAATCTCATTTGTTTCACAGTAGTGTACAATGGCATCAATATAGTTCATAGAATTATCAAATGCAATCTGTTCAACTTCCTGCGAAAATTTCGCAGCGGTCATAAACTTATCCTCTAGATTTTTTGCCATGCTTTTGTTGGTATTCGGTGATGTACTCTTGAAGTCTTAAGAAATATTCTTTCTTAGGATTCACTACTGAAACTTGAACATCACTATTTTCACAAGCAACAATTGTTACTAGTTTTTTAACTGTGATGCCGTACAATTCTTGCAAACAACATGCATAAGCAGTCTCTTGCACGTAGTAATCGTACAACCACGCTTCTTTCTTTGCTTCAGCAGACGTTTTGAAGTCAATGATAGCGAGTTCTCCTTCATACTCTCCGATGCAGTCAACTCGTCCTGCAACCTGTAAGTAATCAGAATATAAAGCCGCTTCTTGTAGGTATACTTTATTTATCTTGTTTAAAGTAGGTACACTTGAGTCGAACATAATCCAAGGCAATGGCATGTCCTTGTATTTTTTTCTGTCCAACTCATTGTTGATGTAATCTTCTACCAGTTTATGATAGCGTGTACCTCTACCAGAAGCACGACTAGACTTTGCTTGTGCTGCCTTCTGTCCAACACGAGCCCTCCACTTGGCAAGACCTGCTTGCTTCTTAGCATTGTTTCCGATCACTGTTGTGATAGATGGATACTGATTCCCACTAGGAGTGAGATAGTATCTTTTCCCATCAATCATTTCAGCATTCATATCAACGGGTTCTAACCCAACATGATCAAATATATGCATTAGAATCCTAGATTAAGTTTAGCAATTAGGTAGTTCTTGACAAGACCAGAGCGAACAATGTCTTCAATGCCATATTCAATCATAGAGAAGTCATCAGTCATGCTTGCAATAATCTTTTGGAAGTCAAGGATGCCTGTCTTTTCATTCATCTTCTGAAGATCAGATTGATTAGCATCACCACAGAACATGATCCTAGTGTCCTGACCACAACGTGTCATGATTGAATCCAGTTCATGGAAGTTTAAATTCTGACATTCATCAATGATAACGATAGCATTATCAAGTGTAGTGCCTCGTAAGAACGATGTAGACCAGAAAGATACAGTCTCTTGTGCTTTCAGGTTTTCATACAGCATGTCGAACGCCCCGTCATCAGGCATTTCAAACATGTACTTAACCATATTTTTATATGGAATTTGATAAAGAGATGCTTTATCTTCGTGGGTTCCAGGTAAGAAACCAATTTCTCTAGTCGCAACTAGTGATCGTACGATATAAATTTTTTCATAAGGAGAGTTCTCATCAAGAACATCTTTAAGTGCAAGATAGAGAGCAACAAAAGTCTTACCCGTTCCTGCACAACCAGAAGCATAGATATTTTTACCTTCACCATATTTCTCAAACATAACCCTTTGGTTATCTGTAAGAGGTTCTATATTGAGAAGGTAGTTACTATTAATAGGTTTTCTACGCTTCATTTGCTTTGCAGACATACCATGGATATCTGGAGTTAGCTTCTTTCTAGATCTTGGCATAAGTTTACTCTAATTTACCATTGAACATTGGAACCAGGCAGTTTAGATGCCTTCGTCATAATTTCGGACCAACCAGGATGAGTCTTGCCCATCTTGTTTCTCCAGTCGCCAGATTCACCGACGCCAGCAACACCAGCGGACCAATCTTTATCCCAATCGGGATTGTCTTGCTTCCACTTTTCGTACTCAGCGACAGTCATTCGTAGTTCCTTGGTTTTCCCAGTTTCTTTATGTTTAACAGGATATGTAGGCATTACTTCCACTCCATTGCTTCAGCGACTGTAGGGAATTGCTCGCAGAAAATTTCTTTACATGCAAGAGCAATATCCATGTGTTCCTTTTGCGTTCCGTTAGCAGAACGTAAAGATATATAGTGAATCCACGAACGACATGAACCGCTCATGAAAATTCTTGTTGGTGTTGCCAAAGGGAGTACAAAACGAGCACACTCCTTTGCAATATTTCTATCAAGCATTTCTTGATAGAGTTTCATTCCTTCTTCAAAATGATTTTTAATTTTGATCTCGAACTCTTGACGTACAAAGGGATCAATGTCATCGATGGAGTTCTGTCTATTCTTATGGTCTTGACGACGTAGATCAGGGATAGGAATGTCACCCCCAAGTAAAGAAGAGTCAGCATAACGTTGTGAAAATTCTTGGAATGTGAATGATCTATGTCTCAAGCACTGAGCTGCTAGACCTCTCGTTGTATTTATTTCAAGCGTCATAAACGCTTGTTCAAATACACTCCAATGTTGATGCTTCACACAATACTTAAGGAGACCCGATACCTTCGGGTTGTCCTGGTTGTTCGGGTTGCTCACTCTCGCTACGTACCCCATCGTCTTCTCCGCTTCTGGAGTCACTGATACCAATTTGACTTGGGACTGTTGCGTCATAACCAAAACCTTGATGTGATTTTTCTAAATTTTTAAGGGTTGAACGTACTTTTTGTGCCTGGTAAAGTTCTCTTTTAATGCGAGTAAACTCCTCTTCATCATATAGATGAGGTTTGCTTACAGCATTGCGTAACCACTTAATATATTGCTTGATAGATGAAGGTGCCTGTGTCATACCGTATGTAATAACTTACACATTCTAACATAAAAAAAGGAGGGTGTCAACCCTCCTTTCCTCTATTCATTTGGTGTAACGTTTGCCACGATAACAGAATGTACCGTGACTCTCCTTACTCTCCACACAACGGGTATTATACTCAACACCACGATAAGTAGTGTGGGTAATCTGTGCGTCATGTAGTGCAGATGCTTTTTGAATCTGCTTTCTAATGAGGTTGAGTGTGTTCATTAGTTTACTCCTAAAGTAGTTGGATTTTAATCCGTTCCTTTAGACTTGTGCGTCCCAGTACCACTCACATTCAGGTGCTGAGTCCTTAAGGGTCTCAACTAACTCAATCTTGATCTCAGTAGATAGATTGACATTCCTTTCAATCTTCAACATAATTGCTGAAGTTTGGGTACATGAGAGTGTAGTGTAGAGTAGATACTCAAACATGGGATGAACGCTCCGTTCCGAGTCTTACTTGCGTCCCACCCTAGAGTGGGATGAACGTTGCTATATTATAGCATAACTATTTAGGTTTGTCAAACGGTAATAGTCAATACCACTATCGTTTAATGTAATCCATCTTATGCTTCTGTGCTTTCAGTGCTTCCACTATTATACCACATGCTATTTCTGGTTCCGATTCACCACATGTAAATACATCCACTGCAGCCTCACCTTTCTCAGGCCAAGTGTGTATAGATATATGACTCTCAGATAATAAACAAATAACAGTAACTCCATGTGGATCAAATTTATATGAAACAGTTTCTAATACATTTGCTCCACATGCAATAGCAGATGTCTCAAGTAAGTTACGAAGAAAAAACTCGTCATCCAAGTTAGACGACGAGCACATATAAAGATTCAACAAATAATGGTGACCCATTTCAACTTCCTGACAACCAGAAAGTATCTTTTTCTCTACTATTAACGTTGCATTTTTTCACTGCAACATCATAATCATTATCCAATAAAAATCTACAGTCTTCCATAGCATCCTCAAGTCTAGCATAAAAGAAAACTTCAGAATACTTTTTAGTTGAGATGGGAACACCATCTTTATTAATACGACGTAATACCTTTTGCTTAGTTGGATCTTTCATCTTCCAATATTGAATGCAAAAAGTATTTTTTGTACTACTAGGTCTTTTATAAGTCATTTGCTTGCGGGTGGATTCCACATCTTTGGGTTAACTCTACCTTCAGTGTGAGTCATGTTAATTAAATCACTATGATATTTATCCCAATAGTCATCAAAAATATCTACTTGACCAGCACCAGAAGCAATATCAAACTTGGTAAGACCTTCCAAATTATATTCAATCAAGAAACTATTGTATGGAAGAGATCTATCTTGACCCAGTGCTGGGTCGCAATCTTGATGAAGGATTTTACAACCTTTGCCCATTAGGAACGACCTCCCCATTTAATTTGGGGGAATGCATTCTCAACACAGGGTCTGGTGACCTTGTAACGCTTGCTCAGTCCCTTGTCCTTAACTAGGATCAAAAGTGCCGCTTCCTCTTCATGTAGACCCTCTAGCATCTGAATGAAGAGGTTTTCACGCTGGGATTGCTTGAGCGATGTGGTTCCCCCTTTGAAAAAGAGGTATAGTTTACGGTACTCTTTCTCAAGTACGGTGTGTTCAGTGCCCTTAGGTGCATCGTTCTTTTCATAAGGAACGTCACCCTCAGGTAGAAGAGAGATGATACTCTCATCAAAGTTTGCAATCAAGATCGAGCGAAGAGCAGGAGTTTCATACTCCTGCAATAATCTAATCTTTTCTGCTTTTGTTTTGGCGTTGCTCACTTTTTGGAGCACTTCCGAGATAAGTAATTTCATTTTGCGAAAGGTGATGATGTACTACGAAAGAAATAATCTTCCATCAAGTCATTAAGTTGATGCTTTTGGAAGTATTCAAGCGGAACTTGTTTCCCACTATTATTTAGTGAACTATACTCAATCATGATTTTATTTTCGATCTCATCAGGGATGTAATCAAAGTCAATAAGAGTACGGTTACGGCAGTAGTTATTAAACTGCTCTTGATTTTGACAAAACTTTTCTGGGTCTTGATCAACCCATATGTTTAGTTTCTTTTGACTGATAGGTTTTTGTCTTACTCTGGTGACAAAACTATCATCATCAGATAAGAAGTTGGGAATACCATCAGACTTATCTCCCTTTATAATATGTTCTTTGATATACTGATAGGGATTGTCAGTATAGATATATTGTTTTGTTGTTGGATTGAACTGCTGAACTCCAGGATATTTTTGGAGTTGGATAAAGTCTTTGTCTCCAGATAAGATTAAGACTTTACCGTTGTCTTTGTTCTTACATAGAGTTGAGATAACATCGTCTGCTTCTGCGCCATGCACTTCCAATACTTTCCACGGAAAGTATTCACGAATTTCATCACGAATGAGATTTAAAACATCAAAGATTTGACTCCAGTTATGTTTTGATTTCTCTCTATCTTTTTTTCTATTTTGTTTATAGAATGGGAAATAATCTTTACGCCAATAATGTTTAGAATCATACGCTAAGATCATTTCACCATACTCACCTGAATATTCTCTTTCATATTTTTTTAAACTACTAAGAACCATGTGTCTTACCAGTTTTTCATTCAGAAAATCATGTTTCAGTTGAGTCATCAGATTGCTAATCATAATCTGATTCATGTCAATAATAATCATCCTCCTCATTCTCCTCTTGGACAAATCTTACAGAGTATAACTCTTCATTAATAACAATTCCATTATCATCATACATTTCTGGATGCATGGTTGGTCCGTTGTTTTTTTGCGTCAGATTGTAAACAACATCGTTGATATGCCATCCAGCAATGATTCCAACAACTAAGAACATAACCATTAGACATCCTGAGAAAAATAGTGTGGATGATTCCATTTACCTACTCCGAGCGACGTTTATTTAAGTCCCTCCACGAAAACTCAATGTTTATACGGAATTGTTTTTTGCGGAGAGTGAAGAATCGATTGAACAAGAAACCTTTTTTAGGTTCTTCAACTTCTTTATCAACCCTCCTGAGCATGAGCTCTACTCCTTTATTTATGGGAAGTTCCGAACTTTCTTTACTCATTTTTTAGATGTCACTAACCTTTTTTCAACACACCATTTAACAGTCTCAATTAGTCCTCCAATAGGTTTACCATCAACAACTACATGAGGAAATCCTCTCGACTCAGGAAACCTTTCCTTAAATTCCTCGATGGTTAGATCTTTACCAACCATATAGGCAGTGACACTCTCTGTAAGATGAGCACGATACATTAACTCGTCTATCTTGACACAATACCCACAACCAGGGGTCTTGTAAATTTCTATTTTATACATGTGTTATTTGCGGATGAATAAGGTGCTTTTGTTCCAACTATTGGAGTTCCATTTAATGTTTCCAAATTCAAGCATAGACATGGATACATTTCCTGCAACTACAACTCTATCAAATCCTTCTTCTATGACTGGTTCAATACCATGAGGCATCCACGACGGGAATACAATAAAGTCTCCAGACCGTTGCTTCTCAGGATAATGTTTTTTACCATGCCCATCAAAAAAGTAAAAGCAATTTTGCTCTGGAGTATGTATAAAGTGTACCCAAGATATAAATTCAGCACCAGCATAGTGAACATGAACATCATGAAAATTTTCATTAGTATCACTATACATTTGCACCCAATAATCTACATAGAACATACAACTATCCCAGATACCAAAGTCTTGCAAGATATCATCGATAGTTGTCTTGTATAATTTTCGACTCTCCTTTTTAAATGTGATGTCGGCTTTACCATCTAAGTATGTACTATAAAACTTTTCTGGATTGGTTTGGTTCTCCTTACATTCTTTAATAAGAAGATCTACCTGTTCTTGTGGAATTTCTATTTTAGAATCCCAGATAATAAAGTTACATGCCACTTTTCTTTACCCATAATACAGTGTTTTCAAATGCACTTGACACTATCTCAAAACCATCAAATCCATATTCAGACAAGTAAATATTTCCAGCAGTAACAGTTCGTTTGATCCCAGGATCTTCTACTTTGTCAACACCATGCAGTGCCCAGGAAGGGAACGCAATAAAATCAAATTCTTTTTGATGGTCAGGATAATGTTTATTACCATATGAATCCATAAAAAAGAAACACTTTTGATCGGGAACTTGTAGGAAATGTACCCATGATATACATTCACTTCCAGCAAAGTGGGAGTGAATTGTATGTCCTTTAGTAGTGTGGTCATACATTTGCATCCAAAATACCACACCATATTTACTGACGTGATACAACCCAAGACTTTTCGTACAATCATTAACTAAATCATCATAGAATTTAATGACAGGTTCCTCCATTTCAGTTCCACTCAAACCATTTGTAGTGAAGTATGACGTGCTGTAATCTCCTTCTTTAGTAGGAATCTTACCCAATTCATCTTGACAAGATTCAATAAGAGACGAGTCCATCTTTTTTTTAGACTTCCAAATGATCGACATTAAAAAAGGGGGGTGTGAACCCCCCCATTATAACACGTTTAGAGCATTCCTGCAAGCATGATCAAAAAACATAGGATAGTGAAGAGCGCCAGACCTATACTAGTCATCCAAAGCCATGGAGGAATAGTATCTTCACCCATAATGAAGCCTTTATGGTCATCTAATCGCTTCATTTATTATAGAGATCTTCAAGTTTTTCTCTGGACAGATCTACATACATCAATTCTTCACCTGCTTGTGGTGCTTCAGGATGCTTTGGTTTGGGTGTATTCATCTCTATGTTAATAGATTGAATGTTAGCCCACATCATAGCGAAGGCACCACCAGCAATGAGAGCAAAACATATGAAGTATAGTGTGACTTCAAAACTATTCATACGACGGCACCATCATACCACCATCTTGATCATCATCATCGTCAGTTTCCTGAGAGATAACGAATAGGATAACGAGTCCTACCCATAGAAGGTACTGAAATTGCATCATCATCATGCCTCTTGAAGGGACTGAACTGTGTTGTGAAGTTCTCCAATGTCTAGGAGACCTTCAGCACTGAACCAAGGGGCATTTGCCCAACTGAATCCTTCACCCATGGTGCTATCGGGTGCTGTGATGTACCAATGACATGCTGTGTCTGGTACATCAACCGCACACTTAGACCAATCATCCTGCCACTGTGGGACTTGAACCCACATCACTGCAGCAAATATAAAAGTGAAGAATGCTTTGATCACAGTGCGTTACCTCTTGGTAGAACTTCTTCAGGGAAGATGAAGTTTTCATGTGGTTGATCGGCAGGTGCCAACCAAGCACGTAGTCCTTCATTGAGAAGGATGTTCTTTGTGTAGAACGTCTCGAACTCAGGATCTTCTGCTGCTCTAATCTCTTGACTCACAAAATCATAAGCACGAAGATTAAGAGCAAGCCCAATGATCCCAATAGAAGAGACCCAAAGACCCATGACAGGAACAAACAGCATAAAGAAGTGCAACCAACGCTTATTGCTAAACGCAACCCCGAAGATCTGCGACCAGAAACGGTTCGCAGTAACCATCGAA